GTAGGAGTAACACTTATCGTAGGAGTTACTGTTCTAGTTACACTTACGGTAGGAGTAACGCTAATTGTTGAAGTAACACTAATGGTGGGTGTAATACTAACAGTGGGAGTAATGCTGCTTGTTATACTAATAGTAGGTGTAATGCTTATAGTGGGAGTAGTACTTATTGTAGGAGTTATAGTGGATGTAACACTGATTGTAGGTGTAATGCTTACCGTAGGAGTAAGACTTATTCCAGCTGTAGCGCTAATCGTAGATGTAATACTAATAGTAGGAGTGACGCTGATTGTCGGCGTAATACTTATGCTAGGTGTTATACTAATAGTAGGAGTTACACTAGTAGTTGGAGTAATTGTGCTAGTTACGCTTATAGTAGGAGTTATACTTATCGTGGGAGTTACGCTTACAGTCGCTGTTCTAGTTGGAGTGACACTGATGGTGGAAGTAATGCTTATTGTTGGAGTCAAACTAATAGTAGGAGTGACGCTGATGGTGGGAGTGACACTTATCGTAGGAGTAGCAGTATTTGTAGGGGTAACGGTCGTCGTGATACTTATCGTGGGAGTAATGCTAACGCTTCTTGTAACGCTTATAGTAGGAGTTAAACTTATAGTAGCAGTCACGCTTGTAGTCTGTGTAACGCTAATCGTAGGTGTGATTGTTTTAGTTACACTTATAGTTGGAGTTACGCTGATTGTGGGAGTAACGCTGATCGTAGAAGTTACACTTATGGTAGGTGTTATGCTTATAGTAGGAGTGATACTCTTTGTCGGAGTCACGCTCACACTAGGCGTAGAAGATATACCAACTGTAGGAGTAACGCTTACAGTTACAGATACTGTAGGTGTAGGAGTGGGGGAATTGTTAGGAGTATAATTGTACCATTCGCTGAAGTAGTGGGGCGCAGTTTGGTTTAAACTACCGCTCTGTCCTCCCAACCAAAACAAAGATCCCTCTATGGGAACCAGTCCCCCGGCCAATATCGATACAGGAGCATTGGGTATCCTACCCAGCTCCGTATTCATCATACTCATCGATATCGGACCTGAAGCGGGTATAGGCATGGTTACTTCCCTTTCTTCAGTTCGTCTATCTCTTTCTTAAGGTCTTTTATCGCTTCTATTAGTAGTGCTACTATCTTATCGTATTTAACGGCTTTGTAACCGCTGTTCCTAGTCCTTACTAATTCTGGGACGACCTCCTCGATCTCTTGAGCTATCACTCCGACATCGTGACCCTGGTACCCGTGATTCACCGGATCGGGTATCCAATCGAATTCAACGCCGTTTATCTTCTGCACTTTTTCAAGCGCATTCTCTATGGGAGTTATGTTCGTTTTGAATCTTTTATCAGAGCTGTTGAAAGCTACTATGTCGTTTGATGCGTCCAATCTGCCTATCGTGGCAGACGGTTGTATGTCCCCTATAGAAAGAGACGAACTAACCGATAGGGATCCCGTTATTACGGAATTACTTCTTGCTATTATGCCATTCCTGGCTATGAATTCGTTTGCCATGCGTTTTTACTTTTTTCACTTTCCAAAAGTAAACAACCTTTTATCAATACTCTTCGTCGTCTATCCAATGTATAAATACCGGTTGAGTGTCAAGTGTTTCATAATATATTTCCACGTAACCCTGCCTTCCTACTCCCCCACCTTTACCGCCGCCGGCGGATCTAGATCCTCCTCCGCCACCTCCACCGTATACGTTAAATGATCCCGAGGTAGAAGCGGCAGCGCCACCTGCTGCATTTGATGCTCCAACTCCACCGTTTCCACCGAACAAAATGCTACCTGTTCCACCAAAAGATCCCGTGCCTCTAGTGCCCGCTCTCACAGTTCCAGCTCCGCCTCCTCCGCCTGATCCCGTGGTTGCGCCTGATCCAGCAGAACCTGATCCTCCGTTAAAAGCAAATCCACTGATATTTGGACTACCTGTAGAGCACAACGATGCCGCCCCTCCGGGACCTCCCACTCCAGCATTACCTCCGCCTCCAGCGTCTCCAAAATCTGCTCTTACGAAAATACTAGAATTAGCCGAGGATGTTACGTAAGAATACCCGCCGTTACCGCCTGCAGTATCCGAAGCGGGACCTGCTGTACCTGCGCTTCCGACAACTATTGATAGTCTTTCTCCGGGAAAAACGTTCAATGCACCGGAAACAAATGCTCCACCTCCACCTCCACCTGCTGTTCCGTTGGTGTTAGTTTTTCCACCTCCGCCTCCTCCACCAGCCCAAGCTCTGACTTGTACGTAAGTTACTCCTGAGGGAATGTAGAAGGAGGATGTGCCGACTGTAGTAAATGATTGCGATACTAACGCCATGAAAAACTATTTTTATGTTCTACGTTGTAGTTTTATGAAGTCCACCTGTACGGACACTTGGTATTGTGTGCTTCCCGATATTATCACTTCTAGAGAATCGCCGCCTGCGTAAGTTGTGTTCTGTACGCTTCCTCCAGAAGTCCATTGATTATCGTTAGCGATCGTTAGATTCGTTGCTAAGTGTAAAGATGCACCAGATCCGCTACGTCTTGCGTTTATTTGGGGATCTGTGCTTCCTGATTTGAAAGCCCATATTCCGACCACCGAGCAAGAGAACGGCGCTCTCCAGACGTGATAAGATCCGGTAACGGTGAACGTACTTGTTAAGTCAGCTAGTGTGAATCCCTTAGAGAAAACTCCGAATCCACCGGAACCTGATACTATTAATGATCCTGTGACAACTGCTTCACCATTCACGACAAGTTCTCTCTCTGTAGAAACTCCCGAGCTCGTGATCATGAAAGATCCAGTGTATTTCGTATTTCCTACTGCTCTAAGAACATCCGGACCGAATGAAGCTGAAGCGTATATGCTTCCGCTAATCACTATGTCCCCTATGGATTCTATAGATGTATTGTTTCTAGACGAAGTGATGTATATCGTTCCAGATATTTCGGAATCCCCATTCATCCACAGTGCTAAATACTCTGTTGAATTTGAAGAGGTTAGGAAAAGAGTTCCTGATATCGCTGAGTTTCCTTTGACATCTAAATCTAAGTAGTGTGCTCCGGACACAAACAGAGTGCCACTAATCATGGTGTTTCCGTTCACGTCAAGAGTGGCGTTCAACGAAGAAGATTTTTCTATGCCTACTCTACTGCCTGACAGCGTAACATCTGGAATTCCTGCAGCATTGGCAAACAGGTGTAGCGATTGCGAAGTTAGTGAAGGCTGATAAAATCCAGTAGAGTTTCCTATGAATAGATCTCCACCTGTATTGTACACGTAAGCGTCGTTGGGTCTTCCAAAAGTGTAGGCAGGATCCATTCCAGATCCGTTTATGCCCATATCGACGTAGTATTGGCTCTTGTTTCCTTGATCGTTGTAGGCGACTATATCAGTAGAAGCGCTTATTCCAGCGTTTCTATTTTGCGCGAACACTTCTAAATATGTGTTAACGTCACCGAATACGGCTGCGCCCTCTGTTCCAGACGCGAGGGTTCTAAAAGATCCTGTGAGTATCAAACTACCGCTTATCACAGCAGAACCTGTATAGGGGAAAGGATCTGAGCTGGGCGCGTTAAGCACGTAAGAGGCCGTTAAGGCGTGAGAAGCAGTTGTAGCAAAAGAAGAACTTCCAAAAAGACTTCCTGTTATTTGAGAAGACGACACGAAAGACGCAGTGACAGACAACGCTGTAAATCCATGGTCAGTTGTTATGCTTCCTGTCACTATCAAACTTCCAGTAATCCTTGAAGATCCCGTGACCTCTAATCCCGTAGATCCTGATTCTATTACACGTACGCTTCCGCTTACGATAGCAGAACCTGTGTAGGGGAAAGTTTCCCCAGATCCGCCTGATATCGTTATCGTTGCAGTTCCTCCGCCTGCGTCGGCCGCTGTTACTCCTGCGCCTTGAAAATTCAAAGTCGTTGCTGAGAACGGCGTGCCGCCTTCGTCTTGCACATTTACGCCTGATCCTCCGCCTCCGTTTAAAGCGTAAGACGCGGTTATCGCGTAAGACGCAGATAGCGCTAAATTTGTCGAATTGAATGACGATCCAGTTACGTAAGAAGCGGTGTATGCGTATGAAGAACTGTTTACGTACGACGCTGTAAGAGCGTAAGAAGAAGAGAGAACAGGATTATTAGAATCGAATATCGATCCATTTACGTAAGAAGCGCTACTCGCGTAAGACGCTGAAGTAGGATTTCCATTAATCCAGTTTCCTGTGTTGTATATAAGCGCTTGACCGTTAACCGCTCCGCCTATTACGACGTCTCCAAGATCGTTCAAATTAGTAACAGCTGCACCTCCGCCGCCTGAAGAACCCGCGGTGTTTCTAAACAGACCAGCGTTTATGATCCTACTCGTGTTTGTGTCCGCTAAACTCGTCGCAGTGCCTTCTACTATAATGTATCCTATAAAAGGAAGCGTGATTATAGAAGTTTGAGATTCTGAAAAATCTTCGGTTGTTACGCTATTTAGAGCCGCGGTTAAACTTGTATATTTGTTTTGACCGTAGTAAACGTATGTTATGCCGTTCACAACGCCTTGAAATAGACGCTGTATTGTGAATTCGCCGGATCCTACGCTTTGTAAAGTTCCACTGCCATCGTCGTATTTCGTGGGATCTATTCCTTTAAATGGAAGTCCGCTATCGTAAACTTGGGCTTTATATCCACCTAAAACTGCAGGATCTCTATACACCCTAACGAAACTCGCCGTTGGAATCGCAGGAGAATTGTAACTAGAGGGGGTTTCTGGGTTTTGTGTGTAAAAACCCCCGAATCTGTAAGATTTTCCTGACGCTATGCTTGCACTCAAAGTCGTGCTTATTGGACTTATATCAAATCCATTTACTTTTAAAGGACCAAAAGCTCTAACAAATTCTCCCGATTGTTGAGTTTGTCCGTAAGCGGTAACTCTAAGATCTCCGTAAGAGGATATGCTCTCAGTCGTCAAAGAGAATATGACTCCCAGAGGAAATTCAGAGTGATATTGCGAGGTATTGAAAATGGTAGTTTGATACTGAAGGGTACCCGCTTGATCTATATACAGATAATGTACTTGCGATCCAGTAACTTGATCTTTGAAAGATTGGGTTATGGGTCCAAAATTAACTATAGTGGGTACTGTTTCCCCCTTCGATCCTGTTTCGGCGTTGTGATCTATGAGTAAAGCAACGCCTGGTGTCACTCTAACTTCTGTTGTGTACGGCGCTGTATCTTCTACGCTACCTGTGAATGACACTATACCACCGTAGATTATACCTGTATCTACAGCTTGCTGTAAAAAGTCCTGGCTCCATAGATTTCCTGCGCTTCTATAGAATATGTCGTTAACTGCGGTATTGTATTGGGACCTCGATACAAAGTAGTACGCTGTTTCTGTATTTGATCCCAATAAATCTGGATCTAAGGCAGAATATAAAGCAAGAGATCCAGTTATTGATAGAGATCCTGTTATTTGCGCAGAACTTCCGCTGTAAGGAAACGCATTTATAGCGTAAGAAGAAGTTATTGCGTAAGAAGAACTTACAGAGTTAGACGATGTTACGGCGTAAGACGATGTTATGGAATAAGAAGCACTTATTGCGTAAGACGAACTTATAGAATAAGAGGAACTTATCGCGTAAGAAGAACTAAAAGCGTAAGATGCGGAAAGCGCGGGGTTTGTAGAAGTGTATACAGAACCAGATACGAAGGACGCCGTACCAAATAAACTTCCAGTAATCGATAGTGCCCTTATAGAGCCTGAGGCGACCACTATACTTCCAGAGGGAGTTACGATTACTGAACTTGATACCCATAGGGATCCCGTCACGTGTTGATCTCCTAAAACGAATAGCTCTACTGCAGCAGAACCGCTTATTCTTACTGATCCAGTTATAGATAGGTTCTGGTTTAAATTGTTTATGAAGGAGGACGTTAACGCATTGACTACGTAAGAAGCCGTGCTTGAATTTGAAGCGCTTATAGCGTAAGAAGAACTTAACGCATTAGAAGAGCTTATTGCGTAAGAAGCACTTACTGCGTTTGAAGACGATAACGCTCTATTTTCGCTAGTGAATACGGATCCGGATACGAAAGACGCAGTTCCGAACAAACTTCCAGTCAAAGACAACGCTCTTATAGAACCTGAGGCCACCAGTAAACTTCCTGATGGAGTTAGCACTATTGAGTTGGATACGAATAAGGATCCTGTTAAGTGTTGGTCTCCCAATATTATGAGTTCTTGTTGTGCAGAACCACTTATCGTTACAGATCCTGTTATAGAAAGATTTTGACTTAGGTTATTTACGAATGACGCCGTTAATGCATTGACTACGTAAGAAGCTGTACTTGCGTTTGAAGCACTTATAGCGTAAGAAGAACTTAACGCATTAGAGGAACTGATTGCGTAAGACGCACTGCGAGCATTAGATGCGCTTACTGCGAATGATGCGCTTAAAGCGTAAGACGAAGATATGTTCACAGACGAACTAGCTGCCCAACTGGAGGTACCGAACATCGATCCTGTTATCAAAACTTGAGATCCCGTTACTATTAGCGGAAACACTGTCGCATCGTTTCCTGCAAATAGTTTGACATTCGCATTTTCTCCTCTAGTTATGTTTCCAATTAGTAAGTTAGAACCCGTATTGTATAAGTACGATTCGTTGGGAGAACCCAAAAATCCGGAATAAAGGCTACTGTTTATTCCAAGATCTACGTAATTTCCAAACTCGTCGCCAGTGTCGTTTGTGGCAACTATGTCCGAAGAAGCAGCAGTTCCAGCGAAAGTATTCTGGATATTTAATTGGGTATAGTTATCTATGTCGACTTTTCCACTTATGACGTTGATGCCTGATCCAGAGACGAGTAAAGTTTCTGGGTTTGTGGGATCGAAGTTTTGTACGCCGCCTATCGCGACGCTCGGTGTTGTAGGATCCTCGTATATGGAACTGGTTGTTAGCGTATTCGAAGATTCCCAACGGGCTATGTAGTTTTGTTCGCCTCCGCTTAGTGATCCTCCCCCTCCGTTTACCACATTAGTCGCCCATGACGCGGTACCATGCATCGATCCAGTAAAATTTACCGGAGATTGAAACTCTATGCTTCCTGTTAATTTAGGGTCGAATATCTTCATATCAAAGTGCTCTTACGAATGTTTTTATGTTCCAATTGTTGCTGTTTGTGGTCACTTTTAATTGCGCGGTGTCTCCGTTTATGTCTACAATAAATATGACTCCGGTAGTGTTTCCAATGTCGTCTGTTGAGTTATCGTTGTACTTAACGGTTCCTATATTATCCCAAACTGACATCACCGTGCCTGCTCTGAAATTGGTTCCGTCGTTCAATACGTAATCAAAGAAGGCTGATTGATAGGATCCGGTGTAAACTGTGGCCACAATTTCTGTTCCAGTGTCTGCGTCGGGATTGGTTTGGGTGCTCAACGATGTACCGTTTATGGTCATCGTGTTTGCGTATGACGAAGTCAATGCCGTACCTCCGACCATCGCCACAGCTGTTCCTGTTTGAGCTATGGTGAAATATATATTCGCATTGTTTTCGTCTATGGTCTCTATCCTTCCAGGAACTAATACATCCCCAGCTGAATCAAACACGTCTATGATGGCGTATCTGTATCCTAGGTTGTGAGCAAACGACCAGGTATTTGCGGCTATGGTTTGTTCTAATTTCGCTAAACTTCCTGTCTCTACTCTTCCCGCTACTACCGCTACTGCTATACCCGATTGCGCTATATCGAAATAGACTTTCAAGTTATTAGTATCCACGGCCTCTATTCTACCAGGGACTATAACATTCGTGTTAGAATCGTATATCGTTACCGCAGGATACTGTTCGCCCATGTTGTGAGCAAACGACCATGTGGTGGCTGGAGTGGATTGAATCAGTTTCCTTGTGTTTCCGAATCCAAGATTTGTCAGTCCGCTTCCATCTCCATACAACGTACCGCTAACATATAGAGACCCGGTTACTGTTAAACTTCCGCTTATTATCGCGGAACCAGTATAGGGGAAAGAATCGCCTCCACCGCCAGTTATTGTTATGCTTGCAGTGCTTGATGCAACTGTTGCTGTCACACCAGATCCTAGGAAATTTAAGAATGTGGCTACTCCTTGAGCGTTACCTTCATCGGCTACAGTAATATCTCCACCCCCTCCGGCATTGAGCGCGTATGACGCTGTTATAGCATAAGAGGAAGATAGCGCTAAGTTGCTGGAATTTAGTGCGGATCCAGTGATGTAAGAGGCGGTTGCTGCTAAAGAAGAACTTATAGCGTATGAGGCGCTGGTTACAGAGCTTGTTATAAAGTATGAAGCTGTTAAAGCGGTATCTACATAAGACGCAGTTCTAGCGTATGAAGCGCTCGTGACGGAAGACGTTATGAAATAAGACGCTGTAAGAGCGTTTGTTACGTAAGAAGCAGTTGCTGCGTATGATGCGCTTGTTACTGAACTCGTTATGAAGTAAGAAGCTGTTAAAGCATTTACTACGTAAGAAGCGGTTGCTGCATAAGACGCGCTTGTAACAGAAGAAGTTATGAAATAAGACGCTGTTTGCGCAAGCGATGAACTTCTTGCATAAGACGCAGAAGTTACCGAACTAGTTATGAAGTAAGAAGCCGTTAATGCCGTATCTACGTAAGATGCAGTTCTAGCATACGAAGCCGAAGTTACGGAACTTGTTATAAAGTAAGATGCTGTTAAAGCAGTATCAACATAGGAAGCTGTTCTAGCATATGACGCTGAAGTTACTGAACTTGTTATGAAGTACGATGCTGTTAAAGCAGTATCGACGTAAGACGCGGTTCGTGCGTATGATGCAGAGGTGACGGATGAAGTTAGGAAATACGAAGCTGTTAGAGAGTTTATCGCCCAACTAGACGTTCCAAAAAGACTTCCTGTAAATCCTCCAAGGGACATCACACTTCCTGTGATCCTCAGTGTAGAATTAGAACCACTAAAAATAATGCTAGAACCAGTTATTTGTATATTCGTGCCGTCATCGAATATCTGACTGTTTCCCAGTGTAGTGGCGCCTACGAATTTGCTTATTCTGTTTACCGTTCCACTACCGCCTACTGATCCAACTGCGTTCAAAGCCACTGATGCGGTCCATGCAAAAGACGATGTCAATGCATAAGACGAAGATAGTACAGGATTTGCAGATGTAAATGAAGATCCTGTTACAAAAGAAGCGGTCGCAGCGTACGATGCACTAGTTACAGACGATGTTATAAAATAAGAAGCTGTTAAAGCGTTCACTACATAAGACGCAGTTGCTGCGTATGAAGCGCTAGTAACAGAGCTTGTTATGAAATAAGAAGCCGTTTGAGCAAGAGATGAACTTCTTGCGTAAGAAGCGCTGGTGACTGATGATGTTATGAAGTAAGACGCTGTTAACGCCGTATCTACATACGATGCGGTTCTAGCGTATGATGCAGACGTAACTGAACTCGTAATGAAGTATGACGCGGTGAGAGAATTTACTACATACGATGCAGTCGAAGCGTAAGAAGCGCTTGTTACGGAGCTCGTTATAAAATAAGATGCGGTAAGAGCGTTTACTACATAAGATGCAGTAGCTGCGTATGAAGCACTAGTAACAGAGCTCGTAATGAAATAGGACGCAGTTTGCGCAAGAGATGAACTTCTAGCGTAAGACGCGCTAGTAACTGATGATGTTATGAAGTATGAAGCAGTTAGAGCAGTGTCAACGTAAGACGCGGTTCTAGCGTAAGAAGCGCTTGTGACAGAAGACGTTATGAAATATGATGCAGTTAATGCATTTACTACATAAGACGCTGTTGATGCATAAGACGCAGAAGTCACCGAACTCGTTATGAAGTAAGAAGCGGTGAGAGCAGTGTCAACGTAAGAAGCCGTTCTAGCATAAGACGCGCTCGTAGCAAAACTCGAAGTTCCTATTATTCCAGATCCCGATATAGAGAAACTTCCGGTCAATCCGTAGGATCCGCTGAGTTGTTTAGAGTTTATCCAAATGCTTGCACTTCTGACCAACAGGTCTCCGTGCGTGGCGTTTGTCACAAGAACGTCGTGAAGCTCGTCTATCTCGTATCCGTTGTCTATTTTTACCTGCAGTTTACCGTCTGTGGCTTGTACCACGACTTGACCCAAGCGAACCGTGTGAAGGGGCGCCTGAGGTTTTTGGTCTGTGTATTGACCAGAAGCTGAGAGGTAAAGGAGGGTGCCAGGAGGGTACGCGTTCGTGTTTATTCCACTTATCTCGCCCTGTATGATCGCGTAGCCGCTGTTGTTCGGATTTATGGTTTGCGGTATGATACCTATGGAATAAGCGGAATTTGGATCGTTTTCCCAACTGGCGGTGGTAAAGGTTGCGAACTGTCCAGCGTTTCCGTCTATGTATATGACCATTCCGGGGGTCAGAGCGTAACTGTTGTTGTTCTTTCCCCTGAGTACGTTGACGTGGCCGGTATCGATGCTAAAATCTGCTTGCTCTGTGTCGAGTTTTAACGTCTTTCTATCCACATCCCAGTGTATTCTTCCTTCTAGGTGGGGAGGATCGGGTTGGGGATCTATGGTAAAATCTATCCAATCGACGGTAGATATATGGGATTGCGTTACGTATAACGAACCGGTTATCTGCACGTCTTGATACAACGGATTTACGTAAGAAGCAGTTCTTGCGTAAGACGCGCTTGTTACCGATGATGTTAAGAAATAAGATGCAGATAAAGCGTAACTCGCAGTGTCTGCATAAGACGCTGATCCATAAAAAGATCCCGAAAGCGATCCTGAAAAGGATCCTGTAAATTGTCCAAGACCTACTACGGATCCTGAAAATGAACCTGTAAAGTTTCCAGTATTAGATGATACACCACCTATTTGAATTATTTCTTCTCCGGCAGAACCGGATTTTTTCATGTAGGCTAGTCCGTCATACGTGTTAAGAGCTATTTCACCGAATTCTAGCTGTTCTATCCCCGGCACCTTTCCGGGCACGGAACTTCTACGCAGTTTTAAATACTGATCTGACATGTGTCTAGCTCCTAATTAGTATGTACCAACAATATAGCGGCTATATAGCCACCTATAAATATGAAACAATTACCAATAACTATTTTTAATATTCGCCCAGATCCATGGTGTAGAAGCTTCCGGAGTCTCCAAAAGTATCTACGCCCTGAATGGTCAAAGAACCGCTTGTGACCGTGTCAGTTTTTATGTAGACAGATCCTGTAATTACAAAATCAGGCTCTGAAGAATTATTGCTGCCGCTGAGCATGAGTTTATTTTCAGTCGCGTCGTACTGCAAATTTGATAGTACCTGTTTTAGTTTTAATCTTGCCATGTTAAACCCATTTTCCTACTGCTATGACTTCATCGTCTGTCTCTAATCGATAACCAAGACCCCCAGTTATTTGACTTATATTGAACACAAAATCTACGTACGTTGTGTTATCTATTATAGTTATCTGGGATGACGGAACGTATTGTCCGTTTATAAATACCGTGAAACTGTAAGCTGTGGTACTCGGTAAACCAGAGCCATCCGGGGGTTGGAGTATTGTGCAACCTGCGAATCTTGCGATGTGAGGAGCCGGTACAGACGTCGCCTTTTTGGTGACATTTGCATTCACGTACGCCAATATAGAATACGCGGTCGCTACGTTGTTTGTTATGTTTGTATTCGTAGAATCTGCGGCTATTATAGAGCCCATAGGTTTTCCTCCTTTAGAGCTCTTAGAAACTGTTACTTTATCTATAGGACTATCTGAGGCCTCTAATCCAAAAACCAGTTTTGATAAACCAAACGCTTTAGTGGAATTAGCTATCTTTTTGTTTATGGTATCAGGTATCAAATACGCATTTATGGTGATATTGAAGTTTGTTCTAACGAACCTGTTATCTCCCTGATTGTACTCTGTCGCGTCATTGAATGTCTCTATAGACGTATAGAATTGGAATCGATTGGGATCACCCCAGTAACTCCTGGATGCGAAGTTCACGGCTTCTATGAGATTATCCATTTGCTCCATGTATTGCGTCCACATGGAACATGTGTATGTCACGGTGACGTAATCGGGGGTGACTGAAACTTTGTATTCGGTTTCAGGTGATCTATTGGTTAGTACGTTAAAGTTGCTGTAAAAATTTGTTTTGGAGTATTTCTTTTGAAAGTATTGGAGATTGGTCACATGGTTGCCGTCCAATTTGTTTCCTAAGTTTCTGTTTTGCGCCACAGAATCGCGCTTAAACATCAACAGAGGCGCCATAAGTTTCCCCTCTTTGTCCCTGTAAAAGCCGTCCAATTGAACGCTCTTCCAGTTTTCCTGGTTTCCGTATATGACAGGCACAACAATCGCGGTTCCGTTTTGCACTACAGTCAATTTTAAAACCTCTTTAAAATAGTACATTACGGCCTCATCTATGTCTTTGATTCCTACGTGAAAGTCTTTATCGCCGTCTTTTCTGGACGACATTTGTTCAGACCTCTTCACTTCAGGCATTCCCGCTTTTTTGGGTTCTGTGTATACCTGATTGGGATTTGGATAATTGGATAACTCGTAAGGCTCATTGAGCTTACTCATGAATTCTTGTCTACTTCTTGCTCTTGTTTTTTGTGCCATTAGAGTCTAGCTTGAGTTATTCCTAAAGTATCTACATTGGCGAGGTGAGTTTCTAAGATCACAGAATAAGACGTACCAAATTCCTCCAATCCAGGTTCGTAGTCAAAATCGTTATCTTTACCCACTATGAATTGGTTTTCGTTAACGTTGTCAACTTCGTAATACTCTTCGTTGTACATTATTACGTCTCCAACTTCAGGGAGTATGTTAGCTTGTTGTAAATGGTATTTTAAAAATCTAAATACGTTAGATCGTTTTGTAGTAGGACCGTAATCAACTCTCTCTGTTGTGAAATCTCCGCGCTCTATTAAACACGTCAATAATACAGGCCCGATGAAGTATTTTTTGGGGGCTTCACCGTATACGTTCACTGGGCTGTCGCTCAATTTGAGTTTATAGTATCCACAATTTTGCGATATTATGTTTTCTAAGAGTTCTCTTGAGATCCCTCTGAAAGTCGATATGTCTCTTGTTGATCCAAAAAGCGCCATTATCCTATGTAAATTACGAGAGGTATGTTCACTAACGTATCATTCAAAGCCTGATTTTCTGTTTGTTTTCTTTCTAATTGAGCTTTTCTACTCATGTCTTCAAAATCTCCTCTGAGTTTTTCTCTCAATGCGGTCTGAGCGTCTCTACCGCGACCCACTAAATCTCCACCGTTTAGAGTCACTTCGGCTCCGGGTATGGGAACAGTCGAATACTTTCCTCTTATGATGCCTAACAATTCAGTGGCAAGAGCGAGAGTGTATTCGTAAATCCACTGTTTTCCAGGATGGTTTATCTGCGAATACGTTATTGTGCCGTAAGGTACGTTTGAAGGATTGCTTACAAGTCCTTGATTGGTGCCGTAAAAACTAGAAGACGCAGCGCTCGATTGCTCGCTGAGCTTGGAGTATTGGAACCACAGAACGTAACCAGCGTCTTGGGGTTTCGGGAAAATTCTGAGTTTGTTGTTTATTAGTTCGAATGTAAAGGCCGAGCGTCTCACTTGGTTAGACATCTCGATTTCCTGTATCCTTGCGATGTCCCAATAAATAGGGAACAGAACGAAGTTTAGACCGGGAGAGTACGAGGCCCAACCGAAGTTTTCCGTTGCACCTTGGTAGTTTATGGAACCACCGATGTACGGATCGTAGTATTGGTTGATCGCTGGATTAGATTCGTAGAATATGCGCTTTATGACGATCCTATCGTTGGGCTGTAAACCAGCGTTGTCTATCGCCCACTGTTGCATGTCGTACACTTGTTGATCGGGTATTAGATTGATGGATCCTGAATACCATTCAACAGTTCCTCCAACACCGGCCATAGTTCCGTAAGTGTCTGATATGGCTATGACATTGTTTAGATTCGGGGTTACGACTGTGTTATTTAACAACGAAGCTGTAGCAGATCCCTCTATGTTTATGTAGTTGTCCTTTATTTTTAATTGGTACAACTCCTCTGAATAGATGGAAACAGCTTCTTCGAAACAAGCATAGATGTTCATGTCGTCCAATTCAACGTCCATGACCCCGTAACCCAATTTTCTTGCTACATAATTTGCTACTTTTGGACCGTCATTTTGAAATGACGCATCGTTATCATAGAATCCAAACGGGGTAGATCCTGATATTTGTATTGGTGTGCCGTCGTATATTGCTGGATTTGCCACTTGTATTTTTCTTTTGTATAAATATGCTCACCAGAGACAATAAAAAAGCCCGCTTACGGGCGGGCTTTTTATTTTAGCTGTAGCGCTTTATCAGAGAGCTGTAGTCAGATCTGATACGAGTACTAAGCCGTAGAATTCAGGACGCAGCATCGTCATTGCGTAGCGAGTCATGATACCTTTACGAGGGGTGAAGGTATTAGGATCGTACACAAGAGGCGTCATGATCAGCGGCACGTACGGGGCGTACACTGCACCACACTCTAGGAATGCGGAGCCTTTCAGACCAAGAAGGATTACGTTCTCAGTCATGTAAGGGTTTTTGTACACTTTGTAGCGGCTGTTCAGAGCGCCGATTTTCTGCACACCGAAAGCGTACTTCATGTTGTCAGCTGCGCCGTCTGTATCAGCAGCGAATCCAGGGATGGACTCGAGTATGGTAGCAACGGTCGGAGAAACAACCATGAAGTTAGCACCGCCACGCAGAGTTCTCTGGTGGATGATGTTGCTAACTTTCTGCAGTTTGATGCCGAGAGTCTGGAACCAGGTCATCTGGGTGTAGTATACACCGCTTGTGTTCAGGTTAAACGCTGTACCTGCCGCGTCGATTTGTTTACCAACGGTAGCGGACCAAGTCTCAACTGTAGGGGCCTGAGAGATCAACATATCCAGAACTTCGAGGTCGATCTCAAGAGAGATGTGCTCGGAGAGGATACCGGTCAATTCGGCTTCTGCGTCGAGAGAGTGGTAAGCGTTCAGGTCCTGAGCGAATTCAGGCGTCCACTGAGCCTTCAGTTTGCGGGTCTTTGCAGACACAGTCTGAGACTTCATCTGTACGTTGATCTCTGGGATAACGATAGATGTTGCGGAAGCTTGGTTCGGTACGGAAGGGTTGCCAGTGCGATCTTCGAAATCACCACGAGTGTTGAAGTCGGTAGACTTGTTGAAGAACACAGCGTAAGTGTTGTTTACGCCGGAACTTGCGTGGCTACCACCACCGCCGATGGCTTTGTTAATGAAGAATTCGATGTATTCCCCACCAACGGAAGCAGAGATGTTAGTGAACTGCTGTAGGTTATCTGCGACACCGATAGTTGCGTTAGTTGTACCTACAGGCGAAGAAGCCGTGGTAAATATGAACGCTCTTACACCGAGTGCATTAAAAGAAGCAGACAGAGAAGCAGTAGGAACTGTGAATTTGGTGATGCTCTTGTTTACGATAGAAGCTGAATAAGCTGTATCGAAACGAACTTCGTCCCATGTAGCTGAAGCCGATCCGAAAGCCGTAAGGTTGGATGACGACAGGGATGCAGAGAACTGGTTCAACGAGTATCCGAATCTTCCAGCGCCGTAAAGGGCACCGGCTTTGTCGTTACCGAAGTTTGCGGTTGCATTACCGTAGAGAGAATCTCCAGTAGTGAAAGGACGCTTGGTGTCTCCGTACTGGAAGTCGAGGTAGAATACCAGACCCGCAGGAAGGTTCATAGGCTGAACGCTAACGAACTCTTTTGCAGAGATTTGACCAAGGATCTTGCGCACGAGCGGAAGAGCTACACCAGCCCACTGTTCGCCAGTGCCTGCTGTAAATGTTGCACCACCAGCGTTTAAGCCGCCGTTGGTTTGAGAGTTTTCAACTACGAGTTGCTTAGCTTGGTTTTCCAAAAGGACAGCCATGCCAGTCTTATCGTAGTCCTGAAGACCCTCGAGGAGTCCGGACTTCTGCCACTTCTTAGCTAATCTTGAGGCTACGCCATTCTGATCAGCAAAAGCGGTTTGGGCAGATTCGGACAATAGGTTTTGAACTAAGTTTGCCATTGTTTTGTGATTGGTTTTGTTTTTATTACTTTATGCCAGCGATTTTTTGCCAACGCGATACAAAAGCTTCCGATTCAACGATCGGGCCTTTTGCCGGGGCGACACCCGCGGGCTTCGAAGCGAAACCGATAGATTCTTTAATCGTAGACTTTGTATTCAAAGACTCTTTCAAAGTTTCGTACACGTTTTTCACCTCTTTTACAGAACCAGCGCGATCAAAAGCTTTGATCACTTTTACTTTTTGAGACTCGTTAAGAGACTTAGCTTTGAAAATCTTGTTCATGAAAAGCAGCTTAGCATTCAGAAGGTTGACTTCTTTGATGTTTTCGCTGAGGACTTTGATAGCATTTTTGGCCTCTTTAAGCTCTTTCTTCAGCTCATCGAGTTCTTTCTTATCCTTCTCGTCCTCTTTCTTGGCTTCTTTCATACCTTTAACGCCTTTTGTGTAGACGCCGCCGGAATGACCCTTGCCCTCTTCGACTTTCGCTTCGTCATCTTTCTTGGCCTCTTTTACGCCTTTAACTCCTTTGGTGTATACACCCCCAGAGTGACCCTTAGCCTCTTGGAATTTTGCTGAGCCGGCTTTGTCAGTTTGTGCTCCGCCAGCGTAGCCTTCGTTCTCGAGTTCTGCAAGGATCTCGTCAAGAGAAACCTCTTCGCCTTCACCGCCTTCGGGAGCTTCAGCGCCGGCTTCTTCGCCTTCGCCTCCTTCTTCTCCACCCGGCATGTCGATATCGGCCTCTAAGTCCTCTTCGCCCTGAGCCTCACCGTCCATTACGGATTGTAGGATCTGCTTGAGGTCACCTAGAGTGATGTCAATCACTTTGGTGTCATCGTCGACTTCCTCTTCACCACCTTCTTCGCCTTCGCCGCCTTCTTCGCCTTCTTCTCCGCCTTCCTCATCGGCTTCGGCATCATCGCCTTCACCTTCGCCTTCGGCATCGTCAGCTGGCTCTTCGTCGTCTTCGGCTTCTTTTACAACTTTTTCTTCGTCTTTGCCCTCTTCCATTTCCTCCTTACCTTCTTCCATGTCTTTTTTGCCTTCTTCCATGGCGTCAAGTTCGGCGAGGATCTCGTCAAGAGAAGCTTCGTTCACAGCGTCTTCTTCCATCTCCCCGTGTTTCATTCCCTCTTCGTAGTTGCCCTCTTCGAGCTCCTCTTCAAGTTCTTCGGAAAGTCTAAGACGCATCATTTCTTGAATCTTCGGCTCGATAGCCTCTTGCAAACTAGCTTTAGCGTTCGCAATGGCACTGGCACGAATAGCTTTCGCGTCAAGAATCGCTTGTTGATAGATGTTCTTTTCCATCTTGTTTGTGCGTTAATCGTCTATTCAGAATTGAGACGATATAGGGTTAAAAATAGTATAGCGCGACAATAGAAATTCGCGCATTTACCCATAAATATGCGCACTTGAAAAAAAAACGATTACTTCACGCAACAAACACCCGACATTTCGCAAATTATGTTGCGCATCAGATCGTTCGCTCTGCTGTAGTTATTTACTATTCGTTGATTGTAATCTATGGATTCGTTTATTCCAGAAACAGGTTTCATATAAGCACCGTAAGTAGAGGGCTGGGATACGAAGTCCCAACAAATGATCTCTAGATCGTCTTCTACTTTAACGAGTCCTTCGCCTATGGGACTGGTGCTTCCCTGTGCCCTCGAAGATATTCCAACAGTTATGTTGTTTTTGAACAACTCTTTGAGTATGTTTCCAGAGGGAGTGGGTAAAACTTCCACTGTACCGTATAGATCTTTATCCTCCCACCAAAGGTTCTTTATGATGTGAGAAACGTTTTTTAAGTTTATCACTGAGGATTCAGGGTGATCGAGTTCACCCAATGCCCTGTTTTCTTTTATCGGACCGTCTAAATATAGGTCGACCTGTTTCTTTAGAGTATCGTATGGGTATATTCTTTTGTTTGCGTTGGGCTTGTCGCACGCTTGCACCTGTCCGCTAACGACCATGTTTCCGTTGGAAGCTCGAAACCCCTCTTTTAATCCCATTTGGGGTTTGAATATCGAATACTCTATCAGAAGTTCTTTGGCCATTTTAATTTCCTTGAATTTCAGCGTCTTGCGTTCCAGGTTCCACTTTCCAACCAGCACCTTGTAATGTAGATATGCTTTTTTGGTTTTTTGCAACTGCAATCTGCTTCTTACCTCCACTAGTTTGGGTAAGAATGACTTCCTTCAATTTTTTAACGAAATTTTTTAAAGAATTGGTTACTTCCTTAATGTTGTTCTCTTTTTCTTGACCGTGGTTAGAAGCGTTATCTGCTTGTTTGGCCTTATCCATGTACTTTTCAACTATGTTCATCTGGTATTCTACCAACGCACCGTCTTTGAGTTCGATCTCAAGAGTGCCGCCGTGAATCCCTTTAACTACACCAAATCCTTTTGGTGTGTTAACTTCTTTTCCACTGTGCCAATTGTGTGGAGTTGCAATGCCAGAAGCGTACATATTTTCGTGAAGAACCTTAAGTACTTTCTCTTTACCTGTTGCGGGCATTGTCTCGGAAATGCCTTTTGCGGTCTTAGCCTTGTAAGTCATGACCTTAACTCCGCGGGGTTTGCCTTTTTTGTTCTCTTTCTTAGTGGCGCGCGTGTTAGCGGACTCAAGCTTCTTCTTAACTTTCATGGCGTTGTTCTTGTCAACGCTTTGAGTGCCGACTTTAACTTCACCAGTTTGTAGTTTATCGTCCTTTTTTTCTATATCTTTTGCGTTTGCGAAGATTTGATCCTCGTAGGTCATAGGATCTTTTTGAAGTCTCTTTGCGACTTTCTCATTCACCTTTCTAACATCATCTCTTGTCGGATCCTGTATCTTTGCGAGTTCTTTTTGTACGCCCCTTCTAAAATGATAAGGATTTAACCTGTCTATGACTTGATCCACCGTCATGGTGTGAGATTCTTGGATAAGTCTCTTACCCTTTAAAACATTAACAGTGTCCCTGAATGATAGTGTGGGACTGATGAACTGCGGGAATTGCATGCGAGCGTTCTTCATGAAGAAGTCCTTGCTGATCTTGCCCTCGTTCAACTGTTGGTATAAGTGCGTTATGTTTTTCATACTAATAAATATCAGTTATCTTCCTTGTCCCCTATATTTTTTCGGTCTTTCCTCTTTGGGGCCCCAATTTTTCTTTGCAACCCCTTCGCGACGTTTTCCGAAACTGATTTTACCGATGTTCATACCGGCTTTTTTGTTGGTCTTTGTGGCCATCTTTTATCCTGCGGTTTTGATTAGCGCTTTAACTTCGTTGTTTTTGAGAACAATATTTGTTCCTCTATCAGGTTCCACACCCTGTCTTCTATCATAAACCGTATCTATTTTGAATTTATATTCATCGTAATCAGGATCTTTGGCTACGAAGATGACATTGGCTAAGTAGTATGCTTCGCTCTTAGCTTTTTCTGGACTTTTACTGGCGGCTGATGACCTTTCCTTTTGGGGATAGCCGTAGAAACGATATTTCTTATCTACAGCTAATTGATCGGGATTAACATCTTTTCCTCCAAGGGCATCGGATTCTTTTCCGGAATCTTTTTTATCTCCGTCTTTTTTAGATCCACCGAATCCAAAAAATCCTTCGCTCAAAATTCCTGCGAGCTTCTGCATTCTTTTTATGTCGTTGTTCATAATTTTATAATTTTATCTTTTGATTTGTTTCATTTTACTGTAAGCTTCTGCGATACCGATGGTGATTTTTTCCATTATCCTTTTAATGTTCTTATTTACTTTGGTCTCGTTGAGTTCACCGCGCAATTGCGAAGTGTACTCTAGGATCCTGTTGGCCTCGTGTATCTTTTTCTCAGCGAGTCTCATTGCCGCGTGCAACTGTTGCTCGTTGGTGCGTGTCTTAGTCTCTTTCTTAAAGCGCGAATAGTTTTCGTTCAACTCCTCGTCAATGTGGTGACCTTTACCCTGACCGAGCGATGCCATCGGATTCGGTTTTTCCTCCCAAGGTTGCGCTTTAGGAAACCATGATTTTGCTAACAACATTCGAACCTTATTGCCTGATATTTCGAAGGCCTCGTATTCTAACGGATTGGGTTCGTATACAAATTTTCCCTTATCAGTTATGAAATAGATACCTTTTCTTCCACCTCCCAGACCAACAGTACCTACGTTCATTCCAGGCGTGCCTAAACCCTCGCTAACGGGTTCTTCAGCAGTTTCTTCTCCGCCCTTTTCTCCTGTTTCTTCAGGTTGATCTTCTGCGCTTTTGTCGATGATAAAATCCGTTTCTTGAAATGTGTATACCTTTCCGTTGAAATCTATGTTGTAAGCACCGGGTTCTGTGATGGAAACTATCTTACCTATCTTCCCGTCTTGAGGACTTCCTTTCTTTTGTATCTTTACTGAGTCTCCCTCTTTAAAATCCGCATCCTCTTCGGTGAACATCTCCCAAAGATCCTTATATATGAAGCCTTTTCCAGTACCGCGTTCTTTAGCCTCGTGCTTTTGTTTGCTGATCTCTATTGCGGCTAGTTGCTTTTGCGCTTTCTCTTTTGTATCGTGAGTGCCCAATCTACTTCCTCCCTTTTCGGGATAAACAGCGTATTTTCCATCTACTTTCTTTATTGTCTCTCTGATCTTTTTGCCCCTAGCAAAATACTGTTCGCCAGTTCCGGCGGTAGCTGTTGCTCCTCCAGTGGTCGTAACATTTTCACGAAGCCTCTGAGTGGCAAATTGGACGTTAAAGTCACTATTTTTATTTTTCATTAGAGACACGTTTTAACTCGTCTATTAGATCCAAGTATTGCAAAACGCTTGTTATTATTTCGTCTTTAACGAACTGATTGTTGTTTATAGGATGCAACAACTTAATAGTTTCGTTAAGCTTTATCTTGACCACCGGATCTTTTATCTTGGTGCTTATGTTACTGAGCTCAGACTTTATCTCTTTTATGGTTCTATTCATGAACTCTTTGAGATTCTCGGTTTCAGATATGTTGTTTATGTACTCCTTTAAAACAGCTTTTTGTTTCTTTGAAAGATCCGAGTACTTTTCGTTGAACTTCTCAACCAAAAGTTTATAAGCCAACAAACGAACCTCTTTGTCTTCCTTCATGAATTCTTCCACTAGTGTAGCAGAAGCCGGTTTTTGGCTCGCATTTTCTCCGACGATGTGTTCAACTATGTTTATTTTGTTTAATAGTAGTTGTTTACTATCAACAAAAGCCTTGTTATTCTGGGATTCAAAGAGCGTATATACAGAGGCGTAAGTCTTATAGTTGTCTATCTTAGCTTTAAAGAAGTCGTCTATATCATAAACGTTCTTTATTTCCTTTATGAGGTTAAATTTCTCTTTTTTAAGCCTATCTTCGTTAAGTTTCTTCCTTTGCTCCAACACAGTGTTGATAAACATCTCGGCTTTTGATTCTGATAATCTTCCTATAGTATTAAAGGAAGTGTAAAGGGCGTATTCTTTACCCAATTCTGTGTTCGTGAAGTGTTTTCTCAGTATCTTCACCGCCCTGGAGTCTCTGTTTTGCAACAGATCTGCTGTTGTTTGTCTCACTAGCAATTCAAAAAGAATAGCAGTGTTACGATATTTGCTGTGCTTTATCGTCATTTCGTTATGATCTAACTATAAATATACAGATATTTAATCCTGATCGTCTATGATGTTATTCTCGTTCAATACGTCTGGTTGTTCGAAAAGGTTCACTTTTCTTCGTATTTTAAGATTCATGGCATCCAATAGTGTCTTGTTTTTTAGATACTCCTGATTGGTATTTTCTAAAGTAAGAGCTGCGGGTCTATATTCGGGAGTAATTTTATCTTCCCCAGTCTCTGCGTTGCTCTTTACCCCAGCTCTTCCTATAGGATCTCTACCAAATGCTGCTTTATCTGTGCCTTTCGTAGATTTATATTTTTGAGGACGACCTGGGCTTTCGTATTCTTCTTCAGGTTTGTTCTCATCGTATCCAGTTGGAACGTCCAATGTCATATCACCTTTACCTCCGTATAGACCTGCCAACTGGTGAGGAGTTCCGAACGCTTGACCTGTTTCTGCAGGATCGTTGCCTTCTGCCTTTATCTGTTCGTATCTGAACATTCGCTTTTGATCTTCTACTATTTGCTGTTCCATTTCAGCGTATTGATCTTCCGAGAAGTGGAATATCTTGTCATAAATAAAGTCCTTAGGCAAAAGTCTGGATTCCATTGCTTGGTTCGCCAAGTCGATCTTCTCTTTGAACAGCGCAATTCTCTCTTGATCGTATATGATAGATGGATTAGTCAGAGATAGTGTGAAATTTGCAGCGGATTCGTTGGTATATCCGTGGGCATATAAGTGTATCAAACCTATCTTTGTGAGTTCTGATACTATGATTCTCTGTATTCTCTCTACAGTTCTAGCAAATCTAATGTCTTCAGCCGCAAGCGTTGCTTTACCCGTCAAGTCTTTCTCGTAGCCCATGAAAGCCTTAGGTATCTTAAGAGCCGCGAAAAGTTTTTCCCTAAAGTAAGCTACGTCTTCGATACCGTTGTATTCTAATCCCTTTGCTGTATCTATCTTTGTGGATTGATCGTTACCTCTAACTGGTATGAAGTAATCTTCTAACATGTTTTGCACATTATACTTAAGATTATACTGACCTGTCTGAGGATCTACGAGAGGGGTCTTTTTCATCTTGGAAATCATGCGTTGCATGAAGTTTTCGACTTCTCCAGGGGGAATGGCCCCAACGTTCACATAAAATATGCGACGCTCCGGTGCACGAACGATACGGTGAATCAACATCGCGTCTTCGATCAACACGTACTGCTTGAACAGCTTACGAGCAGGTTCCAAATAGGAACGACCGTAAGGTAAGTAGTTAACGTCACCTGTCAAACGAAAGTGCGCCATTTCATAGTTCTCAAAGAAAACTCCCACGTCTTGGTTGTTAAACGCTGTGGAATAAGCTCCTGAAGATATGGCTAACGATGCATTGGGATCGTACTTGAATCTGACTTCAGCGGGATTGTTTTTATTGAATCCCTCTTGTCTAACTATGTTATACGCTGAGAACGGGATTACGTTATAGACACCATATTTCTCTGCGATCTCTAGTTTAAGATAAAAATCTCCGTACTTACACATGTTTCTGATCCACGACCACAGCGTAAATTCTATGTTCAATACAGAGTAAAATAGGTTGTAAAGTAACTTTTGTATATTCTCGTCTGAGGACTTTATTTGGAGCACCTCGCCCTGTTCGTTCTTAAGTGTACACTCGTCTGCTATGATATCTAACGCGGATGAAACTATGGCGTCTGTGTCCATGGCGTCGTAATCTGCATATATCTGTATCCTTGCAGATTGGTAGTTTTGCGCTAAGTTCATGTTAACACCGTACGCCGTAGACGTGGTGTATACTTTATTGAACCTGTCTATTAAACTATTGTGTTGTAGTACACCGCTTGTTTGTATTCTTTCTGAGTCTAAGACCTTTACCATTCCTCCGCCTTCGTTACGAATGATAACGTCAGTAGAAAATAATCTCCTTAGAACGCCAAATAAATTTGTTTGTATGTTATTGTTTTCTGCCATTTTGTATTATATTAGCCACGTTAGATCCTCTTTTTGTTCTCCATTAGCCGTGTAGTAACTCAATTGCCATGGATTAGATTGGTTGGTGTATGTATTTAAATATGTAGTTTGTTGAGTACTCGATTTATTGTAGCTGTTCAAGGTCGCCACAGTTAAATTGTCCATGGTTTTCTTAAATCTCAAAGAAGTTTCTCTAAGATACATAGCAGTAGCAAACGATATTACTAAATCGTCGTTGTAACCCTGCATGGCTTGTTGCTTTCCGTTTTTCCAAATAAAGACTCTAAGCTCTTCAAGTAGTCTAACCGATCTTATCGAACAAACTTTATTCTCCACAAAATCTCTTAACCTTTCTATGACAAGCGGTCTCGATTTATGAGTCATGGTAAAACCTGGGACCATACCGGCATTCTTATCGTAGCGATCTATATATTTCTCAAAACTACTGTCTGTTTCCATCCTATGGCTGTAATGGATGTTTGTGTATCCGCGTTCTATGAGCGTTTGTAAAACGTCCCAACCTATGTTTGCGTTTTCTACGACTAGCAGTGCTTGATTGTATTCGTTGGCTACTGAAAGCAGTACGTTGGCAAATTCCCGCGTATCTATTTGCGCTTTAAACTCTGCAACTTGCGTTACGGTTTCTATGTCTATGACGTGAAAAGCAGAGTAATCGGCTCCGTCGCCCCTAGCAACGTCAGCGACTAGGGCATAATGCTTTATGGGATCAGCGTATTCCCAAATCCACAAGGATTTGTCCATCAATCGACGCTCTACGGGTTCTGAGATCATGTTCATCTCGTACCAAGTCATGATTTCCGGATCTATTACCGTAGCTCCTGAAGTGGCAAAATCGCAATCGCACTCTTGTGCCGCGTTTCTTACTCCTAATTCTTTGGTCTGTTGATCTCTCCACGTTTGATCCCTCTCTGGGTGTACGGTCCAAGGAAGCGATATGGGTAGGAAGTTGTTTTCCCGCTTTTGTGCTTTCGTATAGGTCTTGTGAAACCAGTTACCTACGCCGTTTGGAGTGGATAACGCTATGCAACGACCACCTGTAGCAAGAGTTTGTTGAGCAGCTGTGAATATGTCGTCGATCCTGTCTATGAAAGCCGCTTCGTCCATTATCAAGAGCGATACGGCTTCAGATCGAGTTGCATCACCAGCACCGGATACTGCCTTTATTTGTGATCCATTAACCAATCTCAAGCTCAATCTGTTATCTTCCTGAGCTCCTATTTTAAGCCAGGTCGGAAGGTTTTGGTAGGCAAATCTGACCTTCGTCACCATGTTCTTTGCTGTGGCCTGAGTAGTGGCTACAACAAGGATGTTCTTATCCTTATTGAACAGCATCATCCACAGGGATATGGCAGACACTAGCGTGGATATTCCGAGCTGTCTGGACTTATTTATGATTACGTAGTCGTTCTTTTGAAGAAGCGTTAGAGTTTTTTCCTGAAATGGATACAGATCGAAGCGCTGTCTACCCCTGGTGGGGTGTTGTATCATGTAGTATTTACGCATGAAATACGTTGGATCAGAGGCACACTTTACGAATTCCTCTTTTATTCTTTCACGTATCTGTTGCGCGTTTTCACTCATATACTATAATAAATATGCAAGTTACGCAATCCATGGAGGAGGGGCACACTTGCCATATTTAAGCTTCTTGACTCCCAGTTTGTCTTTAATGTAGAAGTTACGATACGCAGCTATAGTGTCAGGATTTTTATACTCCTCAGGCATACATTGAGGAGGCGGTACGAATCCTCGGTCTTCGATGTTGGGTTCGTTGTCTATGAGCCAGTCCACAATCTGTTCCGTCTTGTGCACGTTGCCGTAACGCGCTGTGAATTCCTGTAGTATGGCCTTAGCATGCTTGGCTAACCAGCGATAGTGCTGTATGGACTCACGTGTCCACTTGGTTGATGGGTGATTGACGTGTGCTTTCTTGTAGGGCGCAGAAGATCCATTCATCCAGTGGGCTGTGGCCAGCATCTGTGCTGACTCTATGCCCATTTTAAGTATGTGTTGATCTGTGAGGTCCTTGGCCGCTTGAACGGGGTCGGATTGTACGTAGAATATGTTCATAACTTTTCTACAAAGTACAAAAAAACCTCGACAGTAAAAAATTTATTGTACGAGTGATGCGGCTCTTAATGAGGCACCTTGAAAGAAAGCTTTCCTTTTGGCGGGCCTCCCGCAAAATAATTCTTGTCGGCCCAAAGCACAACTTGGCCCGTTATAGATTTCGTGTAAACGATATCGAACGAGCTGACTTTAACGTCATCTCCGTCTTTTTTAACGTCGCAATAGACCTGCATGAAATTCAATTTATTCATGAAGTATTTAGCGGAATCTGAGAAATTGGCGCCTTTCTTTGATAACGCGCCTTTTGCGTTTATCACTCTACACACGTCTTTAGCGACCACAGAAAGAATCGCGTAGCCAACGTTAAATGTTCCCGATTCTACTTGGAATTTACTTCTGTTTTCTTTCCACAATTTTTTAGCAAGATCTGAAGCGTTGTTCGCGGGCTTTGTTTTTCCTTTGGTTTTGTAATCTATCACCTCTTTTTTCAAAGTGTCAATGTCGCTCTTATCGTATCCTTTGTAAGGATTATATAGCTTAGCCAATTCGAATATGCCTTCTATGGAATCGTATTGTTTAACGATCTCCACTATTTTTTTAAATCCGATGTATTTAGTAGTATCTTCTCTATCTTCTTCAGCTTTTTTTATTCCATCATTAAGATTCAATAAGGAGGCAGGCGCGCCTTTAGCGCCTTTGCTACTTACTCCGTATTCTCCTGCTGAAGTGACTATGTAACTATCGAAAAGTCCAGTGGTCTTTGACATGGGCCACTTTGCTTTGGCGCTTTTAAATGTTTTGCCCTGTAAAACGTCTCTTTCTGCTTCTTTGCTGCCTTGTACGTTTTTTCCGCTCAAAAGAGCGACAGGCGCCATGATTTCTCCAAAATAGTCTCTGACCGCTGACAACCTATCTGCGTATCCTACCACAGTGGGCAAATTTCCTTTGGCTAAGTCTTTCAAGGCATTTACGAGCGCTGTATCTTTTGTATTCTTAGAGACGGTGCTTATTATCTCTTCCAAACTCAAAGGTTCCTCTGTGCGTATCAATTCAGAAGGACTTATTCCTGATACGGCTTTAATGTTTCTGAATCCGTATTTTTGATATTCGCCTTGCGGTGATTCTGTACCATCGCTCTTCCAAGAAACGGCAGACGATACATTTGTATCAACATATTTACCCCATATGACAATTTTGCCTTTGTCGTCTTTAAATTTTACCAACGCTACGTTAGGTCTTTTATCCGCCAATTGGGGATTTTGAAAAAAAGCTTTCTTTTCTTGGGGAGTTAGCTTATCTTTTGGTTTTACGTATAGCTCTGTGTCTAATGTCAACGTATTTTTTCCGTCTGTAAAAGCAGAACCGGTTTTTCTGCCTCTCATTCCTGAGGCCTCATTTAAGTTTTTTTTTAAGAGGGATTCAAGTATTAGTTTTCCAAAATTTTTATTTGATTCAGTTAGGGTTTCTCCTTCTCCTCCGCCTTCTCCTCCGCCCTCTTCACCTCCACCGCCTTCTCCGCTAAACTCTTCGCCACCTCCACCGCCTCCTCCAGTATCTCCGGTATCTGAAGTGCCTGAGTCTGTACTTTGTTCAGCTCCCTCTGGGCCTTTATTTTTCAGCGGGCTTCCAAATCTTAGTAGCCTTGCGATGGCTTGCATACAACGCTCTTTCTCTCCTATGGTCATCAAATAATAATCCGTACCTTGCACTGTGGCTTGATACGCTTTACCCATGAATGTCAAGAAAAAGAATTGACCATTGTGAAGAAGTATCTTAAATGTCGTGGGTTTAGGCGCAACTATGAATATCGCGTTTAAGTAATCTTGAAAACCAGATGTCATGAGCTCCGTTAGTACATCGTTTAGAGTGGTATACTTTCTCAATATGAATCCCATTGGATCCCTTTCAAATGGGCTCTTTACACTCAAAGCAGGATTTTCGTTATCCTGCTCTTTTATCAATCTTGCTAATATGTGTTTATCTTGATCTGACATGTTAAACTGCTTTTAGTGCGGCTTCTATCGCTCCTTTAAGACTGCTAGATCCTTTAGCAGCATTAAGAGCTTCTCCTACTACTTCGGTAGTGGTTCCTACGGCTTTTGCCATCTTTGTGGCTACCTCAGGATTAGTCAGAGATTTCCACATGTGCGAACCCGCTACAAACACCCAGAATACGCAATATATCAACTCTGATATGTATTGTCTAAACTGTTTACTTGATCCGAGTCTTGCTATGGTTTCAAATTTAGGTTGTTCTTTATATTTCCCCTGTGCTTTATCCCATCCGTACCTCTTTCGCACTATAAGTCCAAATCCTTCAACGAGTGGTTTTACACTAAGCCACAGATATACGCTGTGAGTGAGATGGCCCAACCATTGCAGAAAATTACCTACTACGTTGCCCTCTATTTTATCTATCTCGTGTTTTAAGTGTTCTACCTCTTTTTGGTATTTCTCTTCGCCTTTTCTATCATCTACTTTATCAGCCGCTTTATATTTTTCTTGAGCCGTAAGTAATTCGTCTTTCATTTTCTGTAAATCATCCTTTTCGTAACCAGATCTAAGAACGTCTTTTATGTCTTTAGTGAACCAGTTTACGAGTTTTCCTAGATATTCTAGTATTGTAGGTGCAAGTAGAACTAGAGTTAGCGTTATGCCTTCTTCTTTTAGATCTTGTTTACCACCCTTTACATTCAATTCCACGGGAACTTCTTTATTTCCAGGATTCACTTTAACATCGGCGTCACCCAAACCCGCTTTCTTAGCCAAGTCTTTTAATCCTTTTACAGCTATAGTAGAATCGGGTTTAGGCATGTTTTTAGCCGCTTTTTTTACGACTTCAGGATCTGCATTTAGACCTTTACTACTTTTTTTATTGTCTACGGGTTTTTTGTTATCCGCTTTCTTTACTTCTTCAGCTTCTTTCAAAATCATTGTGACTAGATTCTTTGCGATATGTCGCTCTTGAATCATCTTTGATTCTTTTTGTACGATCTTCTTTATGATTTCGGTTTTCTCTGTCATACCGGGGAAACCAGCTGGATGTGGATCGGGGTCTGCAGTAATTCCGTCGTTATATTCATAGTCATCGTCTGAGTCGAAGTTGCTAGGATCTAAGGCGTACACAAAGGATTCGTAATCGTCTGCGTATTGGTCATTTACTTTTACTTGTTTTTTGAAACAGTCTATGTATATCTCACCACCATTATACGTTAGATCTAACACTAAAGCGTTATAGTTTTTACCTATCGCTGTACCTCCGACAATTCTTTTTCCGGCTTTCTCGGCCCAACGAGCGACTTTTTGGACTAGAGCTGAGACACCCTTTCTTTTAGCGAACTCTAAAATGTTGCTAGGTACATTTGCCTCCTGTATTGTGTCTTCTTCCAAACTTTTACCAATAAGTTGAGCCTGAAGATCTGCTATCTGCTGATCTATTTGGTTGAGTCTGTCTCCGTAATCGTCAGCTATCGGACCGCCTTCAGGTTCAGCTTCCTGTTCCATGTCTCTCATTAACTGGAGGCGATCTCTCTTTAGGGCTTTTATCTCTTGTTCTATTTCAAAATCATTATCTCTCTGTCCCATGAATTGCGCGAGAGATTGTTTTGGTTGTGTTTGTCTTTGTTTGAATGCATGTATACGAGCTGCTGAGGCCATGCGAGCAGGGTCATTGATGTCTCTGGCCTCTGTCATGCCAGGGAAACCACCGGGGTGCTTGTCGTCACTGGCGCGAATACCGTCGTCCCAACCTTCATCGTCGTAGCCAAAATTGTCATCAAAATCTGAGTCGTCTGCCAATTCTACGTCGCTAGAGTGCATTGAAACAGTGTTGCCATCGGGCATCTCCAATGTCAGGAACGAACCGTCTCTGCTGAGTTCTACGATTTCGCCTTGTTCTCCTTTGTATTGGTTGGGATAAGTTACCAAAACGATATCTCCGATTTGAAACCGTGTCTCTTCAACATCGTCTTCGTCGTACATCTCTTGAAGAGCGCTCATAAGTTTTATGTTGCCTGTTGGCAATTCTTCGTGATCTTCTTCTCCGTACTCGTGATAGTTACTGTTGGCCTGTTCTATGTAATTTTCTGCCTTAGCTATGTGATCCTGTATCCAAGCGGGAATGTCTTTTTCGTCTTGCCCCACTTTGTCTATGAGTTGACTTGCGTTGCTGACTATAGATCTTAGACTGTTGTTGGCCATGGAAACCTCGTGATCTCCGCCCTCGTGATTCTCTTTTTTAACTATTTGTGCCTGTAATTGATCAGGAAGTTTCTTCTGATCGCCTTTCAATTTAGGACTATCGTCGTGCTTGTCTGTGAATTTAGCCGCCTCTTCATTTGTAGCTTTATTTATTTCTTTTGCGGCTTTAACGGCACTCTTATAAGCTTCTGAGCCTTTTCTAGCAGGTTTTTCGCCTTTTTCTTTTTTCTGATTTATATTGTGCCAAAGCCCTTTGGACTCTTCTGTTATCAATTTTTCGATCACTTTTTTGAGGTGTTTCATAGTTTTTTAGAATACGATTTCAATAAAATATACAATCCAAGAAATAATAGTGCAGCGCCATAGAAAATAAAATCCGTAATCCAATAGCTGTTTGTCAAGTCCATCACTGTCTTGAAAAGCACGTCGAATCCAAGAGGGTTGAAAAACATCGCCATCATCAAACAGAATGTCGCTAGATTCCCCGCTAGTGTTTTTCTCCAGGTTGTTTGAGTGTTTACTGCCATCGTCCATATTATTATATTCAATACAAACATTCAATAACGCCTTACCACTTTCTGCAAGACCAGTATCTTGCTGTGGTTCGGTCTTTCGCGGTATCACAACGATGACGAGCTCTGAAATTTTTTCTCCTTCCGGGATTATTTTTCTTGATCTTTACGCCCTTTTGTCCGAAGTTTACCTTTACAACGTTACCTTTTTTATTTTTTACATAGACCTTAAATTTCTTTACGTCTCCCGCCATGGGTTTACCAAGCGGAACTGTCCTCCCTTGATATTCTGCCTCTTCAAGAATGCCTTTATTCCACCTCTCTAGTATATACTCTATTAAACACTGCGGACAAAATTGGCCTTCGTGAAGTTCTTCTATGGGACTGTTATCTGTTCCACACTTATGACAAATGTACTTATCTTTGCCCCCCTCTGAAGCTTTCCACTCCCAACCACAGTTTTTACATTGTATCATGTCTGTGGTATTCATCACTTCAGAAATTTCAGCTTATACTTTGTTGACTCTATAAGAGCTACCACTTCGTCAACTTGATTCTGGATGTAGGAGTCTTGGGGAATCTGTGATCTCAGCGTTTCTACGAATTTACAAAGACCTTCGAAATACATAATAGGATTGTTATCTTCTTTTATGTTTCCTGCCATTCTGTAACCGGTAAGTATTCCGTATCTGCCTTGATAAGATTCTACCAATCCGTCTATTAAACCCACTATCCCATCGTAATACCCTTGAAGCGCTACGTGCGCAGCGTAAGAGTCAGTTTGTAAATGGTATATGTGTACCTGATTGCGACTCTGCATCAGAGTACCGACGAATATAGCGAACTGGTCCATCATTTTTTTCTGTTTCTGTTATAAAGACTTTGGTTTGGATTCCATTTCCAATCTGATTTTTTGAAACCCTTTTTATCTTTTTCTTTTTGGTATTGTGCACTATCAAGATTATCTTGTTTGGCAAGATCTTCTTTTAGGTTATCTTTATCTTTTTTGTCTTTCGACTTCTCTTCTTTTTCTTTAGGCTTAACAGACTTTGCCACTTTCTCTAAAGTAGTCATGTAATCATCTATTTTAGACGTGATATTAGCTACAACGTCCTTGTGTTCGCCAGCTTTTGCAGGTTCCTCTTTTATGAGATTCATAGATTCGGTACGTTGCTTTTCAAGCACATTGATCGCTTTTTTCAACTTCTCAGTGACTTTATACTTCTTCTCTTCGAGAGCTTGTTCACGTTGCATGCATTCTGCGCATAAACCCTCTGCAACAGTCGCCGCTAATTCTTTATCTGGATACACCCCGTGTATTTGGTCTGGTACCATTTGAGATCCTTGTAAACCTACTAGAGGATCTATGGGTTGAATCATTCCTTTCATTGCGCATCCATCTTCTGGCTTCTTAACCAAAAAAAGCTGGGATACGGCTCCATCGAGTTCTCCCTCTTTTACAGCGTGCTTCTTGAGTTTATTTTCGAGAAGTCTAAGTTGTTTTCTTGTCAGCATACTGGTTTTTTCTTATAAATATCTACTCCTGTTCGCTTTTTATTCGGTTCAATTGCTCTTTTACGGCATCATAAACATTCTTTTTGTTTCCACCGACCCAAGATTCTATCTGTCCATTCTCGGTAACATACGTTTCGTTGTCTTTATACCAAGCCTCCAGAGCGTCTTCAATGTCCTTTAAATAAACTGTTTGATTGCTCTTTACAATCTGTGTACTGTAACTTTCAAAAGTGCCCTGTTTTTTCAATTCTGCTTCCATTTCTATGACACAATCTAAGCACATAGAGTGTATAGAATACATTTTTTTGTTTATATCGTCTGCCCTCATGTGTTTTTTACACTTTGGACAGGCTATTGGAAAGTGGGCTAATTTCCTTATAGAATCGTGCTTTGTGACACTCTGTTTTATCCCGTTTTTTATTGTCCAATTTTTTCCGTTTTCTTCCCAAACTTCGCCCTCTTTTCGATATTGTTTTTGTTTTTCCCATCCAGATTGGACTTGGGTTTTTTCTCCAATTTGTCCAGAGATGAGATTTCTCATCCGTTGTACCTCTCGTTTACTAAACTCTTTGTTTAAATTTGATTCTTTCATGACTTTTATTTGTCTTTTAATTTTAGAAGATCTACTTGATAATGTGTGGGATTGTTATCGCTATGTTCAAATGCTATACCTCCTGCAGATTCCCAAGGTTGAGTATTAAGTTTTGAATCGTCTATAAGAACGCATTTTTCTACGTCATTCGGATTCATACCCTGAAGTACCTCGTGTTTTTTACCGGTAGATTTGAATATCACGCTTTTCGGCATTGGAGAAAGATGGAGATTTATCCACTCAAGTTTTCCCTTCTTAGAATCTGTAAAATTAGAGGGGTCCGTGAGTATTATCACCCCGTATTCTCCTATCTTTTCCCACAGTCTTTTTCCCGCTGAAGTCCATGGCATGTTAGCCCAAAAATCTTTTCCTGCTTCGTCTATTGCGTTCTTAAAACTTGGTATGCCTTTTTCTTTTTTGTATTCTGACGGAGAGTTTCCGAAATAGTGTTCAAATTGCGCATCGAAATCGCACAATACCCCGTCCATGTCACAGTATATCTGATAGACTTTTGTGTCTTCTTCGTTTATCATCTCCATGTAAACTACTGATTCGTAAATCATGGGATTCATCTTTCCGTAATTCCTTAATAGAACACCAGCTTTGCTATTCGCTTCGTTCTCATAATCTGATCCAGTTGCTCCGTCCATTACGTCTATACCAGCTATTTCGTGTTGACTGTGATGAACCAGTTCATGACCCAAAGTTCTAAGAACGTCGGCCAAATTCCGGTTTTTCATGTACACTTGAATGCTTTTTCCGTCTGGATAATAGCCTCCGAAACTCGCTTGATCTTTTACTGCTTTATTGTCATGGTGTAAACGGATCTTAGGTGCTTCTTTTATCTGAAGCTCATGATAGCAGTACTTCAAGAAATCCCTTATTATCGCTATTTTTTGTGTATCCTTCATGAGAATTATCGGAATTGTGATTGCATTCCCCTAGTTATGAAAGACCCAGTGATCTTATAGGGTTTATCGTAAACCTTGGGGTTTCTAACCACTATACCCTCTTGATCGTTAACGTCTCCTAAAGGAGAGCTCATTGATTTGAGTATAGCTTCTCCTAATTTTTCTGTTGCTAGATATATGACAAAAGAATCTATAGCAATTTTCATGTCTTTAGGATCAGCGACCATGTCTTGGATGTTTTGACCCCCGTTTATCGCCATGAAAACTTGTTTGCTCAACGCATCGACAGTTTTACCGTCTTTCAATTTTAGTTTCTGACCTTTAGTATTCTTAGCATCCTTCAACCACTGATCCAGGGTCTTGGTTTCTTTCTTACCTTTAGCGTAATTCACCGTATAGGATTTACCCAATTCGGTTGAAAGACTAGAACTCTTTTCCATTTTTGCCGGTATCACATTGAACACTTCGAATCCGTACTTTTTAGCTGTCGGTTTCAAAGCATCTACCAAAGCTTGAAGATCGTTTTTAGAATAAGACATTTCACCTATAGACCTTTTTCCCTCTTTCGACTGTTTTACTTCAAGCAAATTGTGTATCACTATGAAATTCTTTTCGTACTTTTGCACGTTAGATTTTCCTTCTACGTATTCTATGTTAAGCATAATGTTAGGATTCTTCATGATTCCCAATTTGCTTAACGCAGATTTAGCAGACGGTAATGCCTCGTTGAATATCTTAAGAACGGTGCCACCGATCTTTATCATTCCATGACCCTTTTCGAACCTGTCTTTTAAGTCTTTAGTTGTTACACCCTTTACATCCAGAGATTTGTTAGACCCACGGTCCAACGCAAATTCTTTACCACTATCGGTATTTACAAGCCTAATGGAAGAATTTATGCCGTCTATTTTTAGGGGCACTTCGTTATTCTTTAAATACGTCTCAGTGTCTTTAAAGACTTTTATGAGATCAGATCCGTTTTTCACTGTAGGGATATCAAATGGGTGGGCCATGTGTCCAGCTGCTCCTCCCTCTGTAAGTAATTGTCTTATGGCTGTTCTAAATACCGCCACACTTTCCAAGATATCAGCAAATTCTCTTAACTTTTTAGTAGGAGTTTTCAGCTTTTTTTTTGACAGTATGTCGAAAATGTTCTGTATGATGTTCTTAGGAACACCTGGATAGTTTGTAGCAAAATTATTTACGTCGCCTAGTTTAAGATCTTTTCTGAGCACGCTAGCGCTTATACCGGTTCCGTTCAATTTGTCTGTACGACCTCTATACAATAAGGGTCTTGTATCTATTGGAAGTAAAACTGGATTTACGCCTTTCGGCGTCATCTTTTTGTCTCTAGGAGTTGGAACTGTTTTGTGTTTTCTTAGATAGTCAACAAATACCTTGGATCTTTCAGCGTCAGATCCCTTTGAACTAGCTCCCATTGCATATTGTCCTGTTGCTGATTTGTCCAAATTCAACACTGTTTCAAACGCTGCTTCCATGGGATTATCTACATTAGAAGCGACTACTTTCACTTTTGGGTGAGTAGGAAGAAGTTTCCAAACGGCTAAAGATTGATTTCGGCCTATTCCGTCTCGCTCAGAGGGACCGACAAGCACCACCACTTTTTCAACACTGGGATCAGCGGCGTAAGCGTTTGCGAGTTGTAGGTGTCCCACGTGTGGAGGTTTAAATCCTCCGGGGAGTAAAACAGTAGTCTTCATACGTATAAATATGACTACTCGTGGTTCACTAATGACCTATCTTTTACTTTGTGGATTTCTATGTAGGAGTCTACCACGTCACGCATAGAGTCAATGTGGGATATTATAACTATAAATTTGAATTGGGTCTTTAAGTAATCGAAGAGCAGCGACATGGATCCAAGGTTTGATTTGTCCAAAGATCCAAAGCCCTCGTCTATCGCAATAAAATTGGGCCTGGGAAGGGTGGATATGTTGATAAGTGCTGTACGAATTGCTAGGGACGAGACGAACTTTTCCATTCCGGAAGTCAACTCTAAAGGCCAAAACCGCTCTTCGCTGTAGGCGATGTAGGCGTTGACGTTCTTATCGTCAGTTTCAAATACTATCCTAAAATCAACCAATTGAGAAAGGATGTTGTTGACTTCCTCTTCTATCTGTGGTATTGTTACAGATATGACTTCGTGAGGTATTCCGTCCCTATGAGTGGCTTCTAAATAGTATTGATACAGTTGGTGAGAAGTTTCAAGGCCTTTACGCTTATCAATCTCAGTTCTTAAATCGTCTATGCTCTTCTCAGTTATCTTTATCTGCGCGTTTAGATCTGATAGCGAGGAGTTCAACAATTTTATTTCCGCATCAAGCACTTTGATATCACGCTTGGTGTCCTCTATCTTTTTATTTGTTATTTCGTTTTTCTTAATGGAAGAGAGTTGTTTTTTTCTAAGTTGTAGTTTCTCTTCGCCCAATTTTATTGAATCCTCCTCTGATTTTATCTTATTGATGACTCTCTCAAGTTTCAAAGACAATTCAGAAGACTTATTCTTAAGGGTCATTAAGATTCTTTTAACTTCTTCGTAAGAATCTCTAGATTGCTCGATCAATGCACACTTTTTTACACTAGAGGCGAGTTCTTTGTGCTTATTTTCTAACACTTGAAGCTTCTCTTTATCTGCAGTTATTTGTTCTTTTGCGGTTATGGCGTCTTTTACAAACACATTTCCCATGCAATACTTACAGTTTGGATCGTATTCCAACTCTTTCAATTTTCCCATTTTATCCAATTTATGGGAAATGTGCTCTGATAACTTTTGTTTCTCTATATTAACGTTATTGAATTCGGTTACGAGTTGTTTACACTCTTCTAATTGTGTCTTGAGAGATTTTTCATCGACTGAATCGATTCTAAAATGTAACTCGTCTATCTCTATAGCAAGAGCATGTAGTTCGTTAGTGAGTAATTGTTTTGCCTCTTTAAGATCTACCAAATTGCTTTTCGAAGATTGTATGCTGTTGCTTATTGCCTTTTCGTCTATTATAGAAGTATCGACATACTCAAGTTCTTTTATGAGTTTTTCTAACTTATCAGTCAAAACAGACTTCTCCGAGTCTGAATGAATTTTTTCTAGATTTTGTTTTTTTAGATCTTTGTTGTATTGTTCTAGATTGTGCTCTATCTCGCAGAGTTTTGATTCGTAGTCGGTTTTCTGGAAGTGTTTTAGTACCGCTGCATTTTCCCTGGCGGTCTCGTTTGCTATATTGTACAGTTCTTCGAAGACTCCTATGTCCATAAATTGACTCAGTAGGTCCTTACGGTCTTTCTGATTCATGTCTATGAACCCAGTATTGTTGCTCTGTGTGGATAGTGTCGTTAAAACAAAGTCCTCGTAGTTACCCAGCAAGTTTTTTATGCTATTATTAGTGTCCGATCGATCTTTTCCGTTTAGAGAAATCTTGTTTCCTTCTTCATCTACGTAGTAGAAATCTACTTCTACCCTAACGTTTCCAGAGTTTTGTCGCTTAGCGTTTCTCTCTATGAAATAATCGAGCCCGTTGAGCTCAAAATTCAATTTACAGTAAAACGTGTTGCTACTTGAGTTCATGACTTGGTGACCACGATTGGTCTTGGTACACTTATCGAATATGCAATACGTCAAAGAATCAAGCAACGTGGACTTACCACTTGCGTTAGGCGCAAAAAGTCCAAAAGTACCTTTCATGTTCGTAAAATCGACGAAATTGTTCTTTCCGTAGCTGAACATGTTCTCGAACTCAAAGCGCTTGGGAATCCACATGGAGTTCCTAGGTACTTCGCTTTTCTTCAGTGATTTATTAACCTGTTCGTTGATCTCAAGAACTCTATCGAGCTCCTCTTGTTTCAAATCATGCTTCTGTTTGAGAAAATCTGTGAGTAACTTTTTCTGCTGTTCTATGGATCTAAAGTCCAACGTTTTAGAAGCATCGAGAGTCTTTTCGCTAGAGGTGAAAGTACTCATCCTCTGAGTTGTGATTTCTACAATGTTCTTCTGTTTTCTCACGCTGTCGACTATATCGCGCAGAGTTGCTTGATCTGTGTTCTTGTATCTTACTCGAAGGTGCAAATTCTCTGGAAGCGTTTCGTCTATGGGTTTGTGTAGACCCGCATCGACATCTATGGTGTAAAACGCCGTGTCGTTTTCTACCTCAACGAACTCCACGAATCTGCTTTCTACCTCCCATAGCAAATAACCGTGCTTGCGTTCTTCTCCGTGGTTCTGTTGTATTAAGGATCCTGGATAGGCAACTGTTTTCTGTGGGTTTAAGAACTGTGTCTTGTGTATGTCGCCCAAAAGAACCACATCAAAGCCTCGGAATTTTTCCACAGTCATGCTCTCGTTCTCTATGATGAACCCAGCTTCAGTCGTGCAATTGTTTACGGGACCATGATAGAGCGCGATGTTTACTTGGGAATTTTCCATAACAGACGGGTAGTCCTGTTCATCGTCCATGACAGACCAGTGGTAAAAATCCACATTACCTAAGCGAATTATGGCGGAATCTTTATAGTACTCTAGCTTAGATGACGCCATAGCATTTACTATCGGGGTCAACGCGTCGAGTCTGTGAGAATTATTGAGGTTCGTATCGTGATTTCCGGGTATCATGAGCACCGGTGCGATGTCACACAGACCGTTTAGGAACTTTTGAACCTCGTTGAACAGTTCGGGTGTGACGTCCGTTTTAGAGTGTACTATATCACCAGTAAGAACTATAAGATCGTTCTTAGTTAGATTTGTTTTTATCCTATCGTACAACCTATTGAACACACGATTGTATTCTGCGTGTCGTTTGTAATTCCTAATGTGTACGTCCGATACGTGATGTATTTTATCTATCTTGGATAGCGGTAGTTTTGATTTTACTATGTCGCTCATATTTTGTACAATACCATTTGCATCTTTCTAAAAAATAAATCTTGTGTATTCATGGGTTTAGCTTGCTGCAGCATTTCGATCATCTTATCGAAACCCAAGATTGATGGATCTTTGTCTTCCATGTCTAAAAAATAAACGTCTTTTCCCATGTTTAATAGCTGCTCTGCGTAGTCGTAACTCTCTCGCATAGCGTCCTTATCCAAAGCTAAATATATAGTTTTTACTTGAGATTGTACAAGTTTCATCATGAGTGCTTTGGGAATTGTTTTACCGAACAGGGGTATAGCGTTTCTTTTTATGGCTATCGCGTCAAACGCTCCTTCGCAAAGCACCACTGGAACGTTGAAATTGATATAGTATTCGAAACCAATGATGTCAGTCTTCTTGATACTTGGTGCATCGTAAGCAGGTTTAACATTTGGGTCTATCGATCTAGCCACGAAGTAATTTAATTTTCCTTGGGAATCGAAAGACGGAACTATGACTCTGTTTCTGTACCTCCCTGACATGCAATATCCGATTTGGTACTTTAGAATGTCTTGCTCAGTTAGACCCCTCTTTTTTAAATACGTGATAACTCGGTTTTCGTACGTATCTTTTTTAGAAAACGTAATCAATTTATATTCTTTAGGTAATTCTACTACGTTTTCTTGTGACTGAGTGTCTTCTTTGGTGACGCTCATACCGTAGTATTGTTTCATCTCGACTATAGCTGATGACGGCGCCACAATCTTTTTTAGAAGTGAAGAGGGATTTCCTCCTTTTGTGGGAGGATGACACGTCCAACAGTTATAAGCGCCTGTACGTACGTTTACTACGAGCTTCGGTTTCCTGTGCTTGCAGATTGGGCAATTGAACGTATAATTATCAAGCTTATCGGGCTTACCTTTGCCCAATTGGGACTCTAACACGCCGAGTATAAGCTTCTGAACACTCTTATCCAGGACTTCTTTTTTCTTGCTCATGTATTTATTATAAACAAAATTTTTTTATTTAGAAAATTTCGTTATATTGTAGGAAAGATTATCGTTCGGGGTCTATACACATAGCTTGGTGAAATTCCATGGGTGTGTTGTAGAGCGATCGCTAAACAATCTACCAGGCGCTAAGACGAAGTAATATGCGTCAGGTATATAAATAGAGCGTAGGCATAAAAAGAACACCAATATCGGGTGATCCGACGGTGAAAGACCGCTAAGGGGGTGTTCTAATAATCTGAAACTCAAAACGGAGTCAAAAATTTTGTACCCTTATAGAAACCACTATGTCAAATAGAGAAAAAGAAGATAACTTAAAAGTTGAAGACATATTAAAAATCGCTAAAGAATCTATAACAGATAAAGACATGGATTATGTATACACCTATCTATATAGTATAATGGATAAGTTTTCTGAAGATGAATTAGCTGTTATAGCTACCGCACTTGAAAAGCTAGACGAAAATTTTTACGATGACGAAGATGAGTAATTCAAAAATAGCAATTTATGGCCTTTTAGGCTGCGAAAAATGCGAAAATACAGCAAAGAAGTTTAGAGAATTAGCTATAGATTACGAATTTATAGATTGTTCTGGGTACAACGAAACGTGTCATAATCTTGAAGTATTAACAGGCGCAATAGATTATCCCATAATAGTTATTGATAATACCGTAATATATCAACTTCTAAATTACACTAAATCTGCCGCTGTTAGACAGCTAAACGATAAACTAAGTGGAATTGGTGTTCTAACGTTTCACGAACTAATGGGTTCAGCTATAAGTGAATATAAGAAGCGCTATACACCGTAATCGATTATTTCCAATATAGTTTATTTTTATGTACTTTCATAAACATGGAAAATAATGCTATTATGAAAATGAAGGTTTTGACTGAATTAGAGATCGAGGAGAATCTCAAAACGTTCTATGAGTACATAGATACGTACATCACTAGCGAAAATAAGGTTCGTGGAGAGAAACTGAAATCATTCTATAAAAGTATAGAGCTTGTATTAGCCACATCTCCTGCTTCGTCTAAAGTAACTAGGCACAATTGTTTCGCTGGAGGATACTTGGACCACGTTATTAACGTGACTCAGGCTGCGTTAGTGTTCCACAAAGTTTGGACCAAATTTGGTCAGGCACAGGATTATACGTTGGAGGAATTAGTTTTCTCAGCGATCAATCACGATTTAGGAAAATTAGGAACCAATGAAGAGCCTTTTTATATTCCTAATGATGTACAGTGGCAATTGGATAAAGGCATATACTACAAGTATAATACAAATATCCCCCATATGCGTATTGCAGACAGAAGTTTATTCTATCTACAAAATGCTGGTATACCCGTAAGTGCGAAAGAATTTTTAGCTATAAAACTTCACGACGGTCTTTACGAAGAAGCAAATAAATCTTACTACATGTCGTACAATGAAGACTACGAATTGAAATCAAACCTTCCTTACGTACTTCATCAAGCAGATCTTATGTCAAGCAAAATAGAAACACAAAAATAAAATTATGATCTTAGGAATAGTAGGAATATCTTTATGGATAACAACCATGGTGGGATGGGTTATATTTAACCTCTACAATAAAAATAAAAAATTAGAACAAATGGCGAATAATTACGCCAATTTTTCAAACGAAATGATAACTCTCGTACGAGAATTCGATGAGGTGGTCAATAAAATAGATTCCCAAATTTGGGTGCAATCTGATCCTGAATTATTAGCGCTTTTCGATAAAATCAAAGAGATGCAAAGAAAATCAAAAGAGTTCCTAAGTTAATATGGAGAACTTTTTGCAGGAGTCAGTACAGTACACAAAGAAGGGTACTGTAAGAAAGAGAAAGCCCAAGAAATCTAACAACTATTTTACGGAAGACACACAGAACGCGATCATAGAATATAGAAAAACTGAAGATCCTTACCTAAGGAATAAGATATACAAGGAGAGAATTCACGGCGCTTTTTACAAACTTGTAGAGAACATTATACACACTTTTAAGTTTTATCATATGGAAGCTGATTCCATAGAAGACCTTAAGTATGAAGTGATATCTTTTCTGCTTCAAAAACTTGATAAGTACAACGCGTCTTTGGGAAAAGCGTATTCATACTTCGGTACAATAGCCAAAAGATACCTCATAGTGTATAACCAAAAGAATTATAAGAGCAAGATATCCAAAATAGAGGTTAAAGAGGTAGATAACGAAGAAAAAACTATAGATAAACTAATCAATGACGAGTTCAATAATGAACTTGACGCAGAAAAACTTATAGAACAATTCATAAAAACGGTCAACGATAGGTTGTTTGAGACCTTTCAATCGCCTCAGGACGTAAAAGTAGCTATATCCCTGATAGAGATATTTGAAAAAAGAGAGTCCCTTGACATCTTCAATAAGAAATTGATCTACATATACGTGAAAGAAATGGTGGATGTTCAAACAAACACCATAACTAAAGTCATAAAAAAGCTCAAAAACATATACAAAGAAGTGCTCGAGGAGCACATACAGAAATCGGACTACTAGGATATTTATAAGAAAACACAATATGGAATTAGATAAACAGGTGTTTTCTGGCAAAAATGTGTCCGATCTATTGCAAGAGATCTACGATCGCCAAAAAGAGCAGGATACCACTTTGAAAGAGAAGTTGGGCCTGCTTTCTTCCTATATTGAAACTCCGGGTGACGCAATAGTCATGATGCCCCTTATTAAAGACCTCATGGACACTGGGGTTAGAAACAACGAGGTGCTCCTGAAGATGGTTCAATTGTTTAAACAATCTTCCGAACAAAAAGCCTCTGGGGAATCGGGGAATTTGACTCAAAAAGACATAGACGATCTATTTAATGATTTGCCACCGAGCGCTTTTAGTGGCCAACAAAAACTCATAAAATAATGTCTCTTTTTTACAAAGGCTATAACAACGATGGAAAGAAAGAGACGGTTCCTTTCATAATAGGTCGCGTAAAAGAAATAGTATTAGAGAATTCCGTCCCTACGCCTGATTCCCCATTAGAACCCACAACCACGAGACGAGACATAGGCCGAATATCTTTTGAAGTAATGTTCTCTAGTTTAAACCAATCATTTTCAGACGGAACTACAAATTTTGCCTATCCAATGTTTAGTTCTATCAAGAACTATCCGCTATTGAATGAGTTCGTAATGATTATATCCGGACCGGACTCTAATTTGAACGATGGTGTAGATAGAGCCTCATTCTATTATATGCCTCCGTTCTCAGTTTGGAATTTTCCCAATCACGGGGCTTTTCCTCGTTTAGATGAATTACAGAAATACTACGATAGCATATCAAGTAAACCTGGATACAACAACAGCAGGAATCGCAACAATCCCAAAACTTTTTCTTTTCCGCCCATTCCTATGGGAAACACATTTGCAGAAAAACAAGACATAAGGGGATTAAAACCTTACGAAGGCGACGTCATATTAGAAGGGAGATTCGGCCAGTCAATAAGATTGGGAAGTACAAACGTAGATAAACAAAGACCCGGCGTAGTTTTAAATCCATGGTCTTCTGATAAAAATTCTCCAAATAGTCCAATAACTATAATAAGAAATGGACAGGGGCACAGAGAAGAGGTGGATTATCAAAGTCTTCTCGATGAAGACATAAACAACGATGATTCATCGATTTGGTTGACTAGTAACCAATCTATAACTTTTACAGGCTTAGATTTTCCGTTATTGTCTTACGGATTGGGAAGAACTATATATAACCCCAAAAAATCAATCATAACAAAAACAGAATATAATCCTCCAACTGATACCATACCAGCTCGTACGTTGGATTCTTAATCTAAAGTAATTTCGTATGCCACTATCCGATTATAGACCACAATTTCCATATAGCGGAAGCCAAACAATGGTAGTGTCCGATAGGGTTTCTTTATACTCTAAAAATGATTCTTCGTTTATTTTTGGAAAAGAGTCTGTTGGATTATCCTCAAAGGGCACTATAAATCTAGACGCAGACATATACACTGCAGTTTTCTCTAAAAAAATATACTTAGGAAACGGAGCAGAAAGTGAGAACGAACCAGTTATATTGGGTAAAACAATGGTTGACGCAATTCAAAAATTTTGCGATACAATGTATACAGCCACTGTGTTTGCTCAAGCCGCTGGACCTGGGAATGACGCAGCATATAAAGCCGCTTTTGAAAAAATGAATAGCTCAGTAGCTGCTTTAAAATCAACTTTGAACAGCACACTATCTAAAACAACATTTGTAAAATAAAATGTCATTCAAAGATTTAAACGTAAACATACAACTGGCTTTTCCTAATTGTAAAGAGAGTAAGGGATTAGAGAAATTGATGTGTAAATCCTCTATAGGTGTAGTAAAGCTAGGAAATACATTCGAAATAATATTTTATGGAAAACCCGATGAAGTAAATAATTTCAAAAACGGAATACTTCGTCCAAAAGATCCATTAAAACTAGGCATAATTCCAATAGTTAGATTAATAGCGTCTATCAATTATTGTGATATCGTAGGGTACGGCATTTCAAAAGTTCCTCGAGGCAGCGCCAACGATAATTTCGATCCAGATAAACCACCGGGAGATGATGCTCCTGGCATAAAAAGATCGCTTTGGAAACTACAAAAAGTATCTTACGATTCTCAAACTGAGATAGATAAGTTCATGTCTCAATATTTGGACGTGCAAAACCCCGAATCTAAGAACGCTCTATTCAAATTGATGCGTAAATTGAAAAAGGGTTTAACTACTGACATAAACACCATCATAAATGAGAGGTTCTTGGAATCAAACGATCCGAATGAAAGTAAATCTGGATTGGATAATCTTATAAATTCTGCTACACAAACCAGGGGATTTGCGGCGTATCAAAGTTTAGGGGGAAACGGTTTGGGAGATGCAACATCGGAGATAAAAACTCTGATAACCGCTTTTCCAATGTTACAAAGAGCGAACTTATACTTAAACGGAGTCTTTTCAGCAATAGACGGATACTCTGATTGGAGGCAAATACCCGATAAAGATTTTCAAAAGTTTATGTTACGAATACAGAACATAAGAAAATTACTCATATCAATACAGTCACTTTCCTCTCCATTGGCGTTTTTAACCGGCGTTGGATTAACATTAGCTGGCCCTAGTTTGGCTAACATTTCTGAAAAAGTTCAATCCATAATAAAACCAGAGCGAGCTATACCGTTTCTAAAAAAAATAATCTCTGTATGTAGAAAAATACAATCCATATGTCAAACGTTATTAAACATTATACAGGTTTTACAAATGGTTATAAAAATAGTGATGGTAATAATCATTGTTATAAAGTTTATTGCTAAACTACTAAAAAAATTACCTATTCCAAACATATATACAACTACTGGCATAACTACAACTATATCTGATACTGCAACAACGCTGGACAAAGAGGTTATAGGTAAGCCGGAGAAGCCAAATACTCTATTTAATAGATTAGGACAGGCCTTATTTTTATGCGAATTAATAAGAATTCTAATTAATAGTGTACTTGCACCAATAAACGAGATCATAAAAAATATCAACCTTATAATCATACAATTGAGTAATTGTCCTAATATGGATAAAGACGTACTCGATGACCTAATAGGGGCAAGAGACGGTATGCAAAAGTATGCTGACATGATGTATCTGTTCTCTAAAAATAAGGAACTCAATGATGCAAAAGACGGAATATATGATCCCAACTCCCGTTCAGTGGACGACGTGTTAAACGATCCCCCAAACATGGATGATAACGGTCTATCTGATTATTGGGGAGTTAATCCCTTCATAAGAAGCGGATTGCCTAAAGATACAAGAAACGGAATAGACGCTAGTGGAGTAAATGATCCAAGCGGTAAATTGGGGCAGTATGACATAAAGATAGTAAACGAAGAAGTAGTAGAACCCACGTTCAATTTAAGAAGAAGATACGGGGTGGCGCTTGACAATAAAGGCATAGTCGTAGTTCAAACGCCACCAACGTACGCATCAGATAGTCAAATTATAATAGAGGAAGTAAAGCAATTGTTACTGTCTAAAAACCTAGTCCAACACTACTCTTCTCTTTATACTAACGACGAAAAAGCATTGATTCAAACAGTAGAAAACTACCTGTTTGATAATACCTTAAACTGGGATAATTTCCCCAACTTAAGCAACAATAGGTCGGTCCCGGAAAACGGAACTCAGCCAACTAGAACGCAAAGCGCCGAGGATGAAGAAGTCGCCGAAGGATTTTCTCCGAAAGACGTAGGATATACAGAAGACGACGGTTTATTTGATACAGAATTTCTAGGAGACATCGATCCTGATTTAGACCAATATTCAATGGATCCTCCTGACAATGAGGACGAAGATAAGGGTCTTGGATTAAACGCTTTTGTGAATAAGTTAAAAGGGGGAAGAAAATTAAGAAATAGAATGAGGAAAATGATGGAGAAAATATTGAGTGCGTTTAAGAAAGACACAGATAAAGCTAAACAACAGACTCCAATAGAATCTAAAAAACAAATTCCGGATACTAAAGTCAACGATTCCTTCAACAAACAAACTCAAAACCCCAACGTGGACTTAACCAGGGGAGATAACTCTTACTTTGGAATAGTTAAAAATTCTTCAGGTCAATCAGTGGCTAGCATACAATTAAGAGCTGATGATGCCGAACTAGCAAAACAAAAATTGATAGACAAGTACGATCCAAATCAAGAAAAGAACTACACCTACATAATTAATCCTGGATAATAAAAAACTAAAAGCCATATTTATCAATATGAGTAAATTAGACGCACTTAGAAAATTAATCAGAGAGGAGATCAGGTCAGCCATAAGAGAAGAGCTGCCTAGACTACTTTCTGAAAATAAACACGTCGAAAAAGACCCCGATTATAAAAATAAGATTCGGGAACAGGTTAAAAAGAGCGTTACTGGAGGAATTCCTCTAACCCTAAACGAACCTCGCCGGGCTGCACCCGTGCAATTCAGCGGTAATAATCCGTTATCTATGTTACTGAACGAGACCGCACAAAATATGACTCCAGAAGACATGGGTGAGACCAGGGAGCCTTCTGTTGTGTCTTCTGTTAGTGACATGATAGGAACAGCTAGAAAAAGCAGTAATTTAGAAATGGTGGAGATAGAAAACGTTCCGGACTTCTCAGGTATTATGAAAAAGTTAATGAACAAGTAATACCCGTGAAATGGCATATAACGCAAAAAGAATCGCACCCGTAGACCTAAAAAGGTCTGTAGCTTTGGGAGTGAAGATACCCTTCTCTTATCCAAGTGCTTTCACTAGCGTTTATACCACAAAAGATCAAATAAGATATAACATAATTAACTTTCTCTTAACCAATAACAGGGAAAGAGTGTTTTATCCCAATTTTGGAGCTAATTTACGAGCCCAATTATTTGAAAACATAAGCCCGGATAATCTTTCAAATCTTGAACAACAAATAGCTGCTCAAATAGACGACAGATTTCCTATAGTTCAAGTCATCGAGTGCTATATAACTCCCCAAGAAGACTCAAATATCATAACTTTAAATTTGGCATATAGGTTATTAAACTCTAACGAAACAGACGATTTAGTCGTAGGCATAGAAAACCGTTAACATGGAAAACAACATAGACATAAAGTATTTAAACAAAGATTTTAGCACTTTTAAAGCTGATTTAATAGAGTACGCTAAAGCCTATTTTCCAACTGTATACACGGACTTTTCGCAAGCGTCACCCGGTACTATGTTTATAGACATGGCATCTTACGTTGGTGATGTGCTCTCGTTCTACCTAGATAACCAGATACAAGAGACTTTCGTACAATACGCCAAGCAAAAGAATAATCTATATGCTCTTGCGTACATGATGGGATATACCCCAAAGGTCACCTCTGCCGCAGTAGCAAAACTTCAAGTTTACCAAGTTATTCCCGCTATCACTTTCGGCGGACAAAAGTATCCTGATTTTACTTACTGTATGGTAATAAAACCAGGTATGACAGTAAAATCAGGCGCTAACGGATCAGTGAGTTACTACATTCCTAATAAAATAGATTTTTCATTATCATCATCGTTAGATCCAACCGAAGTATCAGTATACGAAATAAATGGAGCAGGAACTCCACAGAGCTATCTGTTAAAAAAAGAAGTAACCGCGGTATCAGGAGAAATAAAAACTCAGAGTTTTGTTTTAGGATCAGCTCAAAGATTCACGACTTTAACGATATCCGATTCAGACATTGTATCAATAGTAAACGTGACTGATTCTTCGAATAACGTATGGTACGAAGTTCCGAATCTGGCTCAAGATTATATATACAATCCAGTAAGAAACATGGCCGTCAACTATCCAGATCTGTATCAAGACGCCAATCAGGTTCCATATATAATGCAAAAGGTAAAAGTGGATAGGCGATTTACAACTAGATTTACCAGTAAAGAAACTTTAGTAATGGAGTTCGGAGCGGGTGTAAATTCTGTTATAGACGATTTAATACTACCCAACCCATCGACAGTAGGAGTGGGTTTGACCTCTGGATCAACAACTATCAATACGGCTTTTGATCCAACTAACTTTTTAACAACCTCTACATATGGTTTAGCTCCTTACAATACAACCTTAACTGTCACTTATCTAGTGGGAGGAGGAGCAGCTTCAAATGCAAAATCGGGAGAGTTATCCGTAATTGGCAGCTATAGTTTAAACGGACCTGGAAATGCGTATTCAAATACATTAGCGGTTGGCAACGAGGACCCGGCCTCTGGAGGAGGTGATGGGGATACGGTCGAAGAGATGCGGATCAACATAAGAAACGCGTTTAGCGCGCAAATGAGAGCAGTTACCCAGCAAGATTATATGGAACGCGCGCTAGAAATGCCTGGAAAATACGGAAAAGTGGCAAAAGTATACATGTCTAAAGATGATTCTGTGTTCTCAAATTACAATGTGGGAACCATGATAAACAAAGACCCATCTAATATGAGCATGTATGTATTATCCCTAAACTCTAACGGAAATTTAGAAGCACCCAGTGTGTCTCTGTTAACTAATTTACAAACTTATCTTTCAGATTACAGAATGATGACAGATAGTTTACTATTAAAGAGCGGATACATAATAAACATCGGATGCAATTTTGATATCATTATGAGACCCGGTTACAATTCTCAAGACGTTATATCTAAGTGCATATTAGCGTTAAAGAATCATTTCAACATCAATAATTGGGAAATGAATCAACCTATAATACTTTCGAATGTGTACTCTTTGTTGGATACCCAAGACGGAGTACAGACGGTAAAAAGAGTTGAGATAGTAAACAAATCGGGAGAATCTAGTGGCTATTCTAAATACGCTTACGATATAGTTGGTGCCACTATAAATGGAGTTGTATATCCGTCACTGGATCCCTCTATATTCGAATTGAGGTATCCAAACACGGACATAAACGGTAGAATAGTAACACTGTAAAAGATAAAAAAATGGCAGTATACAAGATATTTGCGGAGGCGGACTCAACTCTCTATTCAAAATTTCCAAGACAAAACACTGGATTGGACGAGATTCTTGAAGTCTCTGTAAAAAATTCTGAAAACATAGGAGCCACTCTAACTCCTTCAGTGGACACCATATCTATAGACGATATCCGTAGAACGCTGGTAAAATTCTCTGACTCTGATCTAGAAACATTAAAAACCTTTAGAACGGGATCCTGGAAAACGTATTTAAACCTATACGTAGCTAACGCCGAAAATCTGAACACAGATTACGACGTTGAGATCAGACAAGTGGATCAGTCTTGGGCAATGGGAACCGGAAAATTTAACGATTCTCCTGAAACAAAGAACGGTGTTAACTGGTACAATACGCAATCCTGGTATTCCGATACCACAAACTGGGCTAATCCATCCTACTATTTAACTTCGGGCGGAGGATCATGGACGGGTACATACACAACACAGTCTTTCGATTATCAATCAAACAAAGACATCCATGTCGATGTAACAGATATAGTCACGTCTTGGTTTAACAATGCACAACCAAACAATGGATTTTTAATAAAGCATCCAACAGTAATAGAAAACAATCAAAGCAGTTATATAGCTTTGAATTATTATAGTACAGATACTCACACTATTTATCCTCCTACACTAGAAATACGTTGGGATGATAGTCAATATGTATCTGGAAATTTACAGGAGGCACAAACCGCAGCTTCAATAGTTAGCTTGGCAAACAACTCTTACAAATTTAGCGCTAAAACCAAACAATACAAGTTTAAAATAAACTGTAGAGATACTTATCCGGCTAGAGTATTCACTACTTCTTCGCTATATACGACAAATAAAAGACTTCCCGAAGAGTCTTACTGGTGTATAGTCGACTCTAAAACAAACGAAGTTGTTGTAGATTTTGATGAAAGCTACACAAAAATAAGTTGTGATGGAACTAGCAGCTATTTTAACGTACACTTTAGTGGCTTAGAACCAGAGAGATATTACAAAGTCTTAATTAGAAGTACGTTTAGTTCGGGGGAAACAGTTGCTTTTGATGAAAATCTAATCTTTAAAGTATCTAACTAATGGATAACAAAGACATTCGATTGCTGAAGAAGACTAGGGGAGTAGCCACCTACAATAAAGTAATTGATACTAGGTTTACTGAATTGGTAGCTGAAACACCACCAGAAACCGCTGACACGACTCCAACGGTGGAAGAGTTCTTTGAGTATTACGATACATTATTTTTCGATATACCTCCTTCCGGAGAAATAAATTCCCATCAATACTTGATACAAAGAAGTCAAGAATTTGTTGGAGGATCTATAAATGATCCAGAAAAACAGGCTCTCATAGAGGAAATCAACAGTCTTAAACAACAACTTTTAGACCTTGGACAAACATTCTCCACACTAAATAAAATAACGTTCTAATGGAAATAGTAAGGATATTCGTCGACAATTCAACTATAGATTACCAATCCTACAAAGAACGGGACGAAAATCTAATTGTTTCAAATTTCATAGACAGCAAATTTTCTTCTTTGGGAGGAGATGTAGTGGAGTTTGGCATATATGATAACTCAGACACTCTATTAGATTACGAATATAATTGTAGAACTTACACACCCGTAGGTGCTCCTCAAAACGGTTTAACGTACTCTTCGATATCCGTAAATCCAAAAAGAGATCTAGAATCTTTAGGATACAATCGCGGAAGTTTAAGAATACAATATAATTTCATAAAAAATCTATTCGGATCCGCAGCGATAGGATCAAAGTATTGGATTAAAGACATATCAAAATCAAGAACGGAATTAAGGCTCTCCAGCCAAGACATATCTGACAATACAATACTCTCAGAATTTCAGTTGTTTGATGCTAATGCACAAAACAGAAATTACCAATCTGATTTTTACTTAAACTTCGGTTTAAATAAACTCGTACTTTGCACAAACGCAGCTGTAGAACAATTAAACGATAATCAAGAGACTTATCTACTAATAAAATTATACGAACCTCTACCTGTAGAATTCAAACAAAAAGACGTTCTATGGATAGTAGAAAAATTGGCTGAATCGGTCTTATTTAACGTTAACATTGACGTAGAGGCCGAGGTAGCTCCGGTAAGCGAAAATCTACTTAGAGGACCCAACTTTAACGTAGAGATTAGTAATCAAATAGGACAAACTACGGGATACTACAACTATTCTAGCTTATTTTCTAGTGAAGTATCTTCATCGATACAGCAACTATCTAGTTACTATGACGATAAAGCAGTAGCTATAAATGTTGATTACACAGATTTTTCTAACTTCGTGCACTTCTCAAGTGCAACAGAGAGATTGGAAAACTTTGTGTACAAATTACAGCTAATAGAGCAATATGAAAACGAAATATCATCTAGCCAAACGATAAACTCTAATCAATCTTTAACAGTATCTTACATAAGCCAATCGATTCAATCTGCTAAAGATAAAATAGACAACATAGTAAAAAAATTCGATACTTACGAATACTATCTATATTACGAGTCCGAATCCTTTGCTTGGCCTAAATCTACTAGCACAAAGCCCTATAAACTTTTTGCAACGACTTCTTCTCAAGCCATTGCTTGGCTAGGTGATGACGATACGCTACCTAACCCGTCTAATCCTCTTGCTGTATCGATGTTATTTTCTGCGTCTTTATACGATTCGAATAACAACGATATAATTACTAATACGGCTCCGCAATATCTAATAGAAGATCCCAATAACGCTCCAATGGTATCTTTTATGTACATGTTAGGACAACACTTCGATAACATTTGGCTCTATTATAAAGACGTAACAAATAGGTTCGATGCAACCAATAATCCAAAGAGCGGTATATCAATGGATCTCGTTGGAAATGCTTTAAAGGGATTGGGTTTCAAACTTCATACTAACACCAATCTATCTAATAATCTATACTACTCTCTATTTGGAATGAATCCAGACGGAAGTCTCCTTCCTCCCACCGGATCAGAACTCATAGAGATAAACGCTTTAGGAAATAGAGGTTATGTTACGTCAAGTATAGATACGCTGTCTGCGAACGATATACAAAAAGAACTCTATAAAAGGATATATCACAACTTACCGCTGCTGTACAAATCTAAAGGATCTCAGCGCGCTTTACGAGCACTTATAGCATGTTACGGAATACCTGACACTATATTAGAACCTTCAGAATTTGGTGCGTATCCTAGATATAGACAAACTGGACTTTCTGAGATAAACAACAGCAAAGTTCTTATCTACAACAACGCTAACGAGTTATCGCAATCTGTATTGTCTCCTTACACGACTATACAAAAGAACAATTTTGATTCCTTTAGAAGAGGATCTTACGACATAGAAGTAGGTTTCTCGCCAGCGAACACAATAAATAAAAATCTGCAATCTTCGTCTCTCTTTGTTGACATAGATCAACTCATAGGTAACCCAAATTACCAATACTTGGATAACTATCCAGACTTAGAAAGCTACAGAAACACTTATTTTTCCTCTTCTTATAATTATCCTCATAGTGTTTGGGAGTACATGAGACTCATCAAATACTACAACAACTCTTTATTCAAGACGATAAAAGACTTTGTTCCCGCTCGAGCAAACGTACAATCCGGAATTGTTATAAAGAGTCACGTATTAGAGAGAAACAAATACGCAAGAAATGAACCTAGTCTAAGCGTAGATCTAAAATCTGCAAAATCCATTCTAGTAAAGATATCAGGAGGAAATTCTAGCGATACTCATATGTCTTCATCTTGGATCGCTAATAAGTTTAAAACTCCTACTGGATCCGTACACTATATTTCTACCCAATCAGTGGAATTCTATAACGGAGAATTCAGCGGATCTCGTATTTCGGCGGTAGATGAAAACGGATACATGGAACAAAAAGAACTTTCTTCCAACTATACGGCTGTAGGAGAGTATTCAAGTTCTATATACGTTAATTACGGGGGTCTTTTACACAACGTTACAGCTTCGGCTAGATCTAGAAGATTTTTAAATCTTGATTATACTAGCGGACAAAAGAAACCCGTGAATTTGAATATAATCACGGCCTCATACATTGCCATAGCATCAGCTTCAAGAAATTACGAAAACGCTCCAATATACTGCAATCCAAATTACCCATACGCAGAAGTTCAAGACACAAATTACACATCTAGGGCTTTTACAGATTTAAGATATTATGGTACAAAAACCGTGAGTCGACAATACAACGATTACACAAACGGCGACAAATCTTACGGAAGAACAGCTGCGATAGATAAACTTACAAACTATTTCGTATATCTAGTAGATATATTTACGGCATCAGTCTTCTTTCCAGAAAGATCAAATGCTCAGATAAAATATCTCATAGACGCTAATGAGAACATCATAGATTTAACTAAGACAAACTCTAATATCTTCGAAGTTCAAAATATATTTAAAAGCCAACAAAGTACCGATATAGCGTTATTTCAATACGATGAAAGGAATCCCTATACCCAAAAATTAGTAAACAATCCCAGTCTAAAGATATTTGATGGGGGATACAGATACATACCGGTATATCATAATCTGTCTGGTAGCTTGACACGCGCTCAATTTGATCTTGTAAAACCCATAGACTTTGTAGTACCTAGTGGATCATCTCAAGCATTCAGTGCTCAAGATCCCCAATGGAAATTGACTAACTATAGTTTGTTTGACTATAATGTGATAAGCTCCATAAACTATCCAGAGGGTTTCATAGAAGCGTCAGTAGGCGTAACAGCGTCATACGATCCTGGGGGAACTTTCCCCGGTGGGTACAGCGCTTCTTTAATTATAAATGTACCAAGATTGGACGGACTAAGTACTGAAACCATGATAGTATACTTCACTCCTGGAGGTCCTACGTTGGTCTCATCTTCAATTAAGTATGTATATGATACGGCTCCCATAATTCCAGATCCCATAATATCAGCTTTAGATCAAGGATTGGCGTTTGTATCTAACATAAAAAACTATCCTGATGAAATTGTTGGCAATTACAGTGTATTTTATGTTGAAAGTGTTTTCACTAGTCAATCAGGATTATTCTATAATACAGCCTCTCAAACCGCTGTCATAAAATTGACAGATACGTACGGAACAGAGGACATATACAAGAATTATTCTGTGATATATAGCTCTTCTTCTGATCTATACTTTACTGGATCAGGATTGGAAAGAGTGGTGAAACCTTTTCTATTGAAACCCGGAGATTTCGTAAGTTTTAGAGATACTGGGTCAATTGGTACAGAGGGTTGGAATAGGAAAAACGAGTTTTGCATAAAAACCGTGGAATTCACAGGTAGCTATAACGAGGCAGAATCTAGAATAGTACTAACTTTCAACAGAAACATACCGCTTGGATTGCTATACGGACCCATATCTTCCAACGGGGTTGATTCAACCACAAAAGCTAACTTTAGTTCTTCTAACTTTATAATCTGGCGACACGAGCCAGACGAGACAAATATAGTTTTGGATTTTGATCCAACTGATCCCACGATAAAAGAAGAGGGATTATTATACCCAGAATACATATCTGAGGATCTAAAATTAAGATCCGGAAACATTATAAAATCTTTAAAGTCCCAAAATTTGATCCAGACCACTACAAACATAGCATAAATTCACATCGGCAATATATTTATATTTAGACACACAATAAGAAAATCATGCCATATTTAAATTCAACATCCGTAATAGTAGACGCAATCCTAACAAAGAAGGGAAGAGAGCTGCTGTCAAGAAACGATGGATCCTTTAGAATCACCCAGTTTTCTTTGGGTGATGACGAGATCGATTACACTTTGTACAATCCTAATCACCCATCGGGATCTGCTTTTTACGGAGAAGCTATCGAAGCCATGCCAATACTTCAAGCTTATCCCGACGACAACGAGATAATGAAATATAAGCTCGTAACCCTGCCCAGGGGGACCGCTAAGTTACCTGTTGTAAGTATAGCTAACACTAACATCCAATTAAAACAGGGAGAAAGCACTTCTATAACGCCTACGACACTAAACTACCTTGGCACGACTTCTCAAGGAGAGCCTTCAGGATACACATTCACCATCGGAGACGTTAGAACTATGGCCACTTTCACAGGCATTGGTATAAACACTCCCGCGGCAGTAAATGCTAACGCGACCACTACCATAGGCACAAACGTAAGTCAGACCGTCATAGGCATAACTTGCAATGTGAGTGCTACAACCATTAATACACTGTTTGGTAGTCAAACTAAGCTTCAAACAACCATCACCATCACCGGTAGGGATTCTGGCGCTAGAATTTCTGTGCCTGTGACAATAACAAAATCAGCATAAAATAACAAGACATGTCTTATAAAGCCTTAGATCCCCAAGATTTTGTAATATCCGCGGATGCAATAACTGCGCCGGCGTGGAGTACAAATAATCCCACGTTGACTGTTTTTTATACAGGATCAACATGCTACAATACGAGTAGTTTCTACATAGACGTATACAACGCTCCGTGCTCAAGCACAGCTGCCGCAGTACAATTTTCTATAGCTTACGGGCACTACGCTGGTTCAGGATCTGCTCCTATAAATCCTTTAGTGGTTGGTAATAGTCCTAGTAGAATAACTTACGGACAATACAGAAACTTAGTGTACGGGGATTCTGAGGGCAATGGAAACGTTGTTGGAGGAAGATTCAATTTTGGAGGAACTTCTACAGAGGCCGAATCGATAATAGCTATACCGATAGACAGAAATAGATATAAGGAGAGTTTGCTTCCTGGAACTTTTAAGTTGACACTTGGAAGCGGATCTACATACCTTAACTTGACCGACAATTCGAACGACGTTTCTACTGTAACATATCTTAATTGCGGTAGAGCTTTCGATATAGTTTGGGGATCAAACGGATCCGCAGATACTACACAATTTGAAGAGGGTTATACAATAGCTGGATCTTACGGACTATTCCTTCCTGATATTGGACTTATAATACTGAATCCAGCTGCTCTTTCGCTGAGCGCTGCAAACGGAGGATTAGGTCACGATTTTTACGTTGGTACAGATGCTACTAAAAACGGAGTTAACTACTCTGCGGTTTACGATTTCATAGATAACGGAAACGAATTTACGCTGCAATCCAAAGAGACTGTATCGTCTAATTATGTCTTTGTTAGAGTTAGAAATAGCGAGTTTAACTACACATCAAATCCCTCTTTCATAACGGGATCTGGTACGTTAATCTACGATAATTTCATAAACAGTCCGCAGACATACATTACCACTGTTGGTATGTACAATGACAATAACGATCTGCTAGCAGTTGCGAAATTGTCTAAACCGCTAGTGAAAGATTTCACGAAAGAAGCTCTAATAAGGACCAAATTAGATTGGTAACAAATGAGTCTATGCAAGAATACAATACAAGAATCGGAGATCACAAGCGTACCGATAAAACTAAAGTATTCTCAGACGAGTTCTTGTGGAGGAGATGAAGGCATTCTATTTATCCAAGGATATAACGGCGAAGTAGATTATTCTGGATCTGTAAACCAATCTATTCTTCTATACAGAAAGATTCGACAGCTCTATTATATGGGAGCAATGTCGGGATCTCTATATAATTCGGCTAGTGCATGGGACAATTACGCCCAATCCACCGCGGCCTCTGGGACATTCGAATACGAGGCCAAATATTTTCCAACTCAATCAGGAGCAAAGATCTCCGTGATGCATATTCCCAGAAATTTATTCGGGGAAAGAGTTAGTCCTACCACATTCACTTATTCCAGCGGAAGCGCGCTGTTAACAGACGATGGAAACGGCAACGTGTTAGATATAGCTAGCGACGGAAAATTAATTGGTAACATAATATACGCTCATGGAACCGTAATAATAACAGATCAGAATTACCAAGACGTGTTTCCAAAAAGTCCAGTACTAATGGACTATTACGGTTCCTTCTACGATAACGTTTCCCCGAAAACATTTAATGTAATCACAGGCGTTGATAACGTTGGACAAGGATCCTTTGACTATTCTACACTTAATTTTTTCGGAACAGATCAATCACACCTATTTTCAGCGAATCCTTCTACGGGACAGGTAACTATTGCCGCTAAAGATGCAGGAACATACACAAGTTATTATAATATAAAGAATTCTTTTGATGATTGTGGATTGATTTCTAATACTGCTAAGTGCACTATAACCGTTAATAAATACGTTTACGATTCACTGGCAGGCATGGCAAAAGAAAATGATTGTAGAATCACCGGTTCTGCTCAATATAACGATTGCGAGTTCGCTGGTGTTGCTTACATAATACCCAATCCAACTCCGAGTATAACTCCAAGTATAACTATAACTAAGAGTGTTACAAAAACACCCTCAGTGACTAGAACCCCTTCTAGAACAGCAACTATTACGCCGACAATTAGTCTAACTCCCACTATTTCGATAACTCCCACAACTACTCCGACAATCACAATAACAACAAGCGTAACTCCTACACAATTCTTGAGTCTTACTCCTACAATTAGTATAACCAACACCCCACTTCCGACTATAAGCGTAACTCCAACCATAAGTATTACACCAACTATCACTGTAACAAAAACACCAACGATATCCATAACTCCTTCAATTAGCGTTTCTCCAACTAACGCTTGGAATCTTTGTGGAACTTTGACAGCAACCCCTAGCGATAGATACGTAAATTTAAAATACAGAAATAGGGTTTCTGAAAATCCTAACGGAGGATTTATAGTGTTAGCTTCTCAAGATTTACCGAATACTTCGTGTAATCAATTGTCTGGAACGGCTGGAGGGGCAGCTATTGTAAATGCAGAAGTTTATATAGCTGTTGCAACAGGTACATTAATAAGTGTGTTACAAATAACAGATAGCGGAGGAACTAGATCTGCGAGCGTTGGATCTGGAATAGGATCTTACACTTTCACTAATGTTAATGGAAATTTCACAGTTACTTATACGACCAAAATCAATTGCATAAGATACCAGAATGCAAGTTATTCGGCAAATATAATAGTAAATTATATTGATTGTTCAGGAGTTAGTATATCAAATGCACTTGTAGTGCCTAGAGATACTTTTTGTGCAAAACTGGGTAGTGTTAGTTACACAGGCCAGGGTTTCCCTCAACAAACTACTCAAACTTGTTAAAAAGTGGCAGACGCTAAATACAAATCGGTAACAATAACCCTAAGCTCAGCTGGACTCGATGTGAGCTCTGAGTATTGCGATATTTTTGTTAATGGCGATGGCTTTAAAATGCCCATAGTAAGAAAGATTCCCACTGCGTATTTGTTAAGCGGATATACTTGTAATACAGTTCCTCCCGACACCAGCATAATACGAGTTTGTGCTCATTGCGAAGGTTGTACCAATTGTTTAGATTTATATCTAGTCTCCGTTAATGCGAGCCCCTCAGTTACCCCAACAGTGAGCGTATCTCCCAGTGTTACGACCTCTGTTACTCCCACTATCAGCATAACACCCACTATAACTCCTACCATAAGCGTAAGCGTCACGTCAACACCGAGCCCGAGCATAACTCTAACCCCCTCAATAACATTTACAGCTACCCCCAGCTTAACTCCGACAATTAGTGTAACTCAAACCGTTACAGTTACTCAAACCGCTACACCCACCATAAGCGTTACCCAAACAATTAGTGTCACTCCCACAATAAGCATTACGCCTACGGTAACCATTACCCCAACCATCAGCATTACTCCATCAATAACTGTATCCCCTGGTGCGAGTGTAACGCCGACAATAAGCGTCACTCCGACCATAAGCGTAACTCAAACTATCAGCTTAACTCCTACTATTAGTGTAACTAATACCGCAACTCCCACCATAAGTGTAACGCCAACTATTAGTGTAACGCCCACAATCAGCATTACTCCAACTAGAACACCTACGATTAGCGTTACACCGACAATAAGCGTTACAAAAACTATCACTCCCACAATTAGCACTACTCCAACGATAAGCGTAACAAAAACTGTCACTCCTACAACAAGCGTCACTCCCACTATAAGTGTAACCACAACGGTTACTCCTACCATAAGCGTAACTCCCACTATAAGCATCACTCCAAGTAGAACTCCTACCATAAGTTTAACACCGACTATAAGTGTAACTCCCACTGTTACATTAACGCCTTTCCTGAGCGTGACCGCTACAATAAGTGTAACTCCTACTATAAGCATTACGCCTACTAGAACTGCTACTATAAGCTTAACTCCTACTATTAGTTTAACGCCAACCATAAGCGTAACTAAGACAGTAACTCCGACCATAAGTATAACGCCTACCATTACCATTACTCCCACCATCAGCGTAACTCCCTCAATAACAAGTACGCCAACTATTAGCATAACACCGACTAGGACCACCACTCCAACTATAAGCATTACGCCTACAATTAGTGTTACTAAAACGGTTACTCCGACTATAAGCATCACTCCGACCATAAGTTTAACACCAACTATAAGTGTAACTCCAACAATAAGCTTAACTCCCACTATTAGCATCACTGCTACAGTAACAATTACTCCCACTATCAGTGTCACTCCTACTATTAGTGTGACTAAGACTGTTACTCCTACTATTAGCATAACTCAAACTGCTACAGCAACTCCTACCATAAGTGTTACTCCTACTATTAGCATAACTCAAACTGCTACAGCAACTCCTACCATAAGTGTTACTCCTACGATAAGCATCACTCCTACAACGACTATTACGCCGACCATTAGTGTAACCAAAACAGCTACTCCCACTATCAGTGTCACTCCTACCACAACCGTTACTCCAACCATAAGTGTAACTCAAACTGTTACAACTACCCCGACCATAAGCATAACACAAACAGCAACTGTCACCGCTACGCCAACTATTACTCCTACAATAAGCGTAACTCAAACCGCTACGGCAACTCCAACCATAAGTGTAACGCCGACTGTAACCTCTACGCCTACTATAAGCATAACTCGGACCATAACGCCAACTCCAACCATCAGCATAACTCCTACTGTAACAGCAACAGCAACTATAAGTTTAACTCCCACTATAAGTGTAACAAAAACCGTGACTCCCACCATAAGCGTTACACGTACCATTAGCGTTACGCCTACCATAAGTTTAACTCCTACAATCAGCATTACTGCAACAGTAACTCGCACTCCAACAATAAGCTTAACGCCGACAATAAGCTTAACACCTACAATCAGCCTTACTCCTAGCATAACTCCTACCATATCAAGAACCCCCACAGTTTCTCCTACGACAACAAGAACTCCTTCTGTGACAGTAACGCCTTCTCCTACTGACTACGCTACCGATGCCACACTATCGTTCGTGTCCTTCGATAATACAAACGACACTTTCTATTTTAATTTAAATACTGCGGTTGGAGAAGACATTACGATAACTTATGCGTCAGTCACTACGTATAGCGATGGAAGCACATGTACTAATGCAGCTGGAGGATCCTATATACTCGCTACTGTAACGTGGCTTCAGGGAGAAGCGGGAACTAAAAGCGTTGCTGGTTTAGGTGTTACTAACACTTATTCTCACGCTAAAGACAATTCTATGACCATAAATCACGGATCCACAAACGGAGACGTGAAAAGTAATGGACAATCTTGGGTAACGCAGGACGGTCAGTCTACGGTAACAGTTTCAATAAACACGGCTTGTATACCTGCTCCTAGTCCTACCCCTACTGTAACTCCTACTAGAACTGCTACTATAAGCCTAACTCCAACGACAACCCCGACTGTCTCATTAACACCGACGCCTTCTCCCACCGATTACAAAGATAACGTAACTTTAACTTACACGTCTTACGATAGGGGAACAGGAAGATTTACATGGACGCTATCAGATCCAGTAGCAGAGACTCTCAGTGTTAGCGGATCTTACGCTACAGTTTGGGTAGGAGGAACTGATACGGACCTATGTAATTGTTTGGGAGGAGATAACACTCAACCGGGTCAAGGAGCTGGTGGAGCAATTACTTGGACCCCAGGACAAAGCGGTGCTAAATTCGTAAATGGAGATACTGTAGGAACTGGTTGTTCTGTGGGTACTTCTTACGGTTATCAAAAAGTCAATCAAGTGGAGGTTAACGGAGTTTCATACGTAAACGGTAGTACGTTTGTAGTAGCGAATAACTCGACTGTTACTGTAGTTATAAACACTGCTTGTAACATACCTCCTACTCCAACGCCTACTATATCTAGGACGCCTTCAATTACAACAACTCCCACGATAAGCGTTACAAAAACTATCACTCCCACTATCAGTATAACACCGACTAGAACGCCCACAATAACCCTAACAAAGAGTTTAACTCCTACGATAAGCATAACTCCTACTAGGACTCCGACTATCAGTATAACTAGCACGCCACCTGCTCCTCCAACAGTATACGTATACGCTAAATATAACAATGGAGCAGCAGATCTGTACTATACTATAGATAGTACTACTACCTTTATACAATCTCTATCGACATCCTGTAATTTAGTTGCCACTCTCACTCCAGCAGCAAATAAAACTATAGATTTCACGACAGATAGCGCTGGCGCTGGAAATCAAAGATTACAAGCAAACGTAGGATTCGGCGCGGGATGTCCAACTACTGGAGGAAATGAATGTGTAGTATCGTTCTTACCAGAGCCCGGAGCTAACTACATATACATAACAGCTGATGGTAACATAATCTGCTAAATGATGAGAAATAAATTCAAATATATTTATAAATAGATGTCAACAGTAGCAGCCGTAGTAACACTAAGAACAGTAGGAGCCGATGTCGGGGATTATATCGACGTGTATTCCAACGCGGACGGATACTGTGTACCTGTGTACGTAAATGCTAAAAAGACCGACTTATTGGCTGGTTTCATAATTTCTAACATTCCCGATTACGCAACAAATTTAAAACTGATCTCTAAAGGTCCCACATGTTACAATTCGGCAATAGTGTATCTAGTGCAACCCAGTCCCACACCGACAATTACTCCTACTCAAACCATAAGTCTGACGCCTTCTATAACTCCTTCTATAACAGCCACTATAAGCTTAACTCCCACGATTAGCGTTACTAAAACTGCCACTATAAGCTTAACTCCTACTAGAACAGCTAGTATAAGTGTAACTCCAACTATCACTCCTACTATAAGCATCAGTCCTACTAGAACCGTAACTCCCACTATAAGTGTAACCGCAACTATTACTCCTACCATAAGCGTCACTCCTACTATAAGCATCACTCCGAGTGTTACGAAAACTCCTACTATAAGCGTGACACCGACAATAACTATAACTCCGACGATAAGTAGAACTCCAACCATAACTCCTCCGAATCCTCAAATCACTATATACCAGTCTGTAGATGACATAATAAATATCGGTATACCCCCTAGAATATGGTATAAAATAGGGGCTGGAAGTTGGACGGAATTGGGAACAGGTAGTTCTAATACGACCTGTTTGTCCATAGGGGTGATAACAGATTTCTTATCTGGTAACACACTTTACGTGGGTATAACAGACAACGGTGGAGCAGATATAAAATTCGATGGAGCTGGCACCTCGGCCGGAGTTTGTCCCACTGGTACAGGCGCATATTGCGGAAAGAGTACTCCATGGTCTGCAACTATAACATCCAGTACAAGCTTAAGCAGAACTTTTAGAATTTACTCCGCAGGTTCTGATGAAGGCGTTCCTTGTCCATAAAAATAATAGATTAAGATATGCCATTCTACGAATACACGGAATACTCAGTTAAGATCACGGCAACCTTCGGAGATTACGTAGGCGACACCAAGGGTCCTGTGGGTCCATTCAATCTGTATTCTAATTTAGACGGCTTTAGCGAACCGTTCGAAATAAACATACCTAGGGGAACTCTACTCTCTGGTTATACGTCTCACGTTGTACCACGGGGTACTTCCATAATTAGAATAAAGACCGATTGTTGGGATTGTAAGACTTATACAGACGCTTATTTAGGTTCGTTGCCTCCCGCAACTCCTAGCGCTACGCCTACGATTAGCGTAACTCCTAGTATTACTGTAACTCCTACAATAAGCATATCTCCCACTTTGACACCAAGCATCAGCGTAACGCCTACAATAACTCCGAGCCTAACTGTTACCCCGAGTCCTACAGTTTCTATAATACCCATGACTGGAGGAAACGTTCGCGTAGTGTTGGGACAGAGCACAGACGAAGTTTGTCAAAAAGTCGATACGACCGTAGTCTACATATCTACGGGGTACTTGTATCAATACGGACGAATATTCTATGATTCCTCTAGAACTATACCTGTATACGATTACAAATATATCAGAGATGTAGATGACAATCAAATCTATCAAATAGCTACAGGTGTACCAGAAAATCCTGCCGTAGGAAAGTTATACAAAACAAATAAATTCTGTCCGGGATTGAATCCAAAATTGTGGTATTTCATACAATCGTGTACCACCGGAAAATACGCATACACCCAAGGAGTTCCAGAAGGATATTTCGGCTTTGTAAGCGGACAAAGTTCCGATGGAATAACAACACAAGCTACCGTATTTAAAGCCACTTCTGATGGGTCTTATTGGCTATCTACTGGAGGGTCCACAAACAGCGGTCCTAGCGGAGCACAATTAGTAAATGTAGAGTTGTATAACGCTCTTGGTCCTTGTCCATCTTGATAAATTAAAGCAAATAATATGTCATACTCGCTAGGATTTCTTGCAGAAACAACGATATACGAAAACACCGTTCGGTGCAGGGTTTCGGAGAACGATTTCAATTACACACTAAACAACAGCGCGACCCAAGCTGGTACAACCGGGTCATACATCAATGCCATTACTGGATCGGATTTCCACCCTTACGCTACAGCTATCGGCCTATATAACGACTCGGATGATCTGCTTGTGGTCGGTAAGCTATCCTCTCCTCATCCGATTCCTGCAAACACTGATGTGACTTTCGTCGTTCGTTGGGACAGTTGATATTTATAACCATGATAAAGCTTATGGATATATTGTTGGAGGTCGCTTCCCCTCCAGTTAAAACCATTAAATTTAGTGGTGGAGGATATCTTTTTGGCGTTATTCACAGAGATCACAAAGCTATCGATGACATAGTAGATTACGTTAAAAAAACAGTTCCAGAAGAAATGTGGAAAGACGTTGTATTCGTTGGAGAAGGCGGAGCGAATAACGAAGATGGCGATTTACAGTTTCACGACGAGATGAATTACGCTGTCCCAAAATTCGAAGAAATGGGAGCGTCCATTGATACATGGGACGGGGACGAATTAGACGTTCACAACGAGCAATCGGATCTGTACAAATCTCAAAGGGATCAAACAGGTCTATCACAAAGCAAGATAAAAGCCGGTAACTGGGCAAGCATGATAGGACAGGGAGAAGGAACAGATACCATGTCTCCAAACCATTTTCTGGATGAAGAAGGCAAGATCTTTTTACAGCAATCCGCGAAAAAAGCGGGATTTCCTCCTATAGAGGATTGGCAGGATCCAACTCCCCAAGACATAGATACGCTTTATCGACTATCTTTTCCCGAAGATAACGGAGATGTGGAAACGGGAGTTAATACCATTCAAGTTGCTTTCAACCTTGCAAGGGATTTTAATTTACTTAAAAAACAAAGAGAGATTTCTTCAAGCGGAAAAATCCCAATCATTATAGCGGGAGAAGGCCACGTTGATTTGGTAAAAAAGTTAATGACTAAATAAGTAACGCATGAATAAATGGTTGTACAAAGGTAAAGAAATAACAGAAGCTTCCCAATTCCCAGATAAAGCAGTCGGTTTCGTGTACATGATCACGAACACCACCAACGGAAGGATATACATAGGGAAAAAATCGCTACAGAACAGGCTCACGAAAAAGCTCACGAAGAAGGAGATCTCCGAGTGGGAAAAACCCGGTCGGGTACCCAAGAAAAAGAAGGTGGTCAAAGAGAGCAATTGGCTCGAGTACAACGGCAGCAACGTGCCGCTGCTTAGGGACATAGAATCCCTTGGCCAGAAACACTTCACAAAGGAGATACTCGAGGTGTGTTTCACCAAGAAACAATTGACCTACTACGAAGAATACTGGCAGTTTAAGTTGGAAGTGCTACACACCGACGCCTACAACGATTCGATAGCAGGAAGGTTCTTTAAGAGAGACGTTAAAGCCAACCCAGAACTGCATCCGTCTAACCCAGAGTATCACAATTCCGGGTCCATAGATACGTTATACAGCCAGGTGAAGTGATCCCATAAAGCGCATGGCAGCTCACTTAAATTAATTTTGTAACCATAAACATAAAAATACATGGAACTAAAAAAGGATTTTTTCGTTAACAACATAGAAGACTGGAAAGATTTCTACTTTTTCTACGTTCTCACTGGGGACAACTACGTTAGGCCGTTGATCAAGTACTTTCCCTACATGCCTGACGGCACAAATGTGGTTGTACTAACAAATACCCCGAAACTACTAAACGATGTTAAACCAGAGAACTTCAATTTGATAGTAGACGATCTCGAAAAGCACCGTCCCGAATGGAGCAGAAAGTACGAGAGGGTCTTAGACATACAGGACGAAACAGCCTACATGATGGAATACAAAAGGTTGTACACCGAAGAGACTTACAGGTATCCCTCAGCGATATTCAGATACGCTATGAGTTGGGCCATTGAGCACAACGTCACAAAATTCATGGTCATAGACATAGGGTGCAAGATAGGTTTCCCTGGTTACGAACAAATAACAAAGAACGGTTTCGACTTGTTGACCAAAAAGTTCAAAGAGGGACACAACCTCATGATCACGAATATTTGGGGCCCTACAGGCGATTCTCCCACAGATCCACTAAAACACGCGATACTGTCGAAAGATTCTCAACTCCACGAGCTTTTCAAGAAATACGTTCCCAACTTCGACATAAACACGTATCCAGAAAAAATGCCTGTATTGCAATCCGGAGAAGAGGACGGGATCAAAGAGTACGTGTGCATGACTTCTGACGGATTCGGTTACGGTTTCTACGTGCACGACATAAACATAATTAAGACCGCTCTAGATTTTTGGAACGATTACGTTAAGACCGGTTACGAAGTGGGATACATAAGACCAGGAGGTACTTACTACGTAGAGTTCGAGGCCATTTTTGCGTATTTGGCCACGCTACTGTGCAGATACTACAACACAACTCTGTCTTCTTATTTCGGCATAGTCACACACTTCTACCAACCGGAAAACGATTGGGTGATAAATAAAGCCCCAGCGTTTTTTCCGAAACTTGGTTCCATTGGAACTCCTACGGATGCGAACAACAGAGAGGAGTTTTTAAAGGCGAACAAAGACGAGATAGAGGCGATTTACGGACGCGAAGTGGCTAACATAATAATAGACGGATTCGATAAGATCTAAATTTCTCTTAGATATTGTTGATCAAGTATTCTGCGAATCCCTCTAGTGTTCCGCCCTCTGGCATGTAACGGTCTAGAACTTCCATGTCAGCCTCTTGTTCTAAGAAGCCCACTAGTTGCTCTACGTCACCCTCATCTTTTAAGTTGAAGTACTCCATCGCTATTGTTTCGTCGTCTGGCATGAACTTATCGATGTTGAATGCCGCTTCGCTGTAATCAGCTGCTTCTGCAGCTCCTAAGTTTTCATTAAGAATGCCCGCGGTTTTTTGAAGTTTCTTCACTTCGCGTAATCTTGCCATTTGTTTTACGTTTATGGAAATAAATATGTTATGTGTGCTTTCGGTGAATGCCCTTTCGCTGGTTGATCTTGCGATTGACCTTTTGTATGCGCTTACGGCTTTTGTACTTTTTTTCTGCTTTTGTCATGCCTATAAATATGCCTGTTGGCTAATATGGGGACGAACACGGCGGACATTACGGTGAGCACGACGAACAGAGCGTTGAACGAGTTGTGATCCACGGTTTTAGTTGCTAAACAGCTTTTTGAAAGTTTCTGCCTGTTTGAGCGGAGCTTTGAAATCGTTGACTCTGCCCCACACCTCGGCCATTCCTGAGTGTGCTGATCTGGGCGTCACGTTCCAAATCACGTCTTGAGTTTCCATGTCGCAGATCCTGAAGTCGTCGTAGAGTCCGTAGGCCATAGAACAGTTGTTCTTGAAGAACACGTAGTACTTGGTCGGATCGATCTCGGGATTGTGCTTGAGGAAAGTCTTGACGTTGCCGAAGAGTCGACGCGCCTTGTTCCTGAGGCTGGTGTCCTTACAGAACCAGTCGTAGAAGTTGAAGCAACCGGTGTCTACGGCCCCGTCTGACTCGAGGAACTGACCGTTTTTGAATGCTTCGATTTGCTGTTTGAGGTTGGCTTGTTTCATAACTTTTATTGGTTGATTACGTTTACGATTGTTTTTCTGTACTTATCAAGATGAGATTGCCGTTATCGGGAACCATTACTGTTCCGTTGACTTGGGCAGTTTTTGCGCCCGTGTCTTGTGCTTTTTGCAAAGCTTTGATGAGATCCTCGATCGATACTGATTTCCAAACTGTTTTCATGGCTTTTGCTTGTTTTTGGTTCGTTCTCACTTACGGATCAGCTCCAGTCCCAGTTGGCTTGCAGCGTAGTTGATGTGCTTCTGGGTGGTTGTGCTCCACCAACCTAGTTGGCGTAGGAAGGGACCCTCCACTTTGGCCACGCGCGATGAGTAGGACTGCACGTAGGTCTCCCCGTTCTCGTTGATGATGCTGAGGTTATCTTTGTATCTGCTGAGTTTGGTTATCGTTGTCATGACTCTTATTGGTTAGGCTTTTTCTAATTCAAAATACATTACACAGTTGGCTTCGATCTCTGGCATCGGCTCATCACCGAGAGAGTCCTTCACAACGAAGTGGTATACCATACCGTCCTTGCGCGAGAAGAGTTCAATTTCCCTTGCGACGTGTGCAGCGTAGGGGAAGCGATCGCTGTTGGCGCGGATGTACTCCGCTACTTTGCTGGCTTGAAATAAGCTGAGGTGTTTCATGACTCTTATTGGTTAACGGTGGTAAGTTCAATGTTCTCGAAACGGGCGTGGACTTGAAGTTCGCCTTGCAGAAGTTCGTAGGCCTTTTCGCTGACCAGACCCGCGTTGTACGCTTTGTCCAGATCGATCGCCCAGTCCTGAGCCTGTTCTGCGGTTTCTACGTCTGTGAGGTCTAGCATTAAATGTCTTACTGTTGTCATAACCTTTATTGATTGATTACATAGTAAAACTACCGAAATCTTGCATATCCGGACATAGGCCCCCTAAAATTATTCTTATTGGTTACCAATCAGTTGCACAACTCATTGGCCGTCAGCGCGTTATTTTTTACGCCTGTTTGGCAGCGTCCATGAAGTCTGTCCAAGACATTAACAGCTTTTCTGCCTGCGGAACGACGTACTTTCTACGAAAAGCTATCTCGTTCTTGTTCGCGTTATCGGAAGCCTTTTGAATCGCCATGTATTGTGCTCTCTCTTTCGGACTCATCGGCGTTCCAGCTGCGTGACTATCTATGAAAGCGGTCATGTTTTCCTCTGCAGCCATGAGAATCTGCACGAGTTGAACGTACTTCTGTCCGATGGGCGTTGAGAGCCAACTCTGCACCTCAGGATTTTGAGTTGGAAGTTTTATGCCGGCCCTGCGTTGTAGTGCCTCTTTAATTTGTTTATTGTTCGCTGTCAGCATTTTGAGTTGAAAGTTTTATGCCTGCCCTGCGCTGCAGTGTCTCTTTAATTTGTTTATCGTTTGGAGCGGGTTCGTTAAAATTCACCACGCCTTTCGAAAGCAAATCTAACTTATTTTTTATCACACCCGTACCTTTAGCGTCGGTCTGCGGCATGTCTATTCTGCCAGGCGCACCGGGAACAGGTTTGTTCATTGATATTAATTTCTGTAAGTTGGTGTTGATGTACTTTGCGATCTCTTCGTTGCTCTTCTGACCGTTTTCCGCCCAAATCGTCTTAGCTTCCTTAGATAGATTCTTGTTGACCTTCTCCAGTACCTTTTCGTAAGATATCCCGTTCAGGATGTTTATGCCCTTCGGCTCTGCAGTGGGAACTCTCTTAGCTATTATAGCGATGGCTGCGTGAACAGCTTTCAACACCTCTGTGGGTTTTAACTTACCCTTTATGTTGAAAGCCGCCATCTTTGCTTTAGGATTACCAGCAAAAACAGAGCTCCAACGGTGGTGACCGTCTATGACGTACATAGAGTTATAAATTACGATTTCCCCGCCCACATCCGGATTGGTTCCGTCGAGTATGCTTTTCAAACTCTTATACTCGTCGGTCAAAAGACCCATTACGCTCTGATCGAAACCTATCTCGTTCTGTGTAGGTTTTAGGTTTAACACTGGTATCATTACCCTCTCGTAAACTAACTGCTCGTCCTCAGGTCCCTTTTTATCGCCTTTACCAGCCGCGAGTACGGCCTGTACTTTTGGATCCTGAGCTATCGCTCTAAACTTTTGCACGAAACCAGAAACCTTGGGATCCTGAAAAGCACGCTTCAGTTTAGATGCAGCCTCTTGGTCTGATTTAACAGGAGCTTTTTCAGAATCAGGTTTTGGTTCCTCGGCCTCTTTAAGAGCTTTGCTTAGTAAGTTTAAAAGGTTTATGTTCTTCATCATTTTGATATTTAAAAATCCCCGAAGTCCAATACTTTTGGATCGTTTGAAATGGTGTGAGAAAGTTGTTCGATGTCTTGCTTAGAGAAGCCAGCGTCTTGCAGGGCAGTGATCATGGCGGCCAACACGTCTTCCTCAGTTCCTGCTTGGGGTGCCTGAACCGTATCGGCCGTAGTTTCAGGGTGCCAATCGTCTCCGAACATCTCGTTCATTCCTCTATTCGTTGCACTCCACTCTTGTATTTTTTGTAACCAAAGTCGCTTTATGAGTAGTCTGATCTGTGCAGCGGCCTGTCTAGGATTCTCACGGTTCAGTTGGCTAACGGTGGCATCGTTAGTCAATTCGAATTGTATTGTTTCTTCTACTCTATCGATCAATTCGATAATTTCCATTTCCATGGCCTGACCGCTGATATCAGTGTGATCAAGGTCTTCCCATTCGATTCTCATAAGAGCTTCTGAAACGATGTTCGCGTTTTCTTTTAAAATGCCCGCGATCTTTTGTAATTTTTTTACTTCCCTGGTTTTCATTTATTACAGATTTATACCAATAAATATGTGCTAGTACATAAGATTTCGAGATCCTATACCCTGTAAAAATTGGGAATTGTTAGACAAACTGAAGTTGTCCGGGAATATCCAAGTGTAAGGTATGTTCTTCGTTGGCCGCTTCTCCCCGTGGGATATGGCTATGTGCTTCCAAAAGAAACACGTCTTATCCTCCACGTTCAGGTACTTCTGAGCCACCATCGGGTTTTTGGGGTGATTCACAAGGTAGTCCATCTGCTGCAACCAAGTGTGCGCGTATTTGTTCTCAGCTATGAATTGCCCGTTGTGGTTTATGCTGTACTTCACCTTTCCGTTTAGGTTAGTTCCACCGAATATCTGGTGAAGACCGTCAAAGTGGCCCGTTCCACCGAAGAGGATGGATTCTGGGTCGACCAAGTGTGGGTACGACATCGCGATGTAGCGCGCGGTGTTCTTGCACGGGTACAGAGGCGAACGGAAACCCTGGTTTTCTTTGAAGTATTTCTCCAACTTCTTGGCGAATTCCATCATCGTATAGGGTCTGCGCTTTTCCCTGAAATCGTGCTGGCTCTTTTCTATGTCGTCGAACAGATACTTCAAATCCTTCGCAGCTCTTTTAGGACCATCAAGCACCCACTCTTTTACGTTGGTGCCTTTCGGATAATAGATCTGGAAGAGGTCGTTGCGAGCGTGTCGGTTGTCAACGAAGTGTTCACGAGTAGCATCGACGCCCTCGTTGTACAGCTTCATGAAAGTCCCCCAGTGTTCGTTAGTGAAGGAGAACACCAACGTAAGGAACATCCTCTGCTCGTTGTCCGTAATGTTCTGCATGTACTGACAGAAGGGATGCTCGTGCCAGTGCAGGCGGTGAGAGAAGATTTGGTACTCTTGGTTTAGAAGAGAGTCCTGTCGATCGTCGAATACTCTGCAAAACTCGAAGAACTTTTCCACCCGATCCTCGAGCGGCCAATCCTTCATCCAACTGTCTTTGGGTTTCTTGCCTTTGAATTCTACTTCGCAAGTGTTGTTGTATACTATGTCCATGATTACTGTGTTATTCTTGCGTTGGGCTTGTTCTCTTCGTAGTCCCAGTAGTGGAACTCCCTCGATATGTGCACAGACTGCGGTTTCTCCATCACGTCGAACGTGAGTTCGCCTTCTGCGTTGAAGAAATTCGTTGGAACTTTGTACACCGACCAACCGTTGAGTTCGCACATCGCGTCTATCTTCTTGTTGATGTAGAACGACAACGCTGCACGATCTTTCTGAGTTCCGAAGTATGCAGATTTCTTGTACCAACCCGTCTTAGGGATCTTACGACTTTCGTTCTCGACCGGCAACACGTGAGACACAGTGATCGATTCCATGTTCAGATCCTTGAGCTGAAGCTCGTAATCGGCCATGAGTTTGTCTATCGATGCTATGGGATCCTGCTGACGCATGAGGTGGTGTCGAACGTCGATGTTACCGAAGTAAACCATGAGGTTCTTCGTTTGCGGAAGCAGGAAATTACTGATGCGGCGTTCCAAAACCCCGTGAAGAGTGAGACCGTCGTAGCGAGTAACGTTCCAACCCGGTCTGTAGAGACTGAACGAGTGGGAATCGCCGAGTATCTGTTTGTCGCTCCTGTCCACGAAGTCTATTCGAGGTATTCGTGAACAGATGTCCTTGATCCTGTCTATGGAACTCTCAAGCTTTTTGAATAGATCAGTTCCGGTTCTCAACCTGACTTTCACCAGTTCCGATACATCGGGCATGTTGATGTTGAGCGAGTACAGTCTAGTGTTGTAGGACATTCTGAACAACCTGCAGATCTGCATGTATAACTCGTTGTTCGCTCCTCCGAAAATGTTGAACGCGCCTTTGTATTCCATGCCGTGGTCGATGAGTATCACGTCGTAGTTCGACCAATCGTCCTCGACCCTGTTTATGACAGTCACGTTGTCGTAACCCGCCGTCTTCAGTTGGTTGGCGATCATGTGCGCCCAACCCGCCTTGTGAGACGATATCTGTTTGCTGATCTTACCGATCAACGCGCATATTCCTATTTTTATGGACTTCTCTTTTTCGAAATCCGTGAAGTAGTGAAACAACGGGTACTTGCTTAAGCTGTCGCAATTACACTCTTCGAAACTGTTTGGTTTTAACATACTATTTGAATTGGTTTAAAAACGGTGAATTGATCATTCTGATTACTTGTTCCTTGCGCTTACGGTACTCCGCCTCGTCTGTGAATATGGGTGTCTCTTCGTTGACCCAACCGGGTTCGCCTTTGCAAACTCCCACTATCTTTACGTGAGTGCGACCGTCGGATTGTCTATCCGCTATGGCTTTAACTTTCTCTATCGCCTCGTTCGCAGTTCTGGCCATCACGCACGATGCGTAATCGCCGTGCTTCATCCACGCGGGATCCATGAATCGGTCCTCGTCGTAGTAGTGCAGGTAGTACACAACGTGGGGAGTGTATTCTTTTCCCTCGCGCTTGATACATTCAACTTCCTGTTTGGCCCACTCAACGTACCAGTTGAGCACGTGATCCTCAACCTCCGTATCGTACTCGTAGAGCTGGAAGACTTTCCAAGAGTCCAACGCGTATTTGCCTATGCCCTTCATTTCGATGAGCTGGGCGAGCGAGGGTGCGTCTGTACCTAGTGCTATCCACTGACTGCAGAATTCCTTCCACGCCTTGACGCGACGATTATAGAATCCCAGAGGCTTGATCAGCTCTACGATTTCGGATTCGTCTGAGTCTAAGAAGGACTGTGCGTTGGGATACCTATTGAAGAACTCGTGCCTAACCTTATCGACCTGTTTGTGGGAAGTCTGGTTCAGCATGAAACAGACCATGAGCATCTTCCAAGGATCTTCTCTGTATTCTTCCTGTCGAGTGTTGTAGGGAGATATAGGTAACTTCATAACTCTTATTATAGGCTAATATACAAAATAGCCTAAAATCCAACAAATTTATATTTCTAGTGAATGATCACTTGTTCTCGCAGAAATTTTTCCAACCGCATATGTTTTCAACGTCTTCCTCTGTCAGACCGTTGATTTGTAAAAACTCTTCGTAACTCGTAGCGCCCTTCATCATTTCCGCGTTTTTAGGATTGCCTCCTATTACCGAAAAGAACCTTTCTCTGAGTGCGTTGTGTTTTACAGTAATCAACTGACCCGCGCAATTGATCCAATAGCCCTCTTGTTCTGGAGGTTCGGGATCTTTGTTTATTCCCAAAACGTGGTATATAGGCGCTAGAATGTATTCGTCGTGCACTACGTAAGGTCCGTAAAACAACCTTTGAAAATTGTGTTTCCATAAATGAACTGTCACATCGTGCCAAATCTCGAAAAGCTTTTTGAGTTGGTCTAAATCTCTAGCTATTATTATTCTGCCCGCTTGATCGTACACTCGCATAACAGTGGAGTTCATGATCAAATTGTGTTCGAATTGTAAACGCCTTAAAACTTCCGTAATGTTACCGTTCCAAATGTATTCGTCCCAAAGAGACACAGCACAATAAAGACGATTTTTTCTATCGAAGAAATTGTTCACAGTAGACATGGTGTCCAATCTAACAAAAGCGTCTGTGCACATTAATGCGACGTTAGTGATTTCTAACTCTATTGCGTGATGAAGAATAAACCTGTAAGTAGAAAATGGAAATTTCCACCCAGTCTCTAAGAACTTCGTTGCGTAATCTTCTGCGCTGGTACTTTTTAAAAATGTCTCGTGCTTCTCTATTTCTGGAAAAATTGAGTAATACTCCTCTAATTGCTTTACAACTAAATTCTTTCTTTGTAAAGAATCGAAAAAACCCTTATCGTCAGTTAAAACATAGTAGTAAACGTTATCATCGTCAAAGTAGTAATCGTTAAGCTGTTTGTAAGCTGACTCTCTGTAAGTGGGTCCACACGCTACCGCACCGATGAGTATTCTTTCCCTCAATATAGAAGCCATAAACTATTTAAAATATTCAAATTAAAAACCCGCATCGCTGTCGTCCTGACCGACGTCCAGGAGCTCAGCTTCAAGTCTGCGTTTTTCTGCGCTGAGCGCCTTCAACTGGGGAACCACAGAAGTGTCTCCCGACTTGTACGCCATTGCGAGTTGCTTCATCTTAGTGACTATGGAATCCAATCTGTTTTTGGAAGTACCGATGGGCATGTCACCCGGATCAGGAGCGGCGCCCATGTCTGGATAATCAGAAACAGGTTCGTCCTCCATCTCGGCACCGTAAGTTTCCCTGAGGGTGTCTACCGAATTGATGGGTTTCAGCGTTACTATCCCGCCGATGTTTTCTTTTAGAAGCCTGTTACCCTTGGACAGATACTTCACTAAATTGAAGTTGTTTTTCATACACTTATAAATATGTGGATTTTAAGATTCTTCTGATGTGCCTTTCGTTTTGTTTATGTACTTGTCCACAGAAGCAATACCGAAGCACGCGATGGTTATCCATTTGAAAGCGTCGAATATGAATTCGTTGACCACCAGCTCCTGGTTCAAAGCGCCGGTGATGATGTCAGCCACTGCGAAGATGATCATCACACAGAAAGAAGCGAACCCTATGACTGCTTTCTCGTTGATACTGTTTGAATCGTTAAATAGATCGTGAAAAAATTGTTTCATTGTAGTTTTTGTTTAGTGTTTCCACAACCTTTGCGGAACCCTTTAAACGCAAACTACGATAAACCCATTGTACTGCTATAAATATGCGGACCGTTAGCGATGTCCCTGGCTCTTCTCAACCATCCGCGTAGATATATTTCCATCTCTGGACGCCGGTCGACGACTCTCATGTAGAAGTCCTCACGCAGTTCTTTTAGGTGAAGTATAAACACTATGGGGTTGATTTTATTTAGTGCGTTTATGGTTTTATAGTCCAAATCTGCCTTTTTCCCAACTCTAAAACCGTGATAATTTAGAACCTCCTTGATGTGCTTGTACGCCACAGGCCCCGAATTTCTGTAATCGAATACGTATTTTCTTACAAGCCAGTTCTCTATGAGGTAGAATTGCTTTTCGTTATAAACATTCCAATAGTACTCTTCGACTAGTTTCTCTACTCCAGGTATGGAATCGTTCCACTCCACTCTGTTCCACCTTTTGTAGGAATCTATGACGGCCCAACCTTCCCAATTTGGGTGAAAGTTCCTAGTTATTCCGCCGTAAGTCTCTCCGCCCTTATCGTATATCAGATTACAATAGTTACCTTCCCACGCCCTAACGCCTCTGTAACACTCCATAAATTCATCGTACCTTTGCTTCTTCAAAGCCTCTATCCTAGCCTTGTGTTCCCTGTTAACGTCCATGGAGAGACCGAAGTACGTAGTAATAAACAACAACGGCAAGCACAACACCATAGTTTTTAGAAATTGTGTTTTCATATCTTTTTTGGTTTAGTGTTTTGATAAATATGTACCCAAAACTTAATTGCCTGTGTACAGCGCTATCCTACAAATGTAGCGCAATTCCCCCAGATGGGAAAGATTTAGAACTCGGTCCAGTATTCCAGGGCAGCCTGGTAGGATTCTTGCATGGGGTTACCGATGAACATATAATTTTTTGCGGTCTCCCTGACTTTATTCTCTAAATCGAACATGGTGGCCTGGACTATCACAAGGTCGACCGTCGCGTACGGATCTCCGTCGCCTATCTGTTCGAATTCCATAGAGTAGTGTTTGTTGCCCCTATCGTCGTAAAAGAATCGTTTGTGAAACGGATCCTCGGGCTTTAGGTTCCAAAATGAGCATTTAAAATTCTCTGAGTCCGCCGTTCTGTAGTGCAAGTCGTCTGACAGACCGTGTACGATTTCAATGAAATCCTCCGTACCGAGGTTTTTTATCGATGTAACTGTGTATGTTTTGACTCTCGGTACCGGTGTGAAATGTTTCTTTTCTTTCGGTTTTCGTTTCATTCAGTAAAGGTTACGTTTATGCAACCCTTATCGTTCTCGTATTCTACGTTCACATCCGCCTTATAGTAATCCCCTGTTCGAATAAAAGACCTCGTTCTTATGCGTAAACCGTTGTTATTTTTAGTAGGTTCAACCGACTCGATGATCGCACCAACGAGCATCTTTTTAATCTGTTCTACTTTTGCGTTCCTAATTTCTTTCATAGACTTTTTATTTGGCATTGTATAAATATGTGAGAGGAGAATAAAAAACACCGCCGCCCCTTAGACTGTTTTAATTATTAGTGATAGATTTATTTTTCGACTTCAACTCCGCTACATCAACAGACAGCAAAGTTTCATCGATGCGTCTTTCAATAGCGGAATACATAGCTTGTGATTCTCTGCTGATATCATCAAGATCTCGACCCAATCGATTGTCCAGTTTGTCGAATCTGGAATCGATGGTGCTGTACAGCTCTCGAGTCTCCGCGTCTATCCGCCTATCTACAGTATTTGATACCTCTTCAAGAATTCTAAACCTGTCTTCGAAGTATCTTTCTTGGTTCTCTGCTTGTTTCTGCAAACTTTTCATCTCGTGTTGCAGATTCACGACTTGCTTCTGTAGCCTAACCGCACCCACAATCAAAGCTAACGCTGTGACCGTGACCACGCCCAGACCAAAAAATAGTAATTGTTCCATGGTTTGTTTTCTCCTATATGTCAAAGAACAGCGGTGTTGTAGTCGATAGGGGAATCGAACCCCTATTATCAGAATGAAAATCTGACGTCCTAACCGTTAGACGAATCGACCTCTGAGCCTCCTGTAGGATTCAAACCCACGACTTTCTGAGTACAAATCAGATGCTCTATCAGCTGAGCTAAGGAGGCTTACTTCTCTATTGTACCTCTTACGCTTAAATCGTAAAATTGGTACGTTCTACAATGTTCTAATTTATTGCTTAATTTGTATCTTTCTTTTTCCAAGTCTGAGATATTATTTCTAAGCATCATAACTTCCAATGCTAACAGCAACATCATGAGTGAAGAAAACACTAGGATGAGATCTTTATAGTTATTGATTTTCATAATGTGTCTGTCATCTTACCCATAAATATGATACGTATCACTTGATTTTAATCTTGTAAACTTTTACTACCCGTAAATCATCGTCGTCCTCTGAACCTCTATTTTTTAGAGATCTACACTCGTCGCTTACTACCTTGTATTCTACAACACAGGAGGACAATAAAAACATGCACAAGAACAATATCCTTTTCATATGATAAAATTTAGTGATCCCATCGCGACTCGAACGCGAAACCTACTGCTTAGAAGGCAGTTGCTCTATCCGATTGAGCTATGAGACCGTTTGTAGCCACGGCTGGATTTGAACCAACAACCTTGACTGTATAAGAGTCCTGCGCTGACCGTTGCGCCACATGGCTGTGTTGTTAGTGTTTTCCGTACTTCTCTCTGACCTTCTTGCCTAAGGTGAAATCGTTGGGAACTTCTTTAATCATCTCTTCCAACGACTTCGAAAAATTATCCGTACCCCAGGAGGGACTCGAACCCCCACGCTTTTCAGCCAAAGATCCTAAGTCTTTGATGTCTACCGATTCCAACACTGGGGCTTCTTTATCTGGGTATTCGTATTCCAACAAAAGGTCTATGTAGTGTTTGGCTTTGAGAAGGTCGTGCTTTCCGTTCTTTTCCCTGTGACGCATCACGTACTTGATCACGTTACCCTCTATGAAACCCAAACCGTTCTTGAATATGAACTCTGTGGGTTGTATGACGTAACGCTTGTAGTGGCTTCCGCCTTCCTGAACATCGCTCGCTTTCATGACACTTATTGGTTTAAAAAATTCCAAGGAATCCATTTATATATCCGACCGAAAAATGCAGTGTCTTCAAAATCGACTTTGTATTCTATCGTGGCCAGTTCCAACCATCGGGTTTCTCCGTCAATAGTTGCGGGCCACCATAGGAACATAACATCAACTTTTGTGACACCCTTAATGTAATTATCCTTCAGTGTCTTTTGTTGTGTGAATCTCATTGTTGTATATTTCGTTGTGAACCTGTGTGAATGTTCCTTCTCCAGTCAATTGATACTGCCTTCCGCAATCAAACATAAGCTTCATCTGTTCTTTCTCCACCTCCAAAAGTTCTTCAGCTTTATCGATCACTTCAGCAAACGAGAGGTGTTTCATTGGTTCATTTTTTAACTTTTCATCACCCCATGCTATGAGTTGTTGTAGTGCTGTCTGTTTCATAGTTTGTTGTTTTTCATCCATTCGGTATTGTTTACGAGATCTTCCCAATCTTTGTAGCCACGCTCCTTCGCGTATTCGTCGTTCTCCTTCTTTCTGTATTGCGCCACCTTTTCGGGATCCCTAAGATCCTCTGCGCTACCTAATCCCAAATCTTTAGCACACTCTTCCGCGCACCACTCGTGTGATCCCATGTCAATGTGAATGGGCAAATCCGTTTCTAGGGACTCGATGAAGTCCTCGAACTTCGTCGCCGCTCCGAACGGCATGCAGTATACTCCCTCGGAAACTTGGTAACCTGAGTCGTCTTCCCTATCGAAGATCTCTATGCGACCCATTCGGTACCTCTCTCCGAGCAAAGTCATCACCCCGTAACCTACGGTTGAATACGTGAACCTACGGGGTTTTTCTTTTTCCATGAGTGATTTTTTTCTATGTATTCCCAAAGTCCCTTAACGTCCTGGCATATCAGGTTCTTGTTTTCGTCGTACGCCTCCAATCCAGCGTAACCAAATCCATTCTCGTAAACGAACCAACTTATCCAATCGTAGCCATGTTCCCCGTAAATTTCTTTGAAGAGCATGGTTATTATAGCGTGGTACGGGTCCAAGAACTCCGCTATGTCGATCTTGTTCTTGTACAACTGGTGCACCTTCGAGTCCTGTTCGTTCATCATCGACAGGACCTTTTCAAAGTCTTCGTATTTCATATCAATACTCTCTTTTAGGTACAAACTTTTCTACAGCCGTTATATACTCCTCCGCTATCCATCGATTGATTCCGACGTAGTAGCGATCCCCCATTTTGAACGCTCGCACCTTCTCTTCCGCGTCGTCGTTTGAAACCAAGTACTGGTTTTCTGGATCGAACCTTGCATGAAAGACCTGCGTGTCTGCGTTGTTCTCCAAGCTTTCTTTGAATGTTTCGTTCTTGTTCAACCACTCGAACAGGTGCGCCCTCTCCCCTTCGGTCATATGGTGCCAATACCTTTCGGTGAGGTTGTGCCAAAACATGGTTCTAGCGATGGGCCTCGGTGGAATGCAGGCTTCCGCTAAGAAAGCCAGCTCAAAGAAGTCTATTTTGAATTCGCTCATAATGATGCTAATATAACCTTTCCGTCGACAATAGTCAAGTATTCGTTTCCTGTATCGAAGGTATCCACAAAGTATGTACGACCGCTGAATTCTATTCCGTTCCTGTGGGTGTGACCTACGACTTGAATGTATTTCCTGTACAGGTTCGTGTTGTTGTTCGCGATCTTCAAACTGCGCGGTCTGATCCACACCGGAGTCTGGTCTACGTTGTCACCGTACGGATCGAAGCAGTGGTCGGGAAAGTTGAACCATCTCGGTTTGGTTGCGAAAAGTTCGTTCACCTTTTCTACCACGTTGTTCACGTTCCACGCCTTCTTGAAAACACGCTTCAGCCACTTTGTGCTGATGCCTGCGTGCGAGAACAGGAAACCGTCCTGAGCGTAACACATCTGCAGGTGTTGGCGGTTCTCGTTGATAGCGTTGCTTATCGAAGTGTACATGTTCCTTTGAAACCCGCTTGTGCCTGTGTACCCGATCTCCGGGAAATAGTGCAGATCGTGGTTGCCGATGAGCATCACGACGTCTTTACCCGATTCCTTCTTGAACTTGATTATGTCCTCGAAGTTCCTGAGTTGGTCTATGCCTGGAATGTCGAAAGAATCGAAGTAGTCACCTACGAATACAACACGGTCCGCGTCCCATTCTTTGTGGAAGATTTCCTTCCAAACGGTGCGACCGTGAATATCGCCCACGACGACGGTCTTCATTCTTTATCGAGCTTATCAGTAGCATTGTGATTAAAAGTAATTATCAGCGCCGATGCTACGACAGCGATGATCAAGTATATTGCTAACGTTTTCATAACTATTGTGTTTTTACATTTTTTCGAAATAACTTCCTATAGTGAATTGAACAGAGTTTACCACGCTGCTCTTTTTTGAAGGATTGAATTTGCCCTCTTCTACGACCCTAAAATCGAAAGATACACGCGTAGAGTCCTCTTCGTTTGTTTTGTTACCGTGATACAAGTTAACGCCGTCGAATATCAAAACCTCTCCGTACTTCACGTCGTAGGGTTTGTAATCGCCTTTGTCCTCTTCCGATTCCATCCATATGGTGTTCGTACCGTAGGTGTCTGTAAACGGCAACCAACAGTTGATCTCGCCCTGTGTGTGGTTGTAATCGCGATCCTTGTGCCAACCTCCCACTCCCACGTTTCCGTGAAGGTGTATCCTGAAAGTGGGAATCTTTTGATACACCATAGAAGAGAATTGAAAGTGGGGTTTGATTACCTCTTGCAAGAACTGCTTGTATAGCGGATAAATTTCCTGCTCGTACTTAGTGTAATACATGGGGTGCCAAACGGTCTTAGACTCTTTAGCCACTTCGAACAGTTCGTAAGACTGTTTTTCGTGAAGCTTCTCTAACGAAGACTCGTTTAAAACGCTCTTTATAACCTCTCTAAAGGGATAGAGCGTCGTGTCGTATTGTATTTTGTAAGGTGTTGCCATCCTATATAATTATCGTTGTACCTGGAACGGGAATCGAACCCGTACGAGCATTACTGCCCACAAAATTTTAAGTCTTGCGCGTATACCTGTTCCGCCATCCAGGCATCCACTCACTCTGTCCAGATGTCTTCGTGAGTTGTATCGGTCAGAGACTCGTACGTCACTTCCTTGAATTCCCCAGTCTTGTGATTCTTGTACAGACACATGAGAGATCCGTCCAACTGTTTTATGATCGCGATGAAGCCGAAACCCTCGCATATCATGGGTTCGTACTGACCCGGAGATAGTTTGGAAAACTCCGCATCGAGATCGAAGTCCCAACTCTCAAAATCGCGCATGTAATTTTCTACGTATTGTTTGCTGAATTCTGCCATGTTATTTGTTTCTTTGTTTTCTAGAATAAGAGCACTCCTCGCAGAACATCGCCTTTATCTTCGGCTTGCCCGTCTTCGCGTAAGACCACTCGTCCTCGTTCCAGTGATAGCTATCCTTGATAGCTACGCTGCACTGCGAACAGTGGAAAGCTCCCCTGTTGCCGTTCAACTTCACTTTAGCCTTGCTCATATAAGTAAATGTATTCGACTTTTTCCTATAAGAAAAATTTCAACTTTCGGTGAGTATGTCCTTCACCGCGTGCTTGCATATCGATATCAGTTTGAAGTCCCAATCTCGACGGAAGTCAGTAGGATTCTTAGCGCGCCACTTATCAAAAGCGGCCTTGCGTTCGGATTCTTCCATAGCCTTCCACTTATCGCGCGCGTCGTTGATGGACTTGAACCACGCTTTATTGGTTATCTCCCACTGTTCCACGTCGACCCGAGATCCTATAAATGCGTATACGTTCGTTTTTCCTCGCCTTAGCGTTGCGCACCGAGTGGACACACCTCTCGGGGTTCTTGCTCGGTCCCCGACGGTTGTTGCGGCCGAGTATGAGTTCGTAGATGAAGATCCCGATCATGCAAGAGAACACTATGACGGGAACGTAGACTGTGTTGAAACTAGCGTCGTTCACGGTTCTTGATTTCGTTGGTAACTTTTTCCCAAAATGACACCTCTTCGAACCCCGGTACTCGAGTGCCCCCACAGTTTGCATTTATCACGCGAAGCGTGAGTTCACAAAAAGCAAGGCACTCTTGTACTGCGAGGGCGTGCAGGTCGGTCCCGTCCTTGACGGAACCCTGCAACGCTTCCTTCGACTTCAGAACGAGGTTCTCCGCGAATAGCGACGAGTTCACAACTGCGATGATACGTCGGGTTGTTGACGAACGTACTCGTAACGGTCGTCGGACTTGTTGTACACAGATACCAACGACGATACGCTGTTCTCTGTAACCAACGTGTCCAAGACGGTTTCAACGTAACGCTTCGGGACCTTGACGTTCCTTCGAACCTCTGTTGGCCGATCGTTGAACGTGAATACCAGTGTGGCGCCCCCGGGCTGTTTGGTCAGGGGGTTCTCTTCGTAACGCTTTCTCATGCTCGATTACTCTTTCGGTTTGTAGACCAGCGGTTGGATAAACTGCCCGCTTTCTGCGACGTAGACCAGCGATCCCGCCAGTTCCCACCCCTTCGACAACCTAGCGGTGACCTGCTTCTCGAGCTCGGCCACGTTCGTAGCTGTGACTATTGCGTACTGTTGGTTCATGATCACTGTGCGTTTACGGTGTCAACTTTAACGGTGTCCACGCTCACAGCTGTGGAATCGTTGGCGCCTTCGGTCGCCTTCGGTGTGCACGCTGCCGCGGCGAATGCCAGGGCCAGCGCGATTACAATTTTTTTCATTGCGTTTGTTTTGGTTTTGTTTAACATACTGTAAATGTAACGATTTTTATGAGAAATGTAAACTATTCGTTTTCGGTCATTCGCTTAATCTCTTTTCCCAGAAGTGGTAGCTGTGCCCGTACCAGAAGTCTTCCACGGTCCCGAACTTAGCGCACCCGTACGACTCGAAGAAATTGATGGCCCTAACGTTGGCCGCATTGGTGTCGAACCAGACCTTGCGAACGCCCAAGTTCCGGCACTTGCGCAATAAATCCTCGAAAAGGTAGCGAGCGGCGCCCGTGCCCAGTTCGGCGGGCTCGACGCCCAACCAACGCAGGAAGGCCACACCGCCTTCGATCTCGCAGAAGCAGAAGCCGACGCAGCGCGAGTCCCTAAACAGGACCAAGTCCAAGTAATCGGGGTTGTGCAGCCTTGACCAGTTGAGAGGTTCGATCTCGCCCGCGATAGCCTCTTTCGAGTAGATGCCCCTGAGAGAGGACACTACCTTGGTCGCCAACCGCAGGGCGGTAGCCGCGTTGTGGGGACCCAACTTATCTACGCGCAGACCCATCACTCGGACCCGGTCAGATCGGAAGTTTCTCCCTGCGGCTGTGCGCCACCGAACTCTTGAGGGTGCACGGTAAGCCTCTCTCCCAACGCCTCGATGATCTGTATCGCCATGTCGCTCGGTATCTCGAAGCCTTCCCGGTTCGGGTTGACCCTGTAACCCAAGTCCTCGAAGTGTTGGTGCACAGCCTGTTCTAGAGCGTAGGAATTGATGCACTTGTACTGGTACACCGCGAACCACGGCGTTATCACGCCCGTCGCGGAGTTGATCTCACGCACGCGCTGCGGTACGGAAGTGGTGGTCATGCCGATCTTGCAGATGCCGGGTACCCCCTTGTTGACCAACACGTACACCCACTCGGGCGGTTTGGAAGAGTAACTCGGATCGAGTATGCCCTCCATGTAGTACTCGAGGTCCTCCCATCCTTCCGCTGCCCTAACTGGGTCGGAGCTGGGAAGCATCGTGTAGGCGACGGCCTTACCGTGCCAGTTGTGTTCGTTGCGCGTGAGGCGCACGTAGTACTTCGTCTCTTCTGGCGTTATGCGTTTCACTGCAGCATGCGTTTGATCCTAGAAAATACCCACGAAGTGATCCACACAAAGGGCAGGAACACGAACACGTATATGCACATGAATGCACCGAGGCAGACGAACGCAAGCACGGCGAAAACCGCCACCTGCGCTAGAAGTTCTATGAGGTGCATCACGGCTTCTTGGGTTTATCGTACCAACCGAAAAGATCGGCCACAACAGCGAACACAAGGGCCGCACAGCAGCCAAGCGCTATGAGCGAAAACGCTACACCCAAAAAAACCTCAACGTACCTCATTTGCCGTATGTTTTATCGTAGTACTGTGCGCCTGATTGGTTCGTGACCCCGGACTGGCCGTCGCGCCACGCCCCTTCGATGTGCTCGCGCTCCGTGTGCAAGAGCTTTTCGCACTCTTCGGCCACAAGGCCAAGCACGTGCCTATCGTCGTCGCTGCGAGCCCACCTGGCCGCTGCGTTCACTCGCTCCATCAGCTGTCTGATCGGTGTGTCTATCCTGTTGATCGTATTCATGTACGTGTGTTTACTGTTTGTCTGCGCCCGGTTTTTCCCCTGCCTGCCCGTGCGTTTTTGCGGTTTCGGTGCCTTTTTCCCGGGCTGGAAACTCGTCGAGCAGGTCCTCTCCGCGGTAGTCGGGAAAGTCGCGCATCGCACGGTCTATGCCGTTCACCCACGCCCACGATAGAAAGCCCATGATCACGGCCACCAGGCCGAAGTAGAAAGCGAAGTCCATTGCGTTTTGCATACCGTTACTTTTTGCTTATCTTCCACTCCGACTGAAACGCCCTGAGCTCCAACACGTACCCCTCCTTCTCCAATTGGGCGTCGATCTTGAGGAGCGTCTCGCGAAGCAAGTCTGACTTCACCGGTACGTATTCCTCGATCACCCACCTGAGCTCCATCAGTTCCTTAGTCGTCAGGTCGTTCATTCGCCTTTGGATTTTTTCGATGCGTCCTGGGTGCCTTTGGTGGCTTCGTTGATCAGTGCGATGTGGTTGGCGATGATCGAACCGAGTTTGGTCTTTGGTTTGTTCTGTTTGGTTTTCATAGTCTTTGGGTGTATATTCATAAATACGTTTTTCCTGTTAAAAATTTTCCAATGTTGGCGAGTTTGATTAAGCGAGGCAGGCCCCCCCTTAGGGCCCCCTGTCTACAACAATTGTTCCTTTGGCGGGGCGCTAGTTCGGTGCTAGTGTTGCGCTAGCACTTGCTAGTGATTCGCTAGCGACCGCTAGTGAACCGCTAACGCACCGCTAGCGGTCCACCGCAGCCACGCTTAGGCGTACTTCTCCGCGAGCTGCCACAGGTCCTGGTTGAGGACCATGTCCTGCACGGGGTTGGTTATGCCGCGTGCTACGCGCTCGTTGAGGTCGAAGCCGCCCTTGATCAGGTTCTCCTGCACCACGTTGAAGGTCTTCCACAGGCTGTTGCCCTTGTCGGCGTCCCTCTTAGGGGTGAGGATGGACTGGATCTCGTAGTTCTCGGGCTGGCGATCGTCGCCCAACCGCATGAGCAGTGCATCGATGGCGAACTGGGATTGCTCCTTAGGTGTCATTACCTTGCTGCTCCAGTCGTTGATCTTCTCTACTACCTTGGGTAAGGCACTGATCTTGCTGTCTACGAGCTCCTTCAGTTGCGGGAAGGTGTACTTGGTGTGGCGTTCGCGGATGCTGCCGAAGTCCTGCGTCTTGACCATGAGGCCGTTCGAGCAGACGAGGCGGAACATGCCCATCTCGAATTGGATCGGGCGGCTGCCGTCGTGGCTGTTCAGTACTACGATGGTAGGCCTCGCCTCCACTCCGCCCTCGCTGTCCTTGATGTACAGCTTAGGGTGTTGGAAGGTGACGATGTGGGTACCGAAGTCGCGGCGGAGCGGCACGCTGGTCTTGCTCTGCTTGGCACCGGTCAACACGTAACCGAGGTCCTGCATGTGGTCGATGACCTCTGTGGTGGGTGTGAACTTGTACCTGTTGAGGTTGATGTAGTCCGCAGGCCGGGTGGCCATGATAGCGGGCGCGCGCTTAGCTGCCTCCTCGAGGCTGAGCGAAGTGATTGTTTGGGGATTGAGTTTGTTTGTCATAACCTTTATTTAGATGTAATGTAAACGATTTAGGGTTGAAAGTAAAATTTAAGATTTCGGTGCTTCGAGCATTGCGGCGATGTCCGCGCTCATGTACGGGCCTTCGTACCGCTTCTCGAACCAGAGGTCGATCAGCTTGCCCATGTTGACCATCTTCTCGCCCATCTCCTGTGCGGTCCACACCGGCTTCTCCTTCATGAGTTCCCGTCCGTAGACGTCCATGCAGGCGGTGAAGAATCCCACCATGCGGGCGCAGTTGGTGCTGTAGTTGTCCTTTCTCTTGTCGTACTCCTGTTGTGCTGTTGTCATATAGCTAATGGGTTGGTTGCTCAGTCGATGGTTTCGGCGTTCTCGGCCAGGTTGGGGTACCACTTCTCGAGGTATCCCTGCCAGGTTATGGTGCCCTTCTCCAAGCGGCGCTCGTCGGCCGCCATGTTGTACGGTTGGCCGGCGATGAAGCTGCCGTCGCTCACAGAGATATTCACGAAACAATCGGGATATCCCTCGCTCAGGATCCTGTGGATGTTGTCCACGTTTTCCTCCGGCCGCAGCGGCGCTACGACCTCTAACTCTGTCAATTTGGTTAAGGCGTTCTTGATGGTGATCTTGATTTCCATAGTCTCTAGCTTCAATTACAGGGTAAATATACGCGAAAGGCCGGAATCCGGACATAGGGGCCCGCAAATCTTTCTCGTTGGCGGTCAGCGCGTTGCGCAACTGCTTGGTACCCAACAGGAATAAAAAAAGGGGAGGGTACCGGCAACATGGCCTTCCCCATCCCCTTAGGGTGGCCAGCGGGGCTCCTACACCTTCCGCCGGCCCGGTACCGCCAGGTTAACTCCATCCCGGGCGGTTTTTCCGTTACGCTGCTTACGCGGCTTTGTCGAGCTTCACGGCGTTGCTGATCCGGTTGCGGGCGATGTCCCACGCTTGGTTCACAAGGCGCTCGTTGAAGTACTTGCCACTCAACACGTCAGAGACGTGGGTGCTGGAGTAACCAGCCTGTTCTGCGATGGCAGACACGTCACCGGTACGAAACCGGCGGTTGATCCGGGCCACTTTCTGAATGTAAGTCAGTTTTTGGTAGCTCTCGGGGCGATTTGAAGTAGTCTTCATAACTTGTATTTGTTTGTTTAACATGTATGTAATATACTAAATCCTGCTGCTAAAGTACAATCTTCATTCTTGGTCTGTGATTTTTTTCACAAAATTCCTGGACTCGGACACCATCGTGCCCGTCACGATCTCCCAAACCGTGCGGTTGTCGTACTGGATCCCAACTTTATTCATGATCCTCTCCGCCTTGGCCCTCCCGTCGGGGTCGTTTTGGTAGGCGGTCTCGTTGATGTTGTACATGCGGATCCACTCCTCGTAGGTGGGTCTGGATTCGGGTACGGCGCTCGATGACACTCGTATCTTGCCGCCGTTGGTGTAGTCTGCCATTGGAGTTTCGGTTTTCTTAAAGTAAATGTACGCGATGTCCTCCTACTGCGAAAGTCTTCGTTGACGGTCGGGAAACTATTTGTGCGCGTACGCGAGTATTCTTTTTCTCTTTGTCACACTGTCAAATCGGGAGTATTCCCCCCTATAGAGTCTCGTTCCCGGTTCCGCACTCCCTCCAGGGACCTCTTCATTTCCGCACGCTCCCTGTTTGCTCCGGCCCGCCTTCCGCTTGCATACAATCGAACAAGTTGCGAACAATACGTTTGCTAGTCCCAGTAGCCGTGGCTCTTCTTGAAGAACTCGGGGTCGTTGCGGTGCAGGTAGGACTTGACCATGAGCTTGAGCATGTAGGTCACCCCCTTGTTGCGGAACCTCCTTGCGGACGTGTACACCCCTTTGATCCCCTCTACGCGGAACCTCTTCGGTTCTACCCTCTTGCTTATGCTGTAGTCCTCGGCGAACAGCTCGTCGGGCCTCCAACCTCCCGTGTTCCAGTAGGCTTCCGTGTTCCAGAGTTGGTACCCTCCCGGCGCGAAGCTCGTTCCGAGTACGTGTTTGGCCAGGAGTTGGCACAGGTAGAACGCCTTGTACACCCACCTGTAGGGTCTGTCCGTCTCTATTGTCGTTGTCAGTAGGTGGTATCCTCCCTCTCTCATCCTACTTAGGCTCTGTGCTATTGTGTTCGGGTTGTGTAGCATTGTATCCGCGTCCATGAACAGTACGTGTTCTGTCCTTACTCGTAGGCTCCCTGTGAGTCTTGCTTGGGCTGGGTACCCTCCTTCTGTTGTTTCTATTCGTATCCTCCCTTTGAACTCCTTCCTCGCCCGCTCTATCCACTGTTTGGATTCGTTTTCGGTGGATGAGTCTGCTACTACTACCTTGGTCCCCTCTATGTCCGTCTGGTTCTGTAGGTGGTACAGGCACTCGTATAATGTATCTCCCTCGTTCTTTGACGGTATTACTACTGTGAGCAGTTCACCTGTGGACTTTGTACTTTCCTTTGTCATATGTTACGTAAGATTTGTTCTCTATCCAATCCCCTGTGTTTATGTACCTGGTGCCGTTGATGTCCCTGTCCTCGGGCTGGTGTATGTGCCCGCATATGACGGTGTGGCAGCCCCTCTTCTTCGCCTGCCTTGCCAACTCCTCCTCGAACCCTGTTACGAACTTCACTGCCTCCTTCACAGACCTCTTCAGGAACTTGGACACCTTCGTCTTGAAGGTGTTGTCGAAGGCGATCGCCGCGTCGTAACCCAAACTTCCTATTATCCCTATCCACTTCATCCCTACCACTCCGTCGTACAGGTCGCCGTGGGTTATCAATGTACCTTTCCACACGTACTCCCTGTGCACCTCAATGTTGCCGAAGTGGGTGTCGCAGTAGTCCCTCATGAACTCGTCGTGATTGCCCGGAATGTAGATGACTTTCGTTTCGTGTTTCGAGTGGGACAGTATCTTCCTCAGTACGTTCGTGTGGGACTGCGGCCAGTAGAACCGCTTCTTTAGTAACCATCCGTCCACTATGTCTCCGACCAGGAACAGGTACTCGGGGTCGTACTTCTTCAGTATCGATAGGACTTCCTCGGCCTTACAACCCTTAGATCCCAAGTGGATGTCGGACAGGAACAACGCTTCTATTCTCATTCTCCTATAAATATGGGGGAATTATGGGCGGTCGTGCGTTAACAATTTGGTAATAAAAAAAGGGACCTTTGCGGGATCCCTCTTTATCTTTTTGGTGGGTTGTGATTAACCTATGCTGTGGAATTTACCACCTTCGAAGGCTATCGCTGCACCTTGATCGATGTAGTTCTGGTTCAATACCTCGTAGTCCGCGAACTCGTCGTCCATGTACTGTATCGTATCGAGTTCCAATCCTCCTATTTGGGCGGCTTGTTCGAACTCCAGTGGGGTCAGGTTCGCTGTGCTGAGCACGGACGTAAGGTCTTCTGCGGAGAATCCCTCTTCGTTGGATACCAAGCTCCCTATTTTTGCGGCCGCGTTCTTTACTACGTCTGAATTCCTGAGTTCCTCTCGCTCTGCGTCCATGTCCGCGTCTATGTCCTTCCAACTCTTGGTAGGGTATATGCCTGCGTCCTCTCTCCATCCCTCTTTCATGCCCTTGGGAGCAGGCGCTTTAAAGGCATCAACGCTTGTACACAGGTTGTTCCAATACTTGATCAGTTCTATCCACTCTCCTTCGTACAGGGCTCCGGCCAGTGCAGACGTTGCGATCTCCATTTTGGTCCATTCCTTTCCTGCAGACCTAGCGGATTCCCAACCACCGGGCAGGTTTTCAACCCTATCGGAAAGTCTCATCACCTTTTCAGGATTGAATTTGTCTTCTCCCGCTTTTACTATATCTTCTACGATCTGTATATACTTCATGAATCCGGAAGCCCAACCCTTGTTGAGAATAGGATAACCGTACTCTGATTTGGTCTTTGTGGCTGCTAAGAGCGTCTTGACCAAGTTTAGCTTGTTCAATTTTTTGGCAGTCATGTTCGACTTGGGTCGTGGAGAACTGTCTATGTCGCCGTCGTACCTGCTTGCGTAAGCACCGCCGTAGCTGCCGTAGTTACCCTCTTCCATGTCTGCGTTCTCCTTCAGCAGTCTGTTGTTCTTGAGGTACCTATTGTAGTTGAATTCCTTCTTCATCGTTCTGATTTTTAAATCTGTATTAATAAATATCTATTCCTTCGGGATATCGCACATCTTCATGAACTCCTGCTCGTCGTACTTGACTCCTTCCCTATCGAACTTCTTGACCATCCTTTTAGCGATCGCCTTCCTGTTCTCTTTGTCCTTCACGTCGCGCAGTATGTCGGCTATTCCCGTTACCATGTCCCTGCTCTGCTGCTCGGACACCTCTTTGAGTATGGTTGTAAGTTTGATCATGCTTCTATGGGTTTGTAGTTTCTGTTGAGCATACTCATCCACTTTCCAACCCTTTTAACCACGAAGTCGGGGAACAGGGTCTGAGCGTAGTGCATGTATATGTTGAACCTTCTCTCGTCCGCGGGTTCTATGTGGATCTTGCGCACCTTATCCATTCCTCCAAGTTTTTCTACTGTTCTCTTCACGGCTTCGACTACGGTGGCCAATACTTTCAACATATCTCCTGAGCCCGTTTCTCCAGCATACTTATCATCGTCATCGCTCTCCTCCTCGCTTGTCTTATAAAACACGACATACAATTCCTCGTCTCTTGTATCGAAGTTGACGGCCACTGTCATATCGTCGCCCTTCCTATTGGTGAACCTGTACTTGTTGATCAACAGAGACGGATAATCTGTAGATCCCGGCAGCGGAGTCAGTGGATACGCGTCCTCCGATTTGGGAACGTTGAGCTCGTTGAGTAAGTCTACCAGTTTTATCATGATACCTTCTGCCAGCGGCTGTACGCCACTCCTGTAACTCGCTCTAGCGTCTCTGCGAAGAACTCTTCGTTCTCGTCCTGCATGTTTGTGAATGCCGCTCTCTCGTCCTTCCACCAATCGGGTTTGCCTTGGTTCTGTCTGAGGAAATCGTTCTTGAACAGGCTGATAAGCATCCGTGCTACGTGGAGCGACTCGTGGGACAGCACTCTGTTGGCCATTCCCGGTTTCTTGATCCTTGCCACGTTGAAGAACTGGAACGCCTGATCACCGGCCCAGTTGCTGAGTCCCGCTATGTAAGCGTTGTTGGTCTCGTCCCCGTTCGGTAGGTTCTTTATGTGCTCTTCGCACTCCTGTCTTGTTAGACCCGCCACCTCGTTCGTTTTGAACGCGTCGAATATCGCCAAGCTGTTCGCTCCGAATATCAGGCGGTACGGTTGGAACTGTACCGTTCCCACTTCGGGTATCTCGAAAGTTCCTATGGTTATGATCTCGTGCGAAAGCACTCCAGGTTTTACAGGTACTTTCTGTGTGTCTATCTCGAAGGATATGTCTTCTTTGTCCTCCTTGATCGATTTTGCGATGTTCTCTAGCTTTATCATATCAGTAAGTGAATCTCTTATATATCGTGTAGGGCTTGTTCAGCGCCATCATCGCCAATTCCACCTCTTTTAGGCACTCGTTTATGCCTCCGCCCATGAGTAGAGGGTTTGAGTAACGCTTCAGTTCCTCCATCAGATCGGGTATATTGATCATGTCGTCGGCTGTCTCTAAAAGGTCCCTTATGTCCTGTGCGTTTGCTCCTGTCTCTTTCACGAACCTGTTCCACGCCTCTTTGTCCAAATCCCTGGAATCGTTGATGCCGTTGGCCAGCATGAACCTCACGAACTTTACGGTCAACTCGTCGTCTATGCCCTCGTCCATGCAGAACCTGAAGTACGCATAACCCTTGTCGTAATAGGTTGCGTCGTCAAGCAGTTCGTAGTCTATGTAGTTGAGCAACCAGTCTTTGTATCCTCCCTCGTCTGTCATGCCCATAGATTCGCCGTTGTAGAGGAACACGATGTTGTTGCCCTCCCAGTTTTTGGTGAGGAACCTGCCCCAATCCGAGGGCTTGAAAGTGAAATAGCTTTGGTATTCCTGCTGTATGTCCACACTGATTATGTCCTTGCCTTTGAACGAGTCCGCTTCTACTATGCGGCTCTCTTTCACAAGTTTCCTTCTCAGTATGTTCTCCAGCTTGATCACTCGATCAATAGGATTGCGGTTCGTACTCGGTTATCCAAGTTCCGGGTTCAACGGCCATCGGTACGCTGAACTTATCGTACACTCCCATGGCCATGAGTGCCTTCTTTACTTTCATTACTTTGGCTTTGTTGCCAACGAACGATAGCGTACGTACCTCGTTTGGCTTGATCCCGTATTGACCTATCAGGGGTTGCAGAGTCTTGACGAGTTGCCGTCTCTCTTCGCCCTTATCGTCGGGAAAGTTTCTGTTCCACATTTGGTCGTTGGGCTCTTGCTCCTTCAATAGATCGATTAATTTTATCATGGTTCGATTTGGTTTTACTTAGATATTCCGTACAGTCTCTTTGTTATGAACTTACCAGGCACAGCGCCAAGCTCCCTCTCGTAGTATCCGTCTTTCTTGAATCTGACTGTTGCTGCTTTCTTTGGTCCTATGATTCCTTTGATAGTGTCTTCGTCGTCTATAACTGGTGCGCCCGATTTAGAAAGTATGTCCTCTGTTTTCTTAGAGGCTTCTAAGAACCAACCTGATGTGTTCACGAGTTCTATCATCTTGAGTATGACGGCCTTCGCCGCACCGGGAGCCCTGTTGGTGAACAGTAACGATATCTTGTTTCCGTACGGGGTGGGTTTGTATATTATGAACGAATCGGGTTGTTTATCCCTGTCCACGTCTATCATAGCCACAGCCTTGTAATCCGCTTGCAGTTCTTGCGGCGAATTGACAGACAGGTCCAATCCCTCAGCCTCGTAAGAGGATTTGTAGTAGGCGAACATGTTTTCAAGGGTTTGGGGATCTATGGATTTCAGATCGTATTCTTCCCAGGCGTTTGACCTGTGCAGAGACATCTCCTTTAGTAAATCTATTAGTCTTATCACTATCTTTCTCTATTGAATACTCTTATAAATACGTCCTCGGTTTGGATAATCAGATTATCTCCATCAACCGAAGAGCGTGTTGAAGCCTGGTATCGGGGTGCAGGTAAGTTTCGTAGTATTCCCTCGCGTTGTTAGAAATCTTGTCCAGGAATTCTTTATCGTCCTTTACTTCGAGAAACCTTTTCAAATAGGCAGAAACTTGGCGCTCTCCCCCGTTTCTTTCCGCCGCTATTATTCCACCGGATACTTGCCAATCCTGTTCAGTATCTATGCGATCTATGCTGATGTAGTGGTGATTGGGTACAAGGGGTGGGTTCAGTTGTGTAACGTACTCAAACTTCATCATCGGTATTCCTATGGCCATGTATTCTATATCCCTGTAACACAGCTCTCCCATACCGGGTATGCAGAGACCGACTTTGTATTTGGTGAGTTCTTCGAAGTGGTACGCTCCCATCGAATGAGGACCCTCGAACCATCGGTTCCCTTCAAGGGCAATTGCAGATCCCCTTCCCATTGAGTGCACGTTACCTCGGAATATGAACTTATCTATGTATTCCTGTGTCGACTGCCGCTTCTTATAGTACTCGTCGTGATCCACCAATTCTGATCCTTTCGGCACTTTGTAGTTTGATTTCACATACAGAGACGGGAACCAACGAAACTTTACGTAATTCTTTACGTCCTCTTGCGCAAGAGCCGTGTTCGAATACTGCGAGCAAAGTAATAGATCTTTAGAACTGTTCCTCATTATAAAGAACGAAGTCATTTCTGTGTGGTAATCACCAAATGTCATTCCCACGTAAGAGTCCCTGTCGTGGTAGTGTATAAGTATTTCGCAGTCCAACACCCGTAAAAAAGCCATTCTATCTCCAGCGTTGTGAGACAACCACTCTATGTCTGTATCGTAAGTCCTCAACCAAGTGGCACCCATATTTTTTTCCATGTGCGTAGCTATCTGATTCAACAGGAAGTGGAAATCTCTTGATCCGTCGCTGTTGTGATATATTGTTATCCTTTCCATATCGCATTTGTTTTGTTAGTATACTTTGAACAATCGAACGTAACCGTCTCAGGCATTTCTGGTGGTCTAATTGATGGTTTCACGTCCGGTTTCGTTGTCTTTGCAAATTCATACATGGACATTGTGTTCTTACCCACATTATATACCCCTTTAAAATCCCTTTCAACACACTCTATAATAAAATCAGCCACTTCGTCAACGTAGCAGAAATTACCCGTGTGATCCACAAAAGCGTTATCGTAGGGAAAAGGTTTCATCTTATGCACTGATCTTATTATAACATAATTCTCCATATTCCTTCTTACATATTCGTCGGTCATGAGTTTAGTTCTTGCATATTCAGTGTCTTGAGGAATTGGTGTGTCTTCTTCTGTTGGATTGTTTCGATTGTTTGTGTATACGTAACCCGTGCTGATGTGTACCAGTTTGATGTTCTTACTTAGACACAGATCCACCAATTTTATCACAAACTCGTAATTCACCTTCATGTGGTTGTCGTCGTTGGAGTAAGTTTTAGTGTGAGCTATGCAATTCACCACTGCGATTTTACCCTCGAATCGGTTCGCGTGCGCTTCTATATTTTGTAAATCGAAACCATCGCGCTTTCTGGATAGCAACTCCCAACCGCTCCTCTCGTGTAGGCAAGTTCCCAACATGCCGTCCCCTAAGATGATGATAGGATCCAATCTAAAATTTCTTTATTACCTCTTCGATGTATGAGAATACGTTCTCGTTATAGTGCGGCGCAGCGCCGATGAAAAACACCTTATCCAACACTTTGTTGGCCTCTGGATATTCTGAACTGTTGTCGAGGAAGCTGTATCCAGGGTGGAGCAGTATGTTTCCAGCGAAGTAGTTCCTTGTCTGTATTTTATTTTCTTCTAAGTATTCCACCAACCGATGCTTAAGACCGGGCTTTTCGCAAATGAACGGAGTTCCGAACCAGCAAGGATCGGCGTGCTCAAGGGTTTTGGGCGTGGATATGCCTTCTATGTTCTCTGTGAATATCCTCTCTATGGTGTTTTTTGAATTCTTTCTGTTATGTTCTATCTCGTCCAACTTTTCTAACTGCACAGAACCTATGGCGCCCTGCAAATCTAGAGGTTTCAAGTTGTATCCCATGTTTGAGAACACATACTTATGATCTATCACGCCTTCGTAGGTATCCAACCACTTATCGAACCTTTTACCGCAAGTTCCGCAAGCCAATAGATTGGCAGATCCAACGCAGTAGCAATCCCTTCCCCACCATGCGATGCTCATCATCGTCTTATGAAGTTGTTCGTCGTTGGTACAAACCATGCCACCCTCTCCAGTAGATATGTGATGGGCCGGATAAAATGAGTTGGAAAATGCTACGTAGTATTCGTTGAGGTATTTGCCTCTCCACTTAGAACCCAAACTATCACAATTGTCCCCGACCAACAGTATCCCGTATTTCTCTGCCATCTGTAAGAGTCTATCAAAATCTGGAGGGTTTCCCAAAACTGGAGAAATGAATATGGCTTTTGTTCTCTTCGTTATCTTCTTCTCTACTGCATCAAGATCAAAGTTAAGAGTGTCCCACTCTATGTCGACGAACATCGGTTTTAGTCTGTTTTGATATATGACAGATATAGTTGTAGCGAATCCAACGGGCGATACGATGATCTCATCATCGTCTTCCCAACCGAATCTCTTTTTTAACGCTGCTATTAAAACCAGGTTCGCTGAGGAACCTGAGTTTACCATTAGATTGTATTTAGAATTGAATCGTTTTCCAAAACTGTGTTCGAATTTGTGAACAGAACTTCCTGCAGTTATCCATTTTCCGTTTAAAAAAGTGTCTATCGCGGCAGAAACCTCTCTGTTGTCCCAATAAGGGCCGGAATAATATACGGTAGTTTTCCCTGGAACGAAGCTCTTGCTGTTGTATATGTAGGGAGCGACGTGATTGCCTACAAGATTGTTTATGTTTTGTGGATCTATCATAACGTTTTAGTGTTTTTGACCTATCTGGCTATAAATATGTGTTTCAGCATTTATTATGTCTTCGGCCAAAGACTTGTGTATACGTGTTTTATAATATCGTTGTGACCTGCTAAAAGCGTATCGAAATGAAATGCGAATACATTATTGACCATATCCGCTGCTTGCTCTATAGACCAACCCGTTCCTTCCAAACACCCGTGAGATTTGCCTGTTTCTACGATCCTCTCTGATATCGAATTCCATAGATGATAGTAGAGATCCAATCTCTCTTTGTTGTTGAACCAATATCCGTACATGTAACCCTCGCTCCCCACTGTTTTCTCTAATTTTACGTCGTCTGTTTGATTATCCAATCTCCATCTAAAAGAAGCGGTTTTAGGTTCACTGAGGTCTACACCGCAAGACTCTACGATGTCTAAACAGTTCGCGCTCTCTATCATGTATTTTAAATTTGTTCCACTTTGAATGTTTCCCAGCGGATTTAATAGTATTATGTTTTGGTGGGAAGTGGTGTTCGATAGATCATTGATCACCTCTGTTGCCCGTAAAGGCGCACAACCCGGATCTATGAGTGCAAATTTGGTTGCATTGTTTTTAAGTAACCAAAACATAGCGTGTCTGATGACTGGACCTGGAAATCTCTCGCGAGTGTGTATACGAGAATTGTATATTGCATCGTACTCCTCATCGTTTGTGGAACAGATCAAAGGTTCTTGCTCTCGATTCTTGTCTGTTCTTAAATCCTCTATGTTTACGACGTATAAGTTGCAATCTGTCGAAACACCATCGAACATCTCAGGCGTATTCGTTACAATCAGTATGTTAGAATTCTTTGGAAAATTTGTTAGTGTATTTTGTATGCGTCTAATTCTTTTCGGGCCTATAACCGTATACGCAAAGAAGAAATCTTTCATATTTTAAATTAATCATTTATTTCTTGATCCTCTTCTTGGTCCTGAATAATTATGCCTCTGAACTCCGCTATTGTGGCTCTCATTGGGTTTTATTATGATCACGTTGGGCGCATTTATACTGTATGGATAATAGAATCTATACGGATCATAATAATAAGACGGATAGTAAAAGGGAGAATATCTGGGTCTGATCTGTACTCTGCGATTCATGGTGGAATACATACCGTCTTCGTCGTACACACCAACGAATGCAGCGCATCCAGAAAACAAGGTTATTAATACTACAAAAATAAAAGCTTTCATGTTTTTACGCAGAAGTTTTTTCTCTCTTCTTTCTTAATTTTAAGAACATATTCAATGCTTCATCATTCTCTGGTTCAAATACAGCCCTATCATTTCCTAATAGATTATATGTCTTCTGTTTTGAATTCCAAACTATTTTGTACTCCAGCTTATCTCCCAATTTGTGTACCATCATTGATATTATAGGAAGATCTGTTCCGGGTAATTTCCCTACGTGCGCTTGGCCCTTAACCTTCACAGGTTTTCTTATTTGAAGACCATCATTGATAGTCACCTCTATTGTCTTATCTTCGTAGTCCGGTTCTGTTGTACCCATACCGAATCCAAAATCCAATTCATTTAATAGAGACATTAATTTTATCATGGCGTCTTGTATACAAATAAATATCAGACAAAAAGAAAGAGGAGCTTTTTGGCTCCTCTCGCTTTAGCGTTGTTCAACTTTAGGCTCTACCACTAAGACCATGAAAACTATGTTTTCTAAAATCTTGAGTAGCTCCTTCTCTCTTTCTTCGTTTATTGAGGACATTCAACTAATTGCTTAACATCGAGGTGGATGCCGTAGTAATTTGCAAAGGGAACTGTCACAGTGAGAGACGCGCCTTTCGATGAGAATCTACCTGGTGAAGGATTACCGGTGGGTGCTACACTGTATCCCTGCACTTTAACGGGATTGCTCACTTCTTGTAGGCTCCAGCCTTCGTTAAGAGCAATAGTTATTGTCACATTGCCGTTTGTCACAGCTGACATGGTTGCAGTGCCAGCCCATTTGTTCTGACCTGCGTAGATGTTAACTGTTGCGCCTGATGTATAAGTGGTATATGTGGCCCAATTGCCTCGAGTAACGTAGCGAGATCCTGCTGCCCAACCAGTATCTTCTTGGTAACACTTAGGAAGATCAACTACGCAAGTGCGTGAGAAGCTGTAGTTAGTGTTGTTGAGACCGAAACAGCCTCCACCGGTCGGGGAGTTTGCAGATCCTGCTTTGATGAGGAATGTGCCGTCCAATACAGGTACGTCGAACGTGATTACAAATACCACAATCGGATCAGAGAATCCTTGACCGAGTTTAACGATCGGATCCGCCAACATGCCGTAGCAATCGTTCTGACCTTCGGTGGTGCCGAGGAATCCCATCATGTCCACACCGTTTGCGGTGAAAGCAGTGATGTTGGACAGAGTGAGAGGACCGCTCGTACAACCGGTGCCGCTAAGGACACCGTTGAACTTGAACACCATGTGACTGATGGCTTTGGCACTGGCTGAGCTCTTGTCGACTGTGATGGTCACTGTCTTGAAGTCCGAGCTGAAGCTGTAAGAGTTTACGTAGGATGCTGCAGTGGTGTAGTTGGTAACTGGTGCACCGCTGGCTGCATTGATCTGATCGAACTTAGGGGTTTGCTTTTCAAAGAGGGATGTATCCTCTTGACAGGAAATGGCCGCAATGGCCAATACGAATAACGAGATTAATTTTTTCATTTGTTGATGTGTTGTTATGTTGTTTTACGCTAATTAAATATATAGAAAAACCGTTCCAATCTTAAAAAGTCGTTATTAGTGCGCAAAAATAAACGTTATACTTTTTATAGTACCATTATGGTACACTTGATTTCTCAATTTGATACTAGATCAAATATGAAAACTCTTGCGCATCTTCGGATATAGGCTTTGTTTTAGGTTCAAGAATTTCTTGGGACTGTATTTCTTGAATCTCGTCTTGTTGGTGCGGAGAGGATTGTTGAACAGTGAACTGCTCTAACATTTTTATGCAAGCTTTTAAATTATTAAGTATGATTTCCTTGGAATCGGTTTGAGGAATTGTTTCTAGTTTAGAATTTTCGTTATCTGTTAATGGTTTCCTTATGATCCATGTATCTTCTCCTGATCTAAATGTTACATGTAATCGGCCTGCTCTCTCTGCGAAAAGATTCACGGCTCGGGAAACACCAATAAATCCCCAATTTGAATAATCGTGGCCGGCTAAGTAACCGCCAGGCTTAATCTTCTTCCATATCACAGGAAGTTCTTCCATGAGATCTTCGTACTCGTGACCCGCATCGTGATACACAAAATCCAAACTCTGGTCAGGGTATTCTACTATGGCTTCTTTAACTGATTTCTTTACCAGGTTCACTATGCCTAAATCTATGGCGGGTTTTAAATTGCTTTTCGCTAATTCGTAGAGCCAAGCCGTGCGTGTAGTTTCATCATCTAATCCAGCTGGAAAAACTCCAGACATTGTCTTGTGTTCTTCAGAACCCTTGAACCAATCTACTGCATCGAAGCGAATATTCTTTTTGGAATCATATATCAAACTCGCCATATACGAAGTAGATGCGCCTTTCAAAACGCCCAGTTCCACGAAATGGGCTCCTTCTTGGGGAGCTGCTTCCACCGCTTCTTGATAAATCTCGCTGAAGTTAAACCAACCTTCTATATTTTTATCGTAGTTTATTGGCATACTCAGATTGGAGGTGTGGGTCTTAAATTGGGAATCGGAGTTATCTCTTCAAACCCTTCAGGGTGGGGTGTAGTCTTTATCACGGTCGCAGAGCCACCGGATTTCCTATCCAAATCCGCCTTATATCCATCGAATATCTTAAGAAATACGCTTACTTGGTCCTTACTTAGACCTTCAAATTTAGTAGGCGCGTCTACGAGTATATTTACCTCGACAGTCTGTTTATCGTTAAAGACCGAGTTGATCTTATCGATGACTTCCTGTTTGTTGATCGTTTTTTTCTTTTTGGACTCTTGCAATTCCGAGATCCAACTTGTCAAAGCGTCAAAAACTGTCTTATCTTTATCTTCCATATGAAACTTATTTATTTATAAATATACGCGATAAAACATTATCGACGATTCTCTTTGTCTGCAAAGTAGATAATGATCGGCGTAGAAATTACGATGATACCTACAAATACGAACATGATGATTGATTCTGAATTCATGATTGTGTGTTTATTTGGTTTTTAGAAAATTGTTTTACGTATTGCATGAATGTTACGACCTGTTCTGGAGTTTGGTAACCCAGCACTTGATCTGATCCGAAGTCGTACCAATTGCCTTCTGAGTCCCACGCTGCGATCTCAGCAGTATAAGAATCTCCAAACTCTTCGCTACCTGGAGCGTAATCTAAACCTCTGCGATCGCAATATGCTCCGCTGTGCCACTGCACCGATACGGTCCATCCGTTTTCGAACGTCATTTGAAAGCCGGGCCTTGTGCAGTATTTAAATTGTGATTTTTTCATCGTGTCAAAATGTTTAATTCCATTATTGTTTCTATGATAGTTTTGTCTGCGTGAATGTACTGCTGAGGTTTACTGCCGAAGGGTATCTCTACCGTGTATTGCTTGGTGAGAAGCCTACCGGTACCTGAGCACTTCTTACACATACGCTCTTCACAACCGTCGTGTTCTCTAAGAAGGAAGGATCCTCGACCCTCGCACTTGTTGCACAGCACTACGTCCATATCAATCGATTTTGAATGCACGTTCTATCGTCATACCGAGTTTGGTGTTGTCCAACAACTTTCCGTTCTTAATGACCGTGCAGTGGTTCCTGACCAACACGTAGTATGTACCCTCGGTGTGTTTGTTGAGGAACGTGTATAGCTTACTCCTACACTTTACAAGCTTTTTAGGCGTCTGATATTCGTTGACGCAATCGATTTTTTTGACTGTTTTACCGAACACTGGCTCCTTTGATTCAAGCGTTTCCAGTATGGCTCTTGTCTTGGTCGTGTGACGGCGCTTACGTTTCCATGCGCGTGTGGCGTGTTCGTCTGCCTTATCGTAAGGCAGATCAAAGGCGGAACTCAGCGCCAATACCGCACAATTCAATCTGTCGCCCTTCAATTTCGCGTGAGGACCTTTTGACTTTACGTCGGAGATGATTGTTGTTTCTTGTGACATAACCTTTGTTTGTTTACTCTGTAAATATACTGAATTAGAATGGCGTTTGAAAATTTTAATTTTTGGTGGGCCCTGATGGGTTCGAACCATCGACCTAATGATTATGAGTCATTTGCTCTAACCTGCTGAGCTAAGGGCCCAAAATTGTTCTAGTCTCCTGAGTCTATCGTATAGGAAGCTTCACAATTTTTACACGTGTATCGATGGTAACATCTGCCTATTTGTTCGCTTAAGAACTCGTGTACGCACGGTTGTCCGTTGTCCTTACGAAGTTCTACTCGACCATCGGGCGGAGGAGAATACATGCCGTGGGTACCACAGTTGTTACACCGCTTGGTATCGGTCTCTTTATTGTATCCGTACCATCCGTATTTTCTTGATTCTACGCACGCTGGGGTTCGGCCTGTGCCGTTGCAGATTGGACAAATTCCTGATCTGTTCATATTTTATTTTTTTGTATTTAACTTTACTATGGGTAACTCTACGAAACCCGATTGCACTCGTCTGTGAGGACGCTCAACGATCTGTGCCTCTACGAGACAGTCGAGCATTCCCTCGTTCTCGCTGTAGTCCTTTATGGCGAACTCTCCGCGTTCCAACTTGTCTGTCCAAGTGGAAGCTGTTGCTACAGGCATACCATCTTCGGCTGACTCGAGTATGATGCGGAAGTTATCATCGAATCCCGCAGATCCTCGGTAAATGTATACATTGCAGTTTTCGTTTGCGAAGTTCACGTTGCCTAATAACCTTTTCATATGCTTTTTATTTGTTTGATGTGCTTACATTCAGTGTGCCTGTGGAACTCGGAAGCTGGGCAGTTACAGCTCCACTTACCTTCTTTGAGTTTGACAGTGTACACTTTGCCTGTGCTACCCATTACTTTGTGGATTTTCTCCTCTGTCTTTTGTTTCTTGATCGGTTGATCGAATACTTGTGGCTTATGCTTCCACGCTTGCTTCAACTCCTCTGGTGTGTATACGTGGTCCACTTCTATCCACTGTGCTCCGCATGCCAGCCAATACTTACCGTCTAATTCGAAGCTTGCTGCTGGCAGGTGAGACTCTATGGTGACTATCGTGTTCATGCCTATTAGATTTGGTTTTCCAATACAAGAATGCGATCACCTTGCAAAACCTCTGATGGGATTTCCTGATCGTAGTAGATCGCTGAAGATGCCAGTTGGAAGGGGTACCTAACACCTGCACGGCCGTTCCTGTTCTTAGCAAAGAAGAGGTAAGTGCCACCGCCGTCTCGCTCGCTCTCGCGCTTGATCTCGAGGTGGGCGTCGGTGATGTGCTTCATCTTGTTAGAGCCCACGAACACACCCGCTTTGGTCACCTGTTGGATGAGGAGGAAGGTAGTATACTTACTCGCTTTGTTGCGTGCTTCGTTGTGCTTGACGCAGAGCTCGATGAGCCACTTTTCTGCCTGGCCCTGTGACCAATGGCAATCCTCTTTGACTGAGTCGAGCACTTCGACGATGGAGTCCATGAGTATGTAGTCGTAGCCTTTGTCTAGCAGCTGTTCGATGACGTCCTTCATGTTGCAGTCGAGGTAATCGCTGGTGAACAGCGTCTCGAGGTTAGCGAATGCTGGGAAACGCTTCATGTACTTGAACACCTGGATTTTGGACATCTCGGCGCTGATGAACAGACACTTGAGGTCGGGATTTTTGGACTGCAGATTGGACAGTGCGTGCATGAGCACCGTAGTTTTACCTACACCGGGGTCGCCTGTGCACATGATATTGGTGCCTACAGGTATGCCGCCCTCGTGTGAGAACATTGAGTCGAGAGCGAGGCCAGTCTTGTTGAGTCGGAGCATATCGTCGTTGACGTTGAGCTCGCTCAGCGAACGCACTCGGTCGAAAACGATGTTGCGTTCAGTGATCAGGTTCCTCGGTGAGAAGCCTACGGATTTTTCGCGTACAGTGCGCTTACCCCCGTTGTACATATCTGAGGACATGTAGTCCTCGACGGACATACCGGCCTTTTTGGCTTTCATCTTGATGTAGTACTGCTGGGCGTAAGTGAGGCTTTTCTTTGCCATATTGGATTTTGGTTGGTTAGTCATTCAATTACAGGGTAAATATCCGCAAAATCCACGATACGGGACATAGGGGCCCCTAAATCTTTCGCGTTGACAACCAACGAGTTATGTAACTGCTTGGTTTCCAGTAAGATTAATTTCGATTTCAGTCTCTCATCTCGAGGACGTATTCCAATATGGCATCGACCTCAGCATTAGATATGTCCAAGATCTCTTCTGCCTCTTCCCTGCTGACCCACGGCCAATCTAATGTTACCAAACTGCCTACGTTATATTTTCCGTCCAGGCATTCCAGATCAGTTAGGGTTTTGCGTTTGAGTGCTTTGCTTCTCATGCTACTATCTCAACATTTCGTAGTTGACACCGTGCTCATCCATCAAATTACGCAAGTGATCCCTTGCATCCTCTAAAGCTTTGTAAGTTTCATCGCTCATGGTATCGTCTCCGTATTTCAACTTAGCGCGAAGGTATTGGTCCATTTCCCACAAAACTAGGTACAGATCTTTTCCTTTAGCGGCAACTTCGAAATACTGTTCATCGTCCGGCAGTTCAAATTCCAATATGGCTTTCATAGTCGTTGTCTTTTTCTGTGTTTGATAGTTGGTTCCAGTTTCTTGGTGGTCTTTCTCCTCTGTATCCGATGTCATCTAATTTTCTGTGTAATTTGTCTACTCTTAACTTCTTACCCATAGCCGAAATCCAATTCGAATACGGTGTACTTTGTATGTAACGTATCTCGTTTATTATGTCGTCCACGACTTTATTATAACTATTCAGTCCCACCAGTGTTCTATTTTATTTTTGAGTGTATCAAAAAGTTTTGATTTTGCTTCGTCTGTTTTCTTTTGTGCTTCTTCAAAAACCTGTTTGAACTCTTCGTTAGACATGTTATCATAGAGCGATGTTGATATGCACTTCTCCGCAGCCTGAGTTTCAAACTCTTCGTGTTGCAAGGCGTGGATCAATCTTATGCACTCTCGTATGTCTTTAGCATGTTGTTCAGAGTTCTCAAGCATAGAATGCTTTTCGGTGTGTTCTGCTACAAATTCCAGTTTCTTTTTTAGGATCTCGTAAATGTAATAATAATCGTAGTCTCTATCGTTCCAAATGGTCTTCCTCCACTTTATTAGATTTCTTAAGCCGTAAGGAACTGATCGCATGAAGTCACCGATCTTGTATTTCAGATAATAGATTGTTTCAAGCATACCGTTGAATTGTTGTAACTAACTCCTGTTTGCTCATCGCTCCACTTTTTCTGAACAGTTCCACTCCGTCTTTAACAAAGACCATGGTCGGTACCGAATTTACTCTATACGTTGACACGATCTGCTGATTTACGGCTGCGTCTACATCCACTTTGGATATATTGACATTAGGTAATTCAGACTGGACTTGATTAACGATAGGTCCGAACATTTTGCACGGTCCGCACCACGTAGCAGTAAAGTATAGTATTAGCATTGTGTTTTTTCTATGAATTAAACAAATTATTTACAAACTATAAAATCCAAGTTTTTAGTAAAGGTGGGTAGGGCCAGCGTCCCAGCCCCTAAGTGCTTTATTATACCTCCGCCGTCTAGCGAGAACTCACACTTGGATCGTTCTCCGTTGCAACGGTTGCCTGACCCCTCACCTGTTCGGCGGAAAGGGATAGACTTGGCGTGGTTTTTCTCACACATCCCACTTTATAATGACCTAGTGGAGGCGGTGGGATTCGAACCCACGTCCAGAATAATCCAATCCCTACTATCGTTCACAAGCTTAGTTCGAATTCTCACACCGCTCGAACTGACGGTGGTAACGGTTCGACTTGGCCGCTACGCCATACTGGGCTCCGGATTTCTCCATGGTCCACCACTTGGTTTTACGACTACCAAGAAAACCTTTTTCCGGCTTTTTAACTCCCCGATGCCGGACCGGGGTAAGGTCACGCCGCTAGTGCGTATTCCTCTGCACCAACGAAGGCCATTGCGTCCTCGAAGGTGAATGCTGAGATTTCCTCTGCGTTTATTCGATGATAGGGGATTTTCGAGTTTCCATCTAACTCGGCTTGCAAGTAGCAATCGACATCACCTGTCAATTCCAGTCGCCCCCGTGTGTTATGCGTTTATCACGGCCGAAACCGGAGATTCCGCCACGGATTTCACTTCGTAGTTGGATACCCCGTCTAGGTATTTAACCACTCGTGCTTCTGCTTCAGTGCAGCTCATGGCGTCTACCAAGTATTGGACCATGACCTTTTTCAATTTACCGCTCCTTTCATCTTCAGTAATGAATTGCACCTTAGCCAGAAAGTATTTTTGTGTAATCATATTCATGCCTTCTTGTTACGACGTTCAGTCTTAAGAGTCAGATCTTTGGAATTATTACCACCCGATGAAGTCTCTCTCAAACTTATGTTGACTTCGGACAGTATCTCTGAAATCTCTCGGTGTATCTCTTTTAGAGAATCGAAATACTCCTTCAACTGTTGTCTCTTATCTGGGGATAGTTTGTCTAGTTTTGGCATGGTGTATTGGTTTACCTATACTGATAAATATAGTGTAATTGCTCCAATTCTTCTGCCACTTTAGGATCCCTAATTATGGATATCTCTGTATCCCCTTCCATGTTTACTGTTGATATGGCCGCTACAAACCTCTCCGCCGTGGAATGCTTCACGCATGTTTCTTGGTATCCCAGTTGCACCCGTTTAGGGTTTATGACTTCTCCGCAAACTTTACAGGTTCTCATAGGTTGTGAAGGTTCCTCATTCTGTTTAGGCGTAGATTTATTTTTAACCTTAACTTGCTTCTTGGGTTTTGCTACTATCTTGGCGGCTTTCTTGGCCGGTTTTGATTTCTTGGTTTTCATCTTTTTGGTTTTTACCATAATAAGTATGTTTCAATTTCTCTTCTTGCACTAATCGTGCGAGATTTTTTAAACTTCTTTTAAGCATGAACAACGACAGATACATGCCGATGACAGCGAATATATTTATGATCACGGCTATCCACAGTGGACTAGTAATCCACCACCAACTCCAATCTATGACGTCTCCAACTTTGAGTATTACGAACATCACAAAAGATGTCAATGTTATTATGGCTAGATTTATGCTCAACTGAGAGGGTTGAACGTCGAATGGTTGTTCTTTCATATATCAATTTTTTTTCTGCAACTTTTCTATCCAAATAACTTTACTGGGATTGAATGAGTGAGTCTTTACTAAGTGTGGTCCTCCCGAGCTGTCGATCATGAAGTAAAAGTACGAATTGTCCTTAACTCCGTACAACCTATACTTTTCAGTGAGGTCGTTTATGTAAGTCTTTTTCTTCCTGACTTTATTGGAAGACGCGCACGATACCATGATCATGCACGCCAAAAGTATAAACTTTTTCACCAGCTAGACGAGTAGTGGAAACTGACTGCAAATTCCTTATCGTAATCTGCCAGCGCCTTATCGACAATGGCTATGGTGTTCCTCAGATCCTCCTCGTAGTACTCATCGTAATCTGTGCTACCGAAGAAGAAACCAGATTGGGTGGGCATGACGTTTTCGGCCACCACTTTACTGCTAAGGGCCAATTCGCAATCCTTCTTCAGCTGTTTCAGCTTTTCTATAGATACTACGTACTCGTCGCAATCGTCTTGTCCGTCTTGGATGTTTTCGACGAACCACCTGTGAATGGCGTTGGCTTTACGCCAGTAACCAGCCTCTTCCACAATGTAACGAATGTTTGTAGAGTCAACCTCTTGCCCGTTGCGTTCGATCGTTACCTTTGTTCTGAATTCCGGTTTGATCCACTCTTCGTTGGATATGTAGGTCTTCTTGTAAAAATACATGTCTAATCCCATAACTTTTATTTTGCGTAAGTGTATTGATTTAAAGTCTCTTTCAAATGTTGGTATAGATCCTTGATCAGGTTCTTCTCCACAGTTTTTGAATCGATGAACTCTGCCGAGTCTGCGATTTTTTTGATGCTGTCTGCTGTGGAAATGCAATCGTAGTTATACAAAAACCTAATCACGTCTGCAGTTTTATATAATTTTTTGTGCATACATCATTCTTTTGTGCCGACACCGAGTGTTCCTGCAGCATCTACGATTTCGTTCTCAAGCAATGCGACGAGTCTATGCGGTGTGATTTCAACGAAGATCTCGTTCCCAACCAGGTCCAAACCCACATCGTTGGCAAAGTCGAATCCTTCCACGGCATCCACGACTCGCGTCATGATACTGTGAACCAATTGGTGCACCTCATCTACGGTGTAAGTTGATAAATTCGGTTTGCTGGTCTCCGCGGAGGTCTCTGTGTCGTGCAGCAATTGCAGTACGTCTGACTTGGAGAAAATTGAGGAGACTGAGTTGCGAACGTTTTCGCGTGCGGTTTCAAATGCGTTTGTCATAACTTTTATTGATTGATACGGTGCTAATGTACAGGATTTTGGACTAATGCAACAATTTAAATCTTGGGTGATAAGGTTTTATACCTATCCCTACGGGCCTTCAAAAATTGTTTGCGCTCTTCCATCTCTTCTTGAGTGAAATACTTGGCGTACCACTTCTTGTTTTCGCAGTAAAGTCCGCAAGTTCCGCTACCGTTGACCAAGTATCCGCCGCCTATTCCAGCGAAATGAGACCTCGACAAGTTTGTACCCGAAATTCCACGGTCTTTTTTCCAGTTGTACTCGACTTTCTCGTCGCCAGTCCATATTTTTTTGATGTGAATGATCACGTCAGTATAACGTATTCCTTTGTTGCCTTCCGCGATCATGCGATCAACGAGAGACTGTTTTAAAGTTTTTTTGCTCATGATTATTTGGATTGTTCAAACTCTTTCTCTATCCTCTGCAAAGTTCTCTCGTACCTGTTAACTATGTCACGTATTTCGTTTGCGTTTTGTGTGTACATAATTTGAGTAGCGAGTTTACGACGCTGGTATTCAAGTCTTTCTCGCTTTGTGAAAGTTCTAGCCACGTACTTCTTGTTGTACGTTCTTACAAAACCTTCTGTGCCTCCACCGTTTACAAGATAGCCTCCCATAATCGCTGTGAAACTCTGCCAATAGGTTCGACGTTGAATTCCGGATCCCTTTCTAAGAGCATCTGCGAAGTATCCACGGTCGTTAGATTTCCAATCGACTTGGTAGTCTTCTCCGTTCTTGAGTTTGAGAATGTGTGTGACGATCTCTTTGTACGTAACGCCTTCCTCTTTACCTTCCTTACGAATGCGATCGAGTAGACGACTTTTGAGTGTTTGTTTTGCCATAACTTTTATTTTTGATTAAACTATTTTCATGAATTCGGACAAGTAGTATTGGTTGCCGTTCTCGACCCTGAACCAGGGTTCTCCCTCCTCGTCGCAGCCGATCTCCGAAGTGGTTGCAACACCGTCTTCGTCAGAGTACCGATAGTAGACCTCTTCGGTGGTGTCGTTGATCTGGATCAGGAGAGCGTGCGAGTTGCTGAGCGTAAGGTATCCTTGCGGTGTGAATTCCATAGCGTTATTGGTTTTGGTGGTGTCTGTCTAACAATACTTGCTTTGCCATAAACATTAACGCTGTCTCATTAGTGCCGTACACCCAGTGGTAGAGTAGGTCGTTGACTAGCTCTGCATAGAACTCGGGATCCACTTTAACGTCGTGCAGTGTGGGTTCGAAGTCGGACTCGATCTGTTCGGTGCGATCTACGTAGTTGGTATCTAAGTATGGGTTCATTTGCGGTCGATTTTGGTTTGAATTTGCTCCCACGTATCGTGATGTGGGGGAGGTGTAGTCTTGCTGAGCACGTATGCTGCGGCGATGAAGATGAATGCTAAGATCATGGATTATTTGTTACGGTTAAGGAAAAACTCGGCTTCTTGTGCCCAACTCTCGTTGACCAAGTGCCAATGCTGGACGTTGAGATCGATGATTTGGTAGCCTGCACCGTTATCGTTGACAGTCACAATGCCTTTTTTGACCAGGGAAGAGAGCGCACCTCTGATGGTTTTAGTGCTGATCTTGGTCATGGCTGCGAGATCGTTTACGTCTACGTCCGAGAAACCGGGTTCTGCGTACAGTCCGCTGATGTATGCTTCTAAAACTTGCTGTTCCAGTGCTGTGAGTTCGATGCCTATGTTTTTCATAACTTTTATTAGTTGATTGATCAGAATTTATTGTAAGCGGGTACTTCGCATTCCAGCTCCTCGTACAAATATGGTGAGAGTGCGCTGCAGAAGTCTTTGACCAACCAGCAGGGAACCAGATTACCTTCCAGTTCCGGTGCAGCCCCCACCCTCCAGAGGAAGGTATTGGCGGTGGCGTTCAGACCGCGAGATCTGAAGTAGTCTAGCACTTTGAGGGCGTCCATTTGGGGGGTTGTCGTCTGTATCATAACCTTTATTGATTGATAACAGTGTAAATGTACGCGAAAGGCCAGAATCCGGACATAGGCCCCCTAAAATTATTCCTATTGGCAACCAAGCGGTTGCACAACCCGTTGGTTATCAACAGGTTATTTTACTCCTTATTGACTATGTATTCCAACACTATTCTAGATAGCTCTTGCATGGCTTTAGTGTTGTCCTGTACGAGTATCGCCATTCGCGATCTGTCCTCTGTCAAAAGAGTTCGCATGTCCTCTTGGAGTTTATCGACCTTCTCTTCGAGTTCTTTGTTTTTTTGTTCCAATCTTTTCCATTGATTTTTGGCAAAATAGGCCAAAGTTAAAGCTACCACTCCGAGTATCCCGTATTGCATTGTTCCAACAAATAGTGATAAGATGTCTATTTCTCCGTCCATTATGGGTCAATTTAGCATTGAAAATTTTTTTTCCAAAACTAATTGCCAATTTTTTGCGATGAACAACAAATTCTCCCGCGTAGGATACAAGTGTCCTGCTTCTACTAACTCGTATACAGCTTCTACCCACGCAGTCCTACAATGGACGTGATACAGATTTGAAACCCCTTCGGGAATATGTGTCTCTGCTAAACGGTCCAAAGAATCTATGATGGTATTCATGGTTATAAATATGTTTTCTGTGGGTACTATTATAGTGTTTGGAAGGTTTTATGTATTTTTTTAAGCTCCTTTACGCATTTTTTATAATCCATGTTTGCTCTGTATTTTGCTTTTATTTCAAGAGGATTTTTACTATATGAATACATTCTTGCTGCTCTTTGATACTCTCTATCAGATTGCGTAAAGTGAACATACTCTTCTATGATGGTCTTTGCCAAATCATTCACGTGTTTATGAAATTCTCTATTTATGAATATCAAATTGACAATGTCATCGTAGTATCCGAATTGCCCCTCTTCGTCAGCGTATCTCATTTTTCTAAATTCCAACAGAGGATAACTCTTCTTGTATTTAGACATTCCGTACCTGTTCTTGCACCACTCCAGTATTTTAAGAGCGTGGCCTCTGGTTAACTTTTGTTTTTTCATTTCGCTGACTTTGTAAATAGGTTATAAACTCTTCTACTCATTTTCGAATGATTCATTCTAAAAGTTTTAGGCATACCTTTTATCAATAGTTTATTTGAACACGGGTTGTTATTTATGTCTGGCCATTTTCGTGTGTACTTCATGTAGTTGTATAGACTAACATACGCATTTGCTTGTTGAATATACTTTTCTGTGTTTATTTCTAATCCGTGTTCTTTTATTAATTGTACCGCGCGTTTCTCGTTATCGAGTTCAACATCTCTCATGTTATTAATGTGGAAATACGGGTTTTTAACAGATTCTCCCATCAACCACACTTCCATATTCCAACAAGACTCGTGTCTGTCAGCCTTTTTCCACTCTTTACATTGATCCACCCACTGTGTCAAGTGACAGTATTCATGCACTAGTGTAGACAACCAGTCTGGTTTCATAACAGCAACTGCTAAAGATGGAACGGATTCGTCAAAATATCCCGATCCCCACATTCTTTTTCCCACTCGAATCTTTTCCCTATGTACTAATTTAAGTTTTACTCCGTATTTTTTACACTCGGAACGCACGAATTTAACGAAATTCTTTTCGGTGTCAGATAACCCTTGCATGAATTTTGCCATATCATAGGTGTTCTTATCTAAATATGATGAATCTAGGCCTAGTTTTAAAATAATTAGCTCTAGTGTCATAATATCAGCCGTTTCACCCCATTCTAAAATTTAGGTCACATATTTATGTTAAAAAACAATACCACTATGTCACAAACATTCAAATACACCAAAGAAAAGATTGAGAAGGTTGTGAAGGCGAAGGGTTACAAGTGGTTCGAAGATAAAATAAACATCGTCGGGGTTAGAAATTCTGTTCCCGGTGATGCTGTAACAAATGCTTTCGATGATACAATAACAGTTTCTTTGAAAGAAAACGGAGTTTGGAAATACTACGAATGGATGGCCACCACAGATCCGGGAAGAAAAGCAGTACTCGAACACAGCAATCCGAATGGAGTAGCAAGATTGGTCCCTGGCCAATACATTGATTCTCACATAATCAGATTGCACAAGGGTAAATACGAAGCATTGGGCCAAAACAAGCCTGTCAAAGTTTTTAGGGACGCTAATAAAGATCTTAAATATGACGAAAAGAAGATTCAAGAGGGAGTTTTTGGAATCAATATTCACAAAGCTGGTGTGGATAGCACTGTTGTGGAAAATTGGTCGGAAGGATGCCAAGTATTCAAGAGGGAGAAGGAGTTTAATGATTTCATGATCTTAGCCAAATCCTGCAAACAAAAGGACTTCACTTATACACTCATAGAAAGCAAAGACATCGTATGAACAGCTCTAAAAACATAACCAGCTTTTTGGGATCACTATTAGTTATGGCTATAGCCATTAGCATCTTCTTCATGTTGATGACGACCGAGATGCCAGCTAGCAACAGAGAATTGTTGATAGCTTTTGTATCCGTGCTCTTCGGCGCAATGGCGGGTTCTATTAAGAAGATCACAGGCGACGACGATTCTGCGCAACTGTTAAAAGATCTTGAACAGAAAAATCAGGCGTTAGAGCAACGCATAAAAGATCTAACAAACCAACAATGAAAATAAGAGAGATTATAATGGTTGTTGTAGGAACTTTAGCGGTATTGATATTCACAGGATTCATGTTCGATTACTATCTCCGTTCTGAGGAGGTTCAAGTCATCAAGCGAGACATGTACTTTGATTCATTGATACTACAGGAGCAAATACACTTGAGAAAGAAGGATTCTACTTTAGAACAATATATAAAGACTGAGGATTCGAATTTAAAGAATAGATTGCAGTATCACGACTATCAGATATACAGAATTCACGAAGAGCTCAAGAAGATTAAAAATCCAGAGTAATGAAAGCTTTGATTAGCGTAAAGAACATCGTAGGCATAACACTATTCTTAACCGTATTAGGTTACGCGATATATAGCTGCGAAGGACCTCAACCTCCAGTAATAGAGCATAAGATAGACACGGTGTTTCAAGAGGTCAAGGTTGAAGTGCCAAAATATATACCTAAATGGAGAACAAAGATTGATACGATAGAGGTTCACGATTCTATAAAGTCTGAACCCGTGGATACTATCGCCATATTAGCGGATTACTATGCGCATTACCAGACAATAGATACTCTAAATATTCCATATCCAGATAGTATCAATAGATCCTTTGGTTACGGAATAATCACGGACGTAGTAACTCGAAACACTATTTCTTCTCGTAGTGTGGTGTGGAACTATAGCATCCCCACTGTGACTCACACCATCACAATTCACCCTAAGCCCAAAGCGGAATTCTACGTGGGAGCAATGGCGAACGTTAATCGCGTACAGATACTTTCGGCTATTTCAGGAGCGTTGCTGTATAAAACTAAGAAGGATAGAATATACATAGCAAACATAGGAGTCGCAAACAATGGAATGGGTATGCAGCCTTTCTTAGGGGGAGGGGTGGTTTGGAAAGTGAATATAAAAAACCCCTTCAAACCTCAGCTTCCTTTACCTGCTCTTCCTTAATTTTATAGCTATCTAATCTGTATTGTAACAGCTCGTCGCTGTACATGCCTCTTGACAATCGGCCTTTGACCATTTTGTAGGAAGTCGCCTTCCTTATTCCCAATCCTAAAATCCTCATACTTCTTTTGAGGCAACTTTGATTTTTCATGATGCGTTTATTATACATAATCAATGAAGTCTGAAAAATCGTCCTTGATATCAGAATTTGTAATATTTTTTTCTTGGCTTGGTAAGTCTTCTATACTAATGCCCAGTTTGTTTACGTGGTCCATGTAAAAATCATCCAGCTCCAAAAACTTTTGCCTGTCTTTCCTTCCTTGGGGGGCCAAAATGCTGAGCTTTTCTACCTTATCCACCACGGAATCTTCATAGAAATCTAAACAATGAAGATACGCACAATTGTAACAAACAAATTCTAGGTTCTGTACAGTCCAATCTGTCTTATCTCCATTCTTAAAATTGAGTATTAGCGGTATCTTATTATCTTCTACTCGCCTCTCATTGAAATTACACCGATAACATTTTTCTTCAAGTTTTTGGTGTTGCTTTAGATTATGTTTGAGTTTTTCTATCCTCTCTGGAGTGGCGCGTTGATTTGGTCTGAGTATATTGTCCCAGTTCAATCTCATTTTTCCTCCAACCCAGGTCCTACCTACTATTCCCCTTCCTGCCTGGTTTTGGTGAAGATCGAATAGGGTTTTTCCTGTTTCCATATCCACGTATGCTTTTGCATATTTCTTATAGGTCGGATAGGACACCTCTAAGTATTGCGCCGCCTTTTTATTACTAGGCGTTTTTGACATCGCCTCTCTGATCCTCTCCTCAGGTATTTGCAGACCGTTAGTGTACCAATCTTTGCGTTCTCCGTATTTTATGGGATCCTCTGACATTACTTTATTTTGGGATTGATCTCTTTTATGAGATCATACAGTTGGTAAGGGTTTTCTAACACTATCTTTTGACCCGTCTCTTCGACAATGACTGGGTTTATGGTGCCATCTTCGTTTATCCTGTGGAATAGATAGAAGCTTATTAGTTCGTAACAATCTTTTCCGTACATCGTGTATAAAAGTGCATCTATAACCTCAAGAAATTTTTCATCGTAGGCATTCATATCCATGCCAAATTCGTGCATTGCTAAGTAAGATCTATTGTTTATGAACTCTATAGTATTTATGACTTGTTTGAAGATCTCTGTGTTCTTATCCGATTCAGATTTACGCTTTCTTCTTACTATGCAGTTTGTATTTAGTATCTCGTCTATAGTGATCTTAAGATTTTTATAAGGTTCATTCATGACTTTTTCTTTACTTTTATTGCGCTGTTCACCAATTTCAATTTATCAATAAGCTTGTTTATTTTTGTACAAGCTTCGTAATTTTCTTTTTGTACACAGTACATAAGACACGCTTGCAAAGCAGGTATCCAATCTCTCTTATGTATCTCTACATAATTTCCAGAATCGTTTACTTCAAATATAGTGGCAAAGTTACTTCTGCTACTTATCGCTTCTTCTACTGCCTCAGGAGTTTCTTTGATAACCAGATCTTTTAGTATCAAGGATTTTTTTAAATCCTCCTCCTCTACGCTATCAATGCCCAATATGGTAGCACGAACCTTTCTTCTTTTTTCCATAACTGTTTTTCATGTTTATGACTTCAGAGAATTTATTATCAGTTTTGATATAGAGTTTAACGGAATGATATAGCTTATAACATTTTTGTAGGGATTTCTTTCATTATAGTCAACGGCGATATTTGAGTTCGCTAACTTTTTCTGGAGTGCTACAGTTATTTTACTGGCTAGTTCTTGGACTTTCCTAGGATCCATCTCGCCTTCAGGTAAAACGATCTGCATATTGATGCCTCTCTTGGTGGGCGAATCCTCAGTGTCAAATTGAAGAGTATACTTCTGCCCCTCTAGGGTAATGGTGTATCTGGGATGGGTAGCTGGTTCCATTGTTCTTTATTATAAATATGGATTTGGGTGCAATATCAATGTATTTGTATGAGCTCCATATCAAACACGGGGTTTTCCACTTTTACAGGGGTATCAATAAGCTTATGGTTCCTTATGTCTATTACTGTATTAAAATCCGTTTCGTATCTACCAGGTTCAACATTTATCATGCTCTTGAGGATCGCTGGATTGGAGACTATGAAATTGTCTCTGACCAACCCTTCAACAGGCACTTCTATCTTTATGTTCCACTCTTCTGGTGCACCGAATTTATAAATCTTTGAATAGTCTGTACTATTGTAGTACTTGCTGAATTTTTGCCAATCTTCTTCGGTAAACTTAAGAAGCGTGTTCGCGTATAGGTGTTCTCCATTTTGAGAGAATGATGTTATCTTTTGTACTATCTCTTCAGACTGTAGCCAAACTCTAGAGAAGTATGGCTCGATGTTTGGTATTATAGACATATCCGTATTGTGTTCATTTGAATTTAACAATACAAGATCTATATCGTATTTGTACAGTTGTTCCTCCCCGTGTGAGAATCCTCCCCACTTTCTTATGAATTTCTTCATTTCAATAGTGTCTGCTATGTTCTGCATTTGCAGCTTTTCTTGTGCTTCTTTATTAGATCTATCGAACCAGTTCAAACCTCTTGATGCAACACACGTGAAATGATAAACATTCGATTTGTATGTTTGCTTTATCTTAACACCGCTATGTACAAATCTCTGTAAAAGATCTGAGTCTTCTCTTGATTTTCTAAATAGTGTATCGTAACCTCCACAATCCAACCACACCTTTTTATAGAAAGTAAAGGGCGCAAAGAAATGAGATACTATCTTAGTACTCTTTACAGATTCTGAGTACTGAAGAAACTCTTCGTTTTTGAATGTATTAGGATATAACCCAAAGTTTGCTGTAAATGTTACTTCGGAGGGTCCGTGTAACGGAGGTTCTATTCTAGTAGAACTAAGTATGCAATTGTCTTCTATGTCCTCTAATATACCCACATCGTAATCTTTGCAGACGACCATGTCTGATTGAAGATAACTCACTATATCGTGTGATGCTAGTTCTACCAATAGATTGCTATTTCTAGAGTATCCTACGCAGGGTTTTAATGAGTGGGTTATAACCTTCAAATCGTAATAATCAGATTTTATAGATTTCAAATACTCTGTTGTGCCCTCATTATCAGAATCGACAAATACTATGATCTCGTGTTCGTAATACCTCAGATTGGTCTTAAGAGAATTCAGAAGTAGCTTGAGATAACTCAGTGTATTGACTGATGCGTTTATTATGAAACTAATTTTTTTCATTTGTAAGATTGTTATATGTCTCTATTATGCCGCTCTCTAATCCTATGTAATCTAATCCAAGAATTCTTTGGGTTGTCAGCGATATGTAATCTACTTCCATGGATTGGGACTCTACTATCACTGGTACTTTATGATTTTCTAGGTGATTTATGAGATACGCAATTTGTTTAAGGGTTATAGGTTTTCCATAACTGCAGTTGAACTCTTTAAATGGAGGATCTTCATTGCTTATGTAGTAATCTACAACAGTTATTAGATCTTTCATATAGAAAAAATCCATGTGCTTATCTGCGTGTATGACTATGGCCTGTCTATTAAGATAATTCGTTATGCAAGTCTTTATGAATCTGGTGTCTAATTCGTTTTGATCGAACACCGCGAATATCCTAACGTTGTAGAATTTTTCCTTTGTTCTTATTGATTGGTTTATAACACTCTTACTAAGGCCATAATACTTGTTCTTATGATATATCTCTGCGCCCGATCCGAAGTTTATGAACCTTCCGAAGTGATTTTTGTTGTGTTCTAGATTGTAGAACATCTTTATGTTATCATCTAAAACCGATATTCCGTCTTCTTGCAATCTACGTCCACCGCTTATAGCACAGTGAATAACCACATCAAAATACTTGTCTTTGAAGTATTCACTCACAGCTTGAAAATCCGTAAGATCTACCTCTTTTCTGGTTATAGCAGTTATCTCATATTTCGAAGACAAATTTATACACAGGCTTTTCCCTATGTATCCATTAGCTCCAGTCACAAGTACTTTCATAGATTGGACTATTTATAAGTAAAGATCTTATCGACTCCGTGTTCTTCTACCATAGAGTATCCCATCGAATTAAGCAAATCAAGGAGTTTGTTTGAGTCTGAATCGTATTTATTTAACCACTTTTCACAGAACTCTACGCACAAAACTGGTTTATGGGTTTTAATGGTATGAAGACCGCCTAGAATAGCGTTGTATTCGTATCCCTCAACGTCTAACTGTATCAAATCGCAGTAAGGTAAATTCAAATCGTCTATTAGAATAGATGGAACATATCCTGCTCCTGATACGTGCACTCCCCCCGTATCATTCGGTTTTCCTTCTCTAAATAGTTGTTGAGTTCTCACAGGATTTCTGTCTTTTCCTAAGCACGCTTGTAATTTTATAACATTCTCGTTTTGCAAATTTTGATTCAGACAGTAGAAATTGACAGGATCTGGTTCAAACGTATACACGTGCTCAAACTCTCCAACAAACTTACTTAGCATGAATCCGCAGTTTCCTCCCGCTTGAATCATCACTCTTCTGTCTTTTACGTGAGGCAAAACATGTTGAGCCAAATCTTGAAATTCGTTCTGGTATTCCCAACTAATTTGATCCAAAGCCGGCCATATCCAACCGCCCTCTTTTTCAACTACTAAGTTTTTCATTTTATTTTTTGTTTATAGTGATTTATGGTATTCATGAGTCCTTCTTCTATACTTACTTTAGGTGAAGTGCTAGTTGCTTTTACTATCTTACTATTGTTTCCACAGATATATTTAGAGACGTATGTTCTATTCAAACTAGGATCAAATGTAATTTCGCTTTTGGAATTAGTAAGCTTCTTGATTTTGAGTATAACATCTTTTAGAGAGTATTCTTTTCCAGAACACACGTTGAATGTTCCTACCTTCTTTTTGACCACTAGTGTATACACGTAGTTTACAAAATCGTCTACATACAAATAGTCTAGTCTCTTTTCGCAATCGTCTAAGATTACGTGTTCGTGATTAGAAAACTTTTTGATAAGTAAAGGAATCAATCTTGTATCCACATCATAAGGACCATAGGTGTAACATGGTCTGATCCAAGACCAGTCCATATCATACATGCTACATATCAACTTACTATAGTTTTTGAACGTGTACTTGGACAATCCATATAGATTTATCGGATCCTCTTGATCCGTCTCTGATATTTTACGATTGTAATTACCGTATTCAGAAAAGCTTCCGAATCCATAGAAATTTGGAGGAATAGGAAGATCTCCTAGTATCTTTAGAAAATGAATTCCCGGTTCGATATTCTCTTGAAATTGTTTTAGATCGTTTACGTCTATATGCCTATTGCCTCCTGACCAACCGAGGTGGAGCACTGCGTCAGGCGAGAATTCTCTTATCTCGTCTTTAAGATCGGGTAAATCTTTGGTGTGACCTTTACTATACTTAACACGATCTAATACATCAGTTATGTTATTGGTATTGTTCGATACAACGTATACACTGTGATTCTCAAACAAAAATCTTCTAACTAAATTAGATCCAAGAAATCCGTTGCCGCCTGTAATGAGTATGTTCATTTCTTTAATTTTTGCGCAACCTCTAATATCAGATCCTCTTGTCCTGCAACCAGCTTTCTATTTCCCAATTCAAATATCAACGAAGAGTATTCAACTCCATAAAGTTTAGATGCTTTGATTATGGGTTTTTCGAAACCTGAGAACAATCGATTTAAGCCGGTCAATACATTCACAGGAGTGGATACGGGAGCTGAGGGTATCAGATATTCCATAACGCTGTCTGCTTCTATTATGATCCTCTTAAAATCCACGTTGAGTTTGAATCCGCTCTTTTCCAATACCGGTACTATCATTTCAAGATGAGCATTGCCCGCTCCCGCACCGAATCCTCTTATGCAGGCGTCTATGTATTTAGCTCCTTCTTCTGCCGCTACAAGGGAATTTGCTGTTGCCAATCCCAAGTTATCATGCGCATGAAATCCAATATCAATATTCAATCCATTCTTGAGAGCCGAAATCCTCTCCTTCACATCGTGCGGTAAATAAGTTCCAGTAGAATCCATGATTATGACGGCTTCGGCTCCGTATTCTTCCATGATCTTCGCGTTATCTAATAGAGTCTTAGTGTCTGCTAATGCAGACATCATGAGAACACCAAAAACAGTTTTATTTTTTGACTTGAGATATTCTATGTGAGACTTCGACAACGTGGCTTCAGTGCAATGAGTGGCGACTCTGTACACATCTACTCCTATCTCTATGGCGGGTTCTATGTCTTTCTTTATAGTAGCAATACCGGGAATGATGTGTATTCCCAATTTACTATTCACTAAAATCTCTCTTGCAGAACTTAGGAGTTCTCTATCTGCATACTTTGATTTTCCTATTAGTAAGGAAGATGCTCCTAATCCGTTTCCATGACCGACTTCTACAATGGGTATACCGCACTCCTCTGCGGCTTTACAGTATCTTTTTACGCTGTGGAAGTCTAGACTGTGTTTAACGGCGTGATTACCGTCCCTCAAAGACGAGTCAGTTATGATTATCTGTTTCATTTAGTATTCTAGTTAATTCTATAGCTGCGCAATTTATAACGTCAAGGTTTCCTGCGTATTCTGGCAAATAGTCACCTGATCCCCTAACTTTTATGCTCAACACTAATACGTCGTCGTTTATAACTGGAGGAAGTACTAATTCGTAATGCGGAATGTATCGCTGCAACTCCTTAACTTTCTTATAGATCTCCTCCACCAGTTTGTTGAAATCAATATCTTTAAACTGTAGAAACATGGTGGTTTGCATGTCCACGCAGGGTTCTGCTGGGTTCAGGTTCAATATGACCTTGCAGTTTTCGCATCCTGTAAACTGCCTGATCGCGCTCTCTGTTGTGTGTATGTAAGAATCAATGTTTATCCTTGTCGCCATCCCTGCACTATTGGATGAGATCTGGGATACCATCTCCACATATCTTAAATCTTTACAATACTTAGAAATCAGATTCAACATGGGCACTGCAGACTGTCCTCCGCAAGTTATCATGTTGACATTCTCGTTCAACTGTACTGCACTGGGATTTATGCTTGGCGAACACATGACTCCTACCTTAGAAGGCGTAAGGTCTATGACTTTTATCCCCTGTTCTGAGAATACATTAGCGTGTTCTCTTGCGTCATCAGCGTTCGTACAATCATACACGACATCGCAACACTTTGGGTTGTCTATGAAGTACTGTATGCCCTTATCAGTTACTGGAACTCCGCGCTCTTTGGCTATTCTCATACCATCGGAGTCTAAGCGCCTTCCTGCAAATATGACAGGCTTTATGTAGTCAGTCTTTAGTACCTTCAACAAAAGATCCGCTCCTATATTTCCAGTCCCTATTATTCCTACTCTGATCATCTCTTTATCTGTTTTGACTTTTCACTTAGAGGTACAATCATGCTGTCCTTCACTTGTTCGATAGACAGAAGCGGAGACATCTCTTCTATCGGTGGAGCAAGTATGGTCAAATCCTCTTTCAATACTCCTTTTACTTTGGGTATAAAATCCTGTTCTGGGTCCATGAACACTTCTAGGACGGCCGCATTGGGATTGTCTATGAACCATTTCATCTTATCATCAAAATCTTCCCACGACCTTAAGTCTGCGTATTCATATCCGAAAGCCGGCATGACTTTACTAAAGTCCGGTAATCCCAAACCCGTTCTCTTATCTACGCTAACGTAATTGTTCTTGAACAACATCTTTTGCGTATGCTTGATCATGAGATACCCGTCATTGTTGAAGATAATGATCTTCACCGGTAGATTGTTCTCTATGATTGTATGAGCCTCTTGTAAATTCATCATCATACCTCCATCACAATTCATACAAAGAACTGGTTTGTTTGGACAAGCTAGTGCGGCGCCTAATGCACCAGGTAATCCGTATCCCATTTCTCCGAGTCCCAAAGAAGTGAACATTGTTTGGTTCTCTTTAAGTTTTATAGTTTGGTGTCCGCTTAGCAGAGCTGTACCCATATCTGTAACAACGATGTGATCGTCCTTCAAATAATCGGACATTCTGTCTATGAACTTATAGGAATTTATATATCCGTTATCTTTGTGATAATCATCAACTAGTGGGTATTTCGATCTAATGGAATTACAGTACTGAATCCAGTTGGGTTTTTCTCCAAAAATTTTCCACGGTTCTTCCATCAAAGTCTGCAAAACATCTTTGCAATCTTCGTAAACGTGGTACACTCTGTCATGTTTCTTAGCCTCCAATTCGTCAATGTCTACTACGATGATCTTAGCACCTCTTGCGAACTGAGAGAAGTCGTATCCCACGTGGGGAAGAGCCAATCGACTACCTAACACAAGAACTAAGTCCGCGTTCTGAACTATGAAGTTAGCAGCTCGTTGACCGTATAGACCGAATCTTCCGTAAAAGTAGGGATTATCGTGACTCAATAGATCGATGCCTGACCATGATAGGAAGGTGGGGATTTTTGCCGCCTTTACAAACCTATTGAATATGCCTTTTGAGTTGGACAACCTGACTCCGTTTCCCCCTAATACAACGGGTCTTTCGCTCTTTCTTATTTCGTCTAATATATCTTGCACGAAAACCAGCTTTCTTCTGGAGATATCATTCTTCCAATCTCTAGTTTGTACGATCTTGGATTGCATGTTAAAGGGTACGTCTATCCAACAGGGTCCAGGTCTATCTGATACAGATATTTTTAAAGCCTTTTCAAGCTCGTCTTGGATAGAACTGTGTTCGTCTATTTGAACCGCGTACTTAGTAACGTCTGAAACCATTTTAACCATGTTCAGGCCTTGGGTTCCATACATTCTAAGCTTACTATAATCTCTTACGTAATTACTTGCTTCTTGACCTGATATGATCAATCCTGGTATGGAATCGGCCCAGTTACTTACGACTCCTGTTACGGCGTTAGTAGATCCTCCGCCAGCTGTTACTATAGCCGCAGATAATTTTCCTGATGCTCTATAGTATGCACCCATCGCCATCACTGCTGATTGTTCGTGGTGCGTGTTTATGATTCTTGTATAACCAAGTTTTTGTATAGAGTCAAATATGTGGGAATTAGCTGATCCTATGATTCCAAAAACCGTATCAATCTCCAAATGTTTTAGAAATTCTGCTATAATATCGCTAAGCTTCTTATTCGTATATTCCATGGGCGTTTAAGTATTCGTCAACTAATTTATAAAAGACTTTCGGTTTACCGTAATACACTCCGTTAAATTTGGTGTGCCCTATGAAGTGAACCACCTTTGATTTCATATTTATATCCCAGCCCTCGTATTCATTTGTGGGATCCAATTGTCCATAAATTGGATGAGTGCCCCAATTAGGACACACAAAGTATTCACTGGGATTCAATATGTGGGGAGTGGTTTTAGACCTTATGATATTCATAATCCCGAAAAAAGACTGTTGCTGAGTATCTATCATTGTTCTTTTCGGACCCGTTATCTCTTTTCCATTTTCGTCGTATATGCCGTTATAGTTAAAAATTCCCAGTAAGTAATTAAAATACTGAGGATCAAGGAAGTCTTCGTACATATCTAAGCTTATTCCTTGAAAACCAGCATTGAATCCCAGAATCTGGGGATTTATTGCAATATAATAATCTTTGGCTCCCGGATACAAATCAAAAAGCGTGTTCGCCATTACTTTGTCGCAATAACTGTTCATGGGTTCTGCGATTAAGCAGGGTATTTTATTGATTAGGCAGTGCTTCAGTTCTTGCAAATCGTCTTTGAAGTATATGTCATCGTCATAGATCAAATAGTAATCTGTGATTTTATGGCTGTACAAATAGTGGGCATGTATTATGAAATAGATGGCTCCAAAATTCTTGAATTGATCTATTTTAGATTGAGGCACTCCAAGACCTATACAGTATTCGTCTAATTGTTTTTTAGTATAAGGAACTATCTTACATCCAAGTTCATTTATCTTTTTGGTCCAAGAATCTTCATACGCGTAATCATCCCACAAAATGTGGAATTCAATATCCAACTCTGGTAGTTTCGTTATGGCTTGGTGCATGGCGAAGAAGGCGTATTTGTTCTTCGCTCTATACATGTTCGATATGACTAATTTGGGTTTTACCATATGAATTTACCCTTATAATAAGCGACGATCTCTTTAAGTTCTTCCTCGAAAATGGCTTTGGGTTCCCAACCTAGTGATCTGATTTTAGAGTCATCCAAGGAATATCTAACATCCATACCGGGTCTCTTATAAGATAGGTCTAAATACTTTTCTACATTAGACGTACTGGATTTTAGATCGTCCCCGTTATATGCTTTTATTACCTGTCTAACTGTTTCCAGATTGGTTTGTTCAAATCCTCCAGATATGTTGTATATCTGGTTAACTGCTTTGCTCTCTATTATTTTTATTATTGCGCTAGCAGTGTCTTTAACATTCAACCAAGTTCTGACAGGTTTTCCTCCATTGTGAAGAGGTATTCTTCTTTCTAAACCCAAATGTTTACAAGTTTTTGGTATTAACTTCTCCACGTACTGTCCAGCACCGTAGTTATTTGTGGGCCTAACTATCACGTAGGGTAATTCATACGTTCTTGCCCAAGCCAATATCAACATGTCAGCTGCGGCTTTTGTAGCTGAGTAGGGATTGGAGGGTTTTAACAGATCTTTTTCTGTGTGTGAACCTTCATCTATATCTCCATACACTTCATCAGTTGAAAAGTGAAGTAATGTAGGAACATGGTTGGATTCGGCTCTATAATTCCTAATTAGCTCTAGTAAGTTGTGAACGCCTTGTATGTTTGATTTCACAAACTCTTCACTCTTAACAATAGAATTGCCAACATGGGTTTCAGCTGCGGTATTTATGACGTAGTCACATTCGTACAAGAACTTTAAATCGTTGATGTCTTCTCTCAGAAACATGAAGTTGTCAGTGTATTTTGATGCCCACTCCCAAGCCAATTCTTCGTTGGAGGCATAAGTGCATTTATCTACACCTATAACGTACCATCCTTTTTCTAAACACGCTCTAGTAACATAGGATCCTATGAAACCAAAACAACCTGTTACATATACTACTTTTTTCATATCTTTCTTTTATTTAATTGTTACACAGTGAGTATTATAGTGTTCTTTACGTAAACATCATCGCATCCTAGTCTATTAATTAGTGTATACGGCTTATCAGAAAAGAATTCTAGTATTCTATCACCAAAATTATTGCTTTCTATAGTCATAACTCTAATATCATAACTATCAAAGTCTATAGTTTTCAGAATGTTCAATTCGTTTCCTTCCACGTCTATAGAAAGATAATCTATCCTTTTTTGATTTATTATGTTATTGAACTTTTCGGTCTTTACTTTTATGTATTCGTAAGTGTAATTATTATGTTTCAAATCATTCTCAAAAGCTTTGAGATTCGAAGAGTCGTAATTTTTAGTAAGACCTCCTAAAGTATTAGGCCCGTTTATAAGCATAAATTCCTCTTCTCCCACAACATCTGACACAGCATAGTTTAGACAAGCGCATTTTCTATTCTCCTTCAGTCTCTTGAATAGTGTTGGATTGGGCTCTATGCATACTCCACTCCAACCCAATTCTTCAAAGAAGAGAGAGTTGCTGCCTTGCGTAATTCCGTCATATGCGCCTATGTCAACAAAAAATCCATTTGAGAAATTTTGAAACACATTTTCATTTAGAAATTGATCCTGTTGAAATTGAGAATAGTACATATCAGCCTATGTTTTTGATTATCTCTTGTATGATATCGTCTATAGTATATGTCAAATGCCATTCGGGGTAATCCTTCTTAAATTTACTTATGTCTGATATCCACCATATATGATCTCCTGATCTGTTTTGATCAACGTAATTCAAAGACATTTTTTTACTAGTCATGCCTTCTATCTTTTCAATCGCTTCTAATATAGAACAGTTTGAATGCCTAGAACCTCCAATGTTATAAACCTCTCCGACTTTGGGATTATTGTATACGTGCCAAAAAGCGTTCACTAGATCCGAGGAGTGGATATTATCCCTTACTTGCTTTCCTTTGTATCCGAATAGATTGTACGTGCGACCTTCTAGATTGCACTTAACTAGATAATTTAAGAATCCGTGAAGTTCTGCGCCTTTGTGTTTAGATCCTGTTAAACACCCGCCTCTAAAAATTGTAGTCTTTATACCAAAATAACGACCGTATTCTTGCACATATACATCAGCAGATAGTTTAGAACAGCCAAAAAGACTGTGCTTAGTATTATCTATAGAGAATGATTCGTTCAAACCATCGTAATACGGGTGAATTTCTGGAAGTTCGTATCGTGTCTCTGTCTCTAACAGGGATAAGTAATTAGGATTATCACCGTAGACTTTATTGGTTGACATGAATATGAATGTCGCATTGCCGCAATACTTTCTAGTCAGTTCTAACAAGTTTATAGTAGAAGTTGCATTCACATGAAAATCAGTGAATGGCTCTTTAGCTGCCCAATCGTGCGATGGTTGAGCTGCTGCGTGTATTATGCAATCTATGTCTGAATTATATTCAGAGAACAGGTTTTCCAAATCTTCGTAATTTCTTATGTCTATGGCTTTATGCACATAGTTAGACATCTTTGAAATAGACTCTATGTTCGATGATACTGATCCGTCTTCTCCAAAAAAGTATCGTCTCATATTGTTGTCAATACCTATGACCCTGAATCCCTTCTTCAGAAAGAATTCTGTTGTCTCTCTGCCTATTAGGCCGCCAGATCCTGTTACAATAATTGTTTTCATTTTTTATAATTGTCTATTACGTCTTTAAAGTAATGCTTGTATGCCAAATCATTTGTCAAGTTCATCTTCATACTCACTTCGTAGTTGTGCTTTATAGAATCCATCATCGAATAGTACAGATCCATACTCAAGTTATCTAAGATGTCACTTAACTGTTGATCGTTCTCAAATATCAATATGCCTTTGGTATCAAAGAATTTTCCTATATTAGGACACCCGTAATAAATGGGAACTGTTCCTGTAGTAAAGCAATCCACGATCTTTTCTGTGAAATAATAGTCATCGACTTCATGGCTGAGGTTTTCTATAGCTATGCTGAAGGCGTAGTCTCTTAGGCTGAGGAACTTGGTTTCCCTTCTAGTCTCTTTACCAAATAGAACCTTTTGACAGGTTCCGTAAACGTCAACACGGTGCTTGACCTTATCTAGAAACTTCAATCTCTGTACGTGTCCAGGCAACCACGCTTTATCTGATGCCATAACAGATACGAGCTTTGATTTTTGGTATATTTGGAACACGTCATCGGGAAGTTCGTAGTTCTCATTTTTAGGATCGCACTTAAAGGGCTCGTATCCTTTGACTGGGTTTGGGATCCTATTGAACACTATGCAATCTGCGGCTGGCATGAATCTCGCATTAGGCAGTTGTTCTAGTAATCGTTTGTCGTGGGTGAATATGACATCAAACTTATCGTAGTTATTTAATACCTTTTCGTATATCTCGTACTTCCAATAACTGCTGTGTTCCGCCAATCTTGCTACTATCGGTACGCCCTCTTTTACTTTTATCTTTCCGTCTATCCAATTTGGAATCTCCCAATCCATGATCAACACCATATCGTACTCTCCAAGTTCTTCTACTTTATAGCAGTAAGTGAACTCTTTTGGGATGTTGGTCAATTCCATGTAATCGTAATACACGTTTATCTGAGGGAGTTTTTCCCCGGATAGACCCTCTTTGTAGTGTTTTCTATTGCGTATCTCTACTTCGTATTTATGATTTTCTGCTGTTTGTCTTTTGACTGTTCTTTCGTGACATTTCTCGCTGCCGTTCCACACATAGGTTGGAAAATCTACTACGCCTATCTTGTCTTTAGGACACATCTCCAAGAATGGATAGGTCAAAGCAAGATCAGGCGCATGATAGTACCACTTTCCATCTTCCAAAGTTTGAATGTCCCTCACATCTATCTTCTTAGCCAAAAATCCCCGTGTAGTTAATAGATGTCCCGCTCTCCAAAGATCTTTTCTATACAGTTTATGCCTATGAATAAAATCATCGTAGCGCGTATTCTGTGGATTTGCTTTTTCTAATTGCCAACTTCCGTTATAGACATAAAACTGGCCGTATGTCATCCATACATCCTTTTCGTTATAGAAGTTGTTCAATTTCTCCAACACGTTTTCATCGAATAACCAATCGTCACCTGACATTTGCACGCAAATCTCATCGTCTTCTAGTGAATCGAACATCCTGATGTGGTTGTATATCGCACCGCCATCTGCTCCTAAATTCTTATCGTTTCTGATGATGGTGAATTTATCATTTCCTTTAGTTAGATCTGTAACGATCTGATTAGTTTTGTCGGTAGAGCAATCGTCCACGTAATACACGTGATAGTTATCATATGTTTGGTTTAGTATGCTGACTATGTTGTATTCGACCCAATCTTCATTGTTATAAGACGCGACCATTATTATGAATTTGTTGTTCTTCATTGCAAAGCTTTAGTTAGTGTCTCATTCCATATTTTTACAGAATAGTAACGTTCGTAATTCTCTTTCGACCTCTTTGAACACTCTTCGTAAAAATGTATATCGTCTTTGAGTTGTTTGGCCAAAGTTCTCGCTTTATTCAAATCAGCGACATCTACCGATAATTCAGGGTGGCACAATCTTTGGGTATCCACCTTTTCGTTACCTATGCATGGAATTCCAAAGTAGGCACAGTTCAAAGAGAAAGTTCCAGCTGCGACTGTTGGCATAAGATGCACTGCGTATTTAAACGAAGAAAGAGTTCTCATCCAATCTATCCAAACCACCCTATTCAAGTGGAATAAATTTTCCATCATCGGTTCTTGGTATCTTTTGGCATGAGAATCTTGAACCCATATAGGAATTTCAAAAATACTGGCTATTGTGTACGATTCGAACCCTCCATACCATCTTGCAAAATTTCCTCCAATTATGGTCTTATTATCAGCTTTAGGAACTATAGGTTTCAATAGGGTCTCTATCATCAGAGACGGAATAACATTAACCTCCTTTTCAGGAAAAAATCCTAAGTAGTAAGCTCTATCGTACTCGTTGTGACAGAAGATAGAATCGCACTGTACAAGAAGATTGTAGAAATTTATTTGATCAATCATTTCGTAATCGTTCCACAACCAGTGAGGACCCTCTTGAACGAAATGGACTTTGCCGTTGTTAGACTTTAAAGAATTTATGAGGTTTGAATCTAATAAATCGGACACTGGATTCCTGTCTTCTGACATTTTAACTGCAATAGCATTCAAATAGACCATTCCTTTTGGGAATATGATGAATACGTGATCGTAGTTTACAACGCCTTCGTAAGATCTTATGTGATAGTGATCAGCGTCTAGAGCATGCATCCAAGCAAACTCTGTTCTCATATTAGTATGAGTATCGGGAACCTTTCCCTTAAAATTCATCTCAGTTAGAAACGCTATTCTCATACTTTATCAGTGTTTTTTACAGGTATCCAACCCAAATCTTGTACAGCATATTTACCGTCATTTAAATCTATGGCGACTGGACTATTCCATTTGACGTAATTTTGCGGATAGATTACTTTTTTATTGGGATTGGAGTTTGTATACGCAGCCCACCAACTAAAACTACTATTAGCTATTATGTTGTGATCACACATACTCATGAGGATAAGATCACTAGCGTCATCAGACATTTCTATGGGGTAATCTGATCTCTTTATTTGAACTATATCCTGTCCGGGCGGATCTACGAAAGTAACTTTGTTGCCCTCTATAAGGTTCTCTTTGCACCACGGTATATCATTAGAGAATACGACAAAGTGGTATTTGTCCATGTCTTCAGTAAAATACGATAGCGCTTCATTATAATAATCTTGATCCAATTTACAGAAGTGATCATGAGATAAATAATCGCCTCTTCTAACATGGATAGAAACCAACTCTTTTCCTTCTACTTTTATCTTATCGTAATCTTTTTTCGCAGCCGCGTACTTGTCCTTATTCCATCTCCAAGATAGAATTTCCTCTCTGTAATTGGGATGGTAATCCTCAAACATGTGGAATAACTCATCCACCCAGTAGTTTTTATTTTTATCTAAGTTCAATAATCTATCTTTAGTCACATGTCTACTATTGACAGGCAACAATTCCCAATTAAGGGTAACGGATTCAGAAAAGTTTTGTGACTGAGGTATACCGTTCGCCCGTCTATTGTACTCGGCCAATCCTAAATAAGGAAGAGATAGACTAGAGAAACACTTGTCAGATATATAATTTGTTTCCATATTGAATACGGCAGCAAACTTATGTCCCCATCCATCGTATACGCTAGACTCAGGAAATACCACATCTAAACCATTATTCTTGGCCACAGCATAAAGAGCAGAGTATTGGGATAACTGGGATCCTAAATTACCTGAGTAACCTATTCGAGGAAATGATATGTATCCCACACTATTTTACTTTTTATTGTGATCCTTCATGAAATTATCCAATGTATTTTCTATGTAATCCAGCTGTTCATCAGTTATTCCTGGATAAACACCTAAAAAGAAGGTATCGATGGTAGTTTTAGTAGCAACTGGAAATTGATTTCTCGGATCTTCGTACTCTTTAGCTTGCTCTTCGTAAGCGGGATGCAGTAGTGCATTACCCGTAAAATAAGATCTGGTTTGTATTTTAGCAGCTTCCATAAAATCCACAAGATCGGATTTTTTGAAGGGTACATTATCCTTTAAAGTTACTAAGTATCCAAACCAAGATACGTCGGCCTTATCTGATGCATACGGGATATAGAAGTAGTTTTCATACTTACTAAATATGGATTTGAGTCTGTTGAAGTTATGTTTTCTTCTGCTGTGCATCAATTCCAGTTTATCCAATTGTGCCAATCCCATAGCCGCTTGCATTTCAGTGGGCTTTACATTGTATCCAATTTCGTCGAACACGTATCTGTGATCGAAAACGATATCGTCATGTCCCTTAAACCACGTGTTGAATCTACATCCACAACCTGTACCATCCATTACATTTCCAGGTTTCACGGTGTTACAATAGCACGCACGACCCCAATCTCGTAAAGAAGCCAATGCCATTCTCATTTTTGCACTGTTTATGGCTACGAATCCTCCCTCTCCCATGGTCATGTGGTGGGCTGGGAAGAACGAGCATGTAGCTATGTCTCCGAATGAACCTAGAGGTTTACCTTCCCATGTAGAACCTAGCGCATCGCAGCAGTCTTCTAAGTAGATGAGCTCGTACTTTTTGATTATGGAAATAAGTCTATCCATATCAGGAGGATTTCCCAATACGTGGGCAAATATAATGCCCTTGATTTCTCTGTTCGTGTCCTTCTCCAAAATGTCTTCTACCTTATCTAAATTTAGATTGAGGTTTGGAAGAGTAACATCCACAAACACGGGTTTATAACCGTTTTGGATTAGAGGGTTGATTGTTGTGGGGAAACAAACCACAGGAGTTATGAACTTGGATCCTACCGGTAATTTTCCTCCTCGCTTTGTCTTCAATACAGACACCATCAACAAGTTCGCGGAGCTACCTGAGTTAACTAGTACGCCATCTTTCTTGCCCAAATGGGGAGCAAAGCGTTTTTCAAATTCACGACCTTTTTCTCCTAATATAAACCACTCTTTCAAAAGAGCGTCTACTGCATTGGTGAATTCCTTATCGTCAAAGTAGGGACCCGAATACTGTACCCAATCCTCTCCAGGTTTCCATGTTTTATTGGTTTTCTTTTCCTTTACGTACTCGCTTATTAGATCGAGAATTTGTTGTTTTTTGTCATTCATGATTTTTATTTATTGCTTTGTATGTTTTTCTAATACCATCAATATACGAAGTAAATTCGTACTCTGGAAAAATGCGTTTCAACTTTTTTATGGAAACATCTTTTCTATACTGTCCATTTGGTTTAGTTGTATCGTATTCTATACTTAAGTTCCTAGAATCTGTCGCTATCAAAGCTTTTCTCGCCATTTCATCTATCGTCATGTTCTCTTCCGTGCTCACATTTATATTTTCTTTGACGTCCTTTTCTACTATTAGTTTCAGTATTTTAGCAACATCTTCTGCAAAAGTAAACTGCCTTAATGGAGATCCATCTCCGAACAACGTGATCTTATTATGGTTGTTCTTCTTTGCTTCTCGTATTTTTTCTAAAAGCGCACCAACAAAGTGACGCCTATTAGAATCTCCGTGTTCAAATTCTCCATATAAATTTGAGGGCAATATGTATGAATAATTCAAACCCTGTTTTCTAGCGATGTCTATATGAACCGCCAACATTCTCTTTGAATATCCGTATCCGTAATTATTTTCGTTAGGTATTCCGTGATGCAAATCCTCTTCTACCATAGGATAAGTAGATGGTGCTATATCTGGATAAGCGCAAGTGGATAACACGCCGATGAACTTTTTTACATCGTTCAATCTCGCGTACTTCATTACATAACTGTTCATTAACACGTTATCTTCATAGTATGGAAATGGTTTATTTATGTTATCCATTATACCACCGACTCTAGCTGCTAGATGTATAACAACATCAGGTCGGTGCACTTGATACATTTTAGATACTTCGCTCTCAATAGTGAGATCAAAGTCTTTTGAGCCCAAGAACACACCATCCATATGACGCTGAAGGTACTTTCCGACTAATCCGTTTCCTCCTGTAATAACAACTTTATTCATACTTTACGTAGCCAATAATTTAACATTTCTCGTATCATTTGTTCAAAAGAATACTCGAGTGTCCAACCGGTTGCAGCTTTTAATTTTGAGGAATCCCCCTTTAAGAAATTCAATTCTTCTGGTCTAAGGTACTTCTCTTCCTGCACAACGTAGTTTCTATAGTCCAATCCCAATTCAGAGAAGGCAAATTCGCACAAATCTCTAACTGTGTGGGACTGTCCTGTTGCGCATACAAAATCGTCTGGTTTATCCAATTGCAGGATCAAATGCATTGCTTTGACATAATCCTTGGCGTGACCCCAGTCTCTGGATGCGTCTAGATTACCCAATGAAAGTTTATCCGAAATGCGTAATTTTATTTTTACTGCCTCTTTGCAGATCTTGTTTGTAACGAAGTTAGTTCCCCTTCTTGGAGACTCGTGATTGAACAGTATGCCGTTAGACACAAACATACCGTAAGAGTTCCTGTAGTTTCTAGATATGTTGTAAGCGAATACCTTAGCGCAACCGTAAGGAGACACTGGGTTCATGGCAGTGGTTTCTCTTTGGTATCCGTCAGGATCTATGCTATTTCCAAACATCTCTGACGAAGAGGCTTGATAAACTTTTATGTTTGTGTCTGCCTCTTTTACGGCCTCTAAAAGATTCAAAGCTCCCAATCCTGTAGAATGTGCCGTATATAGGGGTTGATCGAATGATATCCTCACGTGAGATTGGGCTGCTAGATTATATATTTCGTGAGGTTTAACCTTATTGATTACTCGATAAAGGGAAGATATGTCAGTTAGATCTGCGTATTGGAGTTTAAGTCTATCGTAAATAGAATCCAATCTTGCGGTTTGATTCTCAGCTACAGAATTTCTTTTGAGTATACCATGAACTTCGTACCCCAAATCCAATAGATGTTCAGCTAGATATGATCCGTCCTGACCGTTTATTCCTGTTATAAGAGCGGTTTTCATATCTTTGAATAGGATTCATTTTGTTTTTCCTGTCTATCTATAGTTTTTCGATGTATGATGCACAACTCATCATCGGTAGGGAAGTGCGTGTAATTGGTATAACCGCTTAAAACTTCGTGAACCTTGTTTTTCCATTGAATTTTGGGAAGGTTCTTAAGTATTCTGGTTTGCCAATCAGGGAAATTTATTCTGCCCAATTCATCAACACGCCATCTCCACTTAGCTATGTGATGATCTGTTAATCCTTCCACTGTATTTATTCTAGGTAAAAAGAACACTTCTACTTCTGGATTGGAGTCTAATATGTTGTGCACGTTCTCTAGAAACATTTGCGTGAGTTCCTCGTCAGCATCAATTTGGATTATCCAATCCCCAGAACAGTTCTTCTTTAAGTTATTTTTAAAAGAGGCAAAGTCTTGATTTAGAGGAAATTCAACAACCTTAATTTTATTTTCGTATTTTTGTAATACGTTACGCACTTCGTCTGTTGTATTGCCTTGATCGCATTGAACCACTATTTCGTAGGGACCTTCAGCGTGAGAAATAATCCCATTCAAAAGTCTATCTAACTCCGCGAATTCGTTACATACAGGAATGGCGTAACTTATTTTCATGCTACTAAAATTCTACTCCAATATATTCTAACGCAGACAAAAAATCTTTTCCGAAGTGTTTCATTGAAGTAGAATCAGATTTGTAATTCTTATTAGAATTTCTAAAGATTACTTTTTTCCTATCTTCTTCAGTTAATGGAATGTTTTTTATAGCACTCCATTGCCATTCATCAGCAGTCTTTCCGTTTGCAAACACCGTTCCTTTATCTTCTATGTTGACTGCGCTTGGAAACCAAACTCTACCAATGTTATCTTGCCTCTTTAAATCTTTATACAGATTTGGCAATTCAGATTCGTACATGTTGACAGTTTCACTATCTTCCTCCTGTAAAAAATCATTGGTTTGAAATCCGCATCCCAAACACATATACGAATTTTTGAACTCGTTAATAGCTGTAGTATAACAAGAACCTTGTTCTAAGCAAAGCGGGCAATCTATTAAGTTATCCTTAGTCATTCAATATTTTTTTTTCTTCTTTTGACGCGTGATTTACCGTGTGAGTTCCTGTGTAAGTCCACGAAGGTGGATGGATCACTGAGTCCCTTTTATGTAATGACTTTACTGCTTCTACAAGGGTCATCCACTGTTCTTTTGTGGGGGGATTTTCTCCGCATGCTGCAACGAATCCCAATAACCAATTCTCTAAAGTTTCTTTATTCATACTGTCCATTTTTTTATGGGGCAAGCATCAGGTCCATTAGGAGAAAACACTTTTCCCTTAGTTAAACATCCGCAAAGTTTGCATCTAGCTATGGGAGATTCTTCCCAATTTTCACATGTCATGCAAATCTTTAATCTTTCTTCGGCTATTCGCTTTTGCTCCTCTGTGGGATTTATTGCGATAGCGTAAGCTTGTACTATTTCTTTTATCTTATCTAACATAAACGATTAATTTGATACATTGATCTTTTTAAGTTTAGGTAACTGTAAAGGTATAGGTTTAGGAAAAGCATCTACGAATTGTCTAAGTTTGTCTTTCATATTTTCCATAGAAAATTCTGTCTTACTTCTAAAAGCCTGTCTCTTAGCGTTCTCTAGGTATCTATCGTACTTCTCAAACATAACTTCCATAACTGCTTTACTTGCTGTTTCATCTGGATAAAACCACGACGACTCCTTTATCAGAATGTTATCCACTAATACACTCGGATGCAAATTCTGTAATTGTCCGGGAATTAAAGAGTTAAATTCGGGTTTTAAGAAATCTAGATGACCTGACCATCCGCTGGCTATGATAGGTTTCTTCGTGATACTGAACTCTAACAGTGGACGACAGTAGCCTTCTCCGTGAGTTAGACACAACATGGCTTTTACTTTATTGTGGTTGTATATGAGATTCATGTCTTCATCATTCAACTCACCGTGTAAAAGATATATATTGGGTAAATCTTTAGAGTCTATAGAGTTTCTTATAAGATCTATATTTTCCAATATGTCTTCTCTGTCCATTACGCTATTAGATACTCGAGTAGTTTTCAAAATCAAACCAGGTTTCTTTTTCTGGTTCTTAAACGTCTCTAAGAACATTCTTATCATGCTTGCCACATTCTTTCTATCGTGGCCATGAGCCCCTTGCAACCAATGTCCAACAAACAGATAATTGAAACTCTCTTCTATAGAATTTAAAGATTCGGTTAGTTTTGTTTTGGGATAGTCTTTAGGCTCTATGTAAAAATACTTGTTTGTATCCAAACCTTCGAATAAAACTTCTACGGGTTTTTCGCATCGTACTTCACGTTTCACAATGTCAGGATTATTTGTATCCTTTTCTTGGAAGACAGAATTCTTTATGACGTTCTTAGCGTGATTGGAGGACACTAAGGTCAGAGGCATTTTATTTATACCATCTATCCAAGTAGGATGGCACATGGTTGACTCTATTCCTGCAGTAACTCCGACGTTGTATAACTTGCCTATTGGTTGAAATTCGTTAGGCACTGTTATTTGAAACCAATAATCAGGCTGTTGATTCAATTGATTTCCGGGTATGATAACATCTTTTAAGAAAGCCCAATATTGATCGTTCTTTAGTTCGTTCTTTATGTAATTCCATGGGGTGTTTCCCCACCTCTGTGAAAGGACTTTAATGTTCCATTCGTCTTTCTTAAGTTCGTAAAGCGCTTTTACGAAATCTCGGCTTCTGCTTCCGTATCCTGAGTATGTGTCTATTGGACACGATATAACGCACAACGGTTTCATATTATCAGTAAATTAGTTTATGTGTGATTTTCTTACGAGGCAATTTTTCTATTTTTATAAGTTCATAGGATTTAGGTTCGAACTTATTAAAGCACTCTTCAATTGAGTTTATTACGTTCTTAGACATATTGTCAGCGCTCATCATAGACTCATCAGATAAAACCCATTCCCTGCCCTTTTCTCCCCTTGCTAGTCTCTCTTCTTTAGGCATGTCATAAACCTCTTTTATTGCTTTTGCAACATCTCTAAAGTCGCAGCGATCGTCGTATATATACGGCGTGGGTATAGATCCTACTACACTGATGTTGGAGGGGAATACGGGTACAGCCCATTCTCCGCAATTCTTGTACTTTCCAGTGTGGTTAGAGGGGAAGTTGTCATCGAACTTTATCCAATCCCCGTTTTCATCTTCGAATCTCATTTGATCCTGCATACCACCAGTTACGTTAGCGATGATCATTCTTCCGGCCATCATTGACTCTGTCAAAGAAAGCCCCCAACCTTCGTTAGAAGATATAAGCGCAGTCACATCTGCTAAGTTGTAAAGCATATTCATTAGATTTACGCCTATAGCGCTCTCTGAGAAATACACTTTTTGATACTCTGGATCGCATACGAGATCTACTACGGCTTGAAGATTGGTGCCGTTTTCGTCAGCTTTTTGTGTGTGTAGAAGAAGCGCGCATTTTGATGCTTTCTCTTTTCCTATCATATCACAGAACACAGAGTATGCAAATATCAAATCAGAAGTACACTTCCGCCTGATATTTCTTGAGTTATAGAATACCACGAATTCTGGCGTGTCTTTACCAAAAACATTTTTCTTAAATTCTTGAAGTGCCAGTGTTTCGTGAGAGTCTTCGGTTATCGGGTAAAAACTCCTATGATTTATTCCGTGAGGAACATAAGTTATAATCTTATCCTTAGCTCTATCCCCCAAAACAAGCTTGTGAATATTCTCTGTTTGTTTTGAAATGGACATTAAAAGATCGCAAGAATCATAATATGATTTATTATAATTAGGAGCAGGATAATCGTCCCAAATAGATAAGTAAAAAACTGGAATGTGTTTTCGTACTTCGTTCTCCATCTGAAAAAACCACACCCAATACCTGGGATCGGTGAATATCATTATTGCATCCGGCTTTTCATCGTTGATAAGCTGCCTAACGATCTCAATAGTTCCGTATCCATTGGAGGGATACACGTATACACTTGAATCGGGTATTCCAGCGTGTTTGCTTGTGTCATCACAAAGGTCTAATTTCTTACCCATCTCTGGATGATTTATTGCGGCGCCTAAATTTACCCAATTGAATCTGTGAGAAGTACCTAAAACTATTTCTCTTGCCATTGTGGCTATGCCTGAGTGCATTCTAATATCGTCGCACATCAACAGTATTTTCTTTCTGTCGGTTTTTGGAATATAACCCTCTTTGATATTTTCCATAACTATTTGAAGTTTGTTATCGCATTCATTATATCGCTTCCTGTATAATAAGTTGAATAGGTTTGGTGTATTTTATACCTAAAATCTGCATCAGTCAAGTATAGATACATAGATCTATGAACTAGATCTTGTAAATTCATGTCCGCTCTCACGTTCATGATCTTGTAGTCTTGATACATTTTTTCAGGTATCTTAACCGTCGTTGTAGAGAACTTCTTTTCCATATTTACATTATCTTTATTATAAATATATGTAAATGTGGAAATACACTAGTTCTTTCTATCGCAAAGCTCAGGTTTATCTTTGTAAGGGCAGTACTTACAGGCGTCTGTATTTTTAGGATACACCCGCTCTTCGTTGTATTTAGCGTCTGGAGTGAAGCACTCCTTGATAAAGTTCTCCAAACTCGTGTAAGCTTCCTTTACTTTTTTAGTCTTGTTAGCAGGAACAAACTCTTGGATCCTTGAAACCTTGAACTCCGTGGATTCGAAGATCTTTCTCTTGACTATGAAAAACTTGACATCGATCTTTTCCTCTGGGATGTTGAGGGCCTTAGAGTAAAAGTGTTTGTAGATGAGGATCTGACTGAGCTTCGTAGCGTCCTTCTTCTCTTTGTCCTTCCAGCCTCGCGTAGACGTTTTGATATCAAAAATAGTATAACTATCGGTATCCTTGTGATAAAGTATAAAGTCGATATAACCCTGAATGAGAACATTGGGAGAATAGTCGGTTACGGATTGTAAGATGGGTATTTCTATGCCTACGAGCTCTGTGTCTTTTCTAGAGAAGTATTTGCCACGATTCTTTTTGAACCACTCTAAAGAGGCAACTCCGTCCTCTAAAAACTCCTTGAATTCCTCTTTGGTACAATAGTGTTGTTTGTCGTTATTTTCCAGATCAGCCTTATAATTGGCTATCATCCTATCTTCTAAATATGCGCTTAAATCGATTTCGTCGGCCGCCTTGATAGATTCGTTGTACATGACATGCAAGTAATTTTGCAGAGTCTCGTGTAACGATGTACCGTAAAGAAGGTGAATTCCTGGTTTGAATACCTTTTTCTTCTTGACGTAAGCCAGGTACCACGAATACTGACAATTCGTATACATGGACAATTGACTGTACGATACGCTTTTTTGGTAAGCGTGATTAATCTCTATAGGCTTCTTTTCCACAACTCAACCCTCCATCTCCTTCTTCATGTCAGGAGGGTACAGATCGTTGTTTACGTGGTTACACTTAGCGCATGCGAAAATAGGTATCGGGATAAGGGCATCTTGGGCAGAACCGATAAGGAACTTTGATGCTTTCCTAATCATAACCACCTCGTGAAATACGTTTGAGCCGCACTCGTCACAAGACATGGGTGTAGTCTTGTCCAGAGTGATATTAAGATTGGCTTTCATTGGTGTCTCCATTGTCTTTGTGTTTTGCTTTTAAACTATTTAAATATACGAAATAATCCTCGCATTCTTCGCAAAATCCTTTCGAGTGATCATAATAATATTCTTCATACGTACCGAAGATCTCTTCGTAACTATATACCTTTCCAGTGGGTTCAAATCGTTCCTTGTGAAAACAATTGTACGGTTCCGGTGGTGAAGTTTCTAAAAGTTTATAGTGTCCGTTTTTGGTAACCTCGGCCAAGTATAGATGCCCCAATTTTAAGTTGTAATCTTCTGCGCCCATGACGCACTTAACTTCTGTAAATTGCATGTTATAGTTTGTTGTAGTGTCTTTCGTATATATGTAAATTCGTAATGAACCAATGCATGTTTCCCAACTCATAACCTGTTTCTTTAGATACCATCTTCATGAGTCTGGAAAATATATAGAAATCGTTGCAGAATCCGAACCACAGATCTATGCTTCTAGCGAAGACTGTGAGTTCTAACTTTCCGTCCTTAACGTAGAAGTTCAATACATCATTACACGGTGTATCGTATTTGTACCTATCGAGTTCATTGATATCATAATGAACCACTATGGCGCGGCGGGTATTTGGATTGTTCTTTAACTCGTTTATGACTCTATCTAACTGATCATTGTACTTCCAAAAATACCCGTAGTTGGAATTAACCTCTGTAGTACCAGGAACCATCATGTTTTGCCATATTTTGGCACGCTCAGCTATTTCTTTCGCGTCTCTATTCCCCGTAAGATACCAGTTCCATTCGTATTCAGCGTAACTCTTTTTGAAAGCTCGTTGTGGAGTTTCAATGATGTTATCTTCTACGTTTGACACGGTGAATGAAGCATTGAATCTTGCCTTCGTTCCAGCAAAATCCTCCCCTCGAGTATTCAAATCGTGGTACAAATATTCAAACGCCTCTGTTGCATTACTTAACATCATACTTTTCTACTTTTATGTAATTACCCAACAGCGTAACTCCGCTATTGTCCCTATACTCTTCCAAATATACAACTCTTCGTATTCCCGATTGCAATAGATATTTCGAGCAATCTATGCAAGGCGCAAGAGTTATGTACAGCGTAGATCCTTCGACTGAATTTCCGGTTCTCGCTGCTTTTAAAACTGCATTCATTTCCGCATGCAGCACTTCCTTTTTAGTAACAAGTTTACTCTCTCCATCGACTACTACGACGTCTTCACAGCAATTATCAAAACCCTTGGGAGTTCCATTATACCCCATGGATATTATGTTACCGTCTTTTACAAGTATGGCGCCGACTTTACTTCTTTCACAATTAGAAAGAGATCCCACTTCTTTTGCTATGTTAACGTATACAGCATCAAGCTTAGACAATTTTTGCCTAGTTCTTTCCTCTAAGATGTGTATGGTCTCTTCTCTTCCCATGACTATTGTAATCCTGTGCTTCCGAATCCTCCGCTACCCCGCTCTGTCTTCCTATCAGGAAGTTCTTCCACCTCTTCAATGTTTTCGAAGTTTACGGGCAAAAGTAACATTTGAATTATCTTTTGTTCGGGCTGAATCTCTTGGGGTATATCGGAGAAATTGAACACGTGAATATGTATTTCTCCATCGTAATCGGCATCCACAACTTGCGCTCCTACCGATAGACCCTGTTTCACAGCTACTCCGCTCTTATTCATAGCGACCCATGCGTGTCCTTTTGGAACATGTGCTTTTATGCCGCTGGGAATGAATAGTGACTCTCCCGGTTCGATGGTTATTGGCTTATTAGTGTAGTCCTTAGGAATGTACAGATCGATTCCTGCGCTATCAGGTGTGCCTCTAGTTGGTGTCTTTACCTGTCTTATTTTCTTGATCTTCATATTGTTTTTGTTTTTGTAGTCGTTCTTTTCTATCCATCATGGTCGCTGCTAATTTTAGTATTCCAAATGGTATTATAGCAGCTACTATAACACCTATTGTGCCAAGTAAAAAACTCTTCATTTTGGTGTATTGATTTTTTGTATTCCTAAAGTAGCATTCGCATGTATTTTTATTTGATCGCTTGTATAGTGTCTAACATGCCCTCCATCGCAATGCACAACACACCAAATATCGTTTTCAAAGGACCCTCCGTTTGTAACGTATATAGCGTAACCTTCTTTGTCGTTCTCTACTATAACCGGTATAGGACTTTGAAATTCTAGCATCATCTCCAATACAATTGAATAGCTACGATAGCGAAAGACAGTATTAAACAAATAATAGTTTTCAGAGTTATGGATTCGTGAAATAATAGGTAACTCATTACGTAAAAAGTTATGATACCTGTTCCAAATCCTAACAATCTACTAGGCCATATTTCTCCGTTATAAACCTCTATGATACTGTGAGTAGACTTTATAAAAAAATAAGACGATGGGATTCCCAAAAGAAGTATGAGTATAGGATATTTTTCATACCATCCCCACTTAGCGCTTCCCTGTAATTGACAAAATGTTATAGCTTGTGCTATAATGCCCGTCAATATCCCATAAAATAAATTCATCGTCCCTTTGTTCTAGCGACCTCTAAATTGTGCAACTTTCTTCTCAGTATCCTAAGTTTTGCTGACTTGTTTACAGTTCTATCAAACCAATCTTTTGCCGGAGAAGTGACTACTTCTTTGATTTTATCCCTAATTCTATTGATCTGCGATTTAGTACTCATATTATTTTTTGCTTTGTTTATCTGAGATGTAATTATCTAAAGCTCCTAAGTATGCAGTGGCATCAAGTAGATTATCTCTGCGATAATTGTAAGAATGCCTAGAAAGTTTTAATGCAACCAATGCAACGTATACGTCTTCGGCTGTAAAATTCTTGCCTGTCATTCCACGCATGATCATAGCAGCGCGTTCCATTCCCTCAGAAAATGGACCGTACATTCGTTCCTTTTCTTGAGATCGTCTGTTGACAATTTCATTTGCTTCTTCAAGTATGTTTTTGTTTTTCATAGTTTTAATATACACTAATTTGTTCAGCTAATCTAATAAATTTTATAGGTACTTGTCCATATCTGACTTATCTCCCCAAGCCCGTTCTGAGTCAACATCGCTTGGTTTTATGGTCGGTTTCGGCATGTTCCTTGCCACGTTCCAGAACCAGTCGCCCTCCTTACCGTACTTCTTCATATACTCCCAACCCTTTGCGTCGTAGGTCTTGATGCAATCGAACGGTACATGGACCTTTGATTCTCTTGTGAATGCCTTATCGTAGGTATAGAATCTGGCTCTGCCTAGTTCGCCTGGTTGCACGTTCCTTGCGACAGCTACAGCATTGAACGTCGTATTGGGAAGAGCGATCTGAAGGGTTCTGGACAGCACACCGGTTGAGAATACTGTCCACATTTCGGGTATGTTCAGGTCTTTGAGTGCGTCGTGGAATATGCGCACTCCACCTGCCACGACCTCCTCGTGCTTGAGTCCGAATGGCAAGTACTTTGCGCCAGTCTTTTGAGCGAACTGTTTGGCCCAAGCGTTGAGAGTCGGCATTGCTGCTGTCCTAAGGAATATGGGTGTGGCGCCTTCCTCTATCACTCTGAGCTGGTGTTCGGATGCCTCTTTGGAAGCGGGCATGAAGAGCACCAGTTTCTTGTTGTACTTCTTTGCTAGGTACGTGAGAGAGTAAGGAGCGTAGCCTGTTCTAGGTGCCACGTATACTAAAGTGTCCTCCTTCACTCGACTGATCATGAAGTCGCCCATTCTGGCTTTGGTTCCGTACTGGAATTCTCCATCGTCGATGACGTTGAAACCTTCAAGCTGTTTTATCTTGAACTCCGCATCCGACTTGTAGTCTTTGGTCATGTCGAGGTAGTAGTTAAGATCCCTGCCTCCCTCCAAATCCAAGTTGGATTGGTCCGTTGCCTTGTTTTCGAACATGTTACTTTATTTTGTTTGCGAAGTCGTAATACTTCTCTTCTCCCCAAATCTGCTTCAATACAGAGTTGTTGAGCATCTTTCGTCCATCATTCTTAATGACATGATCTGGAGACTGGTATTCTTGGAAGTATCGTACAACGTCGCACGCTCTCGCGTCTTCGCAGTCGATAGGGTTCAAGTTGTATCTGTCTGATAGAAACTGTAGCACCTCGTTGAGGTACTCGAAGTCTTTTACTTTCTTAGACACCTTTGGGAATATTGCGTTGATGCACCGCACAGCGTTGGTTCCGCAGTACACGTATCCCTTAGGGTTCACGTACTGTGGCATGTATTCTGCTATGTCTGCCGCAAAAGCTGTGAGCACGAAGTTCTGCTTCTTGAATCCCTGTTCTTTGAGGTACTCGTTGCCGTAATCGGTTACTTGATAGATGTCCATCCTCTCTTTAGTTACTTTATCGAAGATGTGTCTCACCAATCTCTCTGAGTGTTCGAGTATGAACCTACGCAGATGGTTTCCGCTGCGCTCTCCTTCGAACGTGAATTGAGGTAGCAGATATCCTTTATTGTCTGTGAAGGGTCTGATGCGGTTTCTCAGATCTTCTCTCCACTCTTGCCAAGTGTAACGACCCTTCAATATAGAGTCGATGATCCAGAAGTTGCCATAACCGTGGGTACCGAGTATGTCTTTAATGGTTTCTTTAGAGTAGCGAGGCACATAGTTGATGCCGCTGCCGCACAGTCGAAACAAATACCACAGCATGAACCAATCGAACTCTTCGGGTATATGGTGATCTGCGAAGTGTTTTCCCATCTTGCGCGGATCCTCGTGCTTGTGCCATATGGCCTCAGTGAAAGAACAGAAGGCCGCGAATCTCCGCTGACATGTATCGTAGATTGGTACGTGGTAGATCAGATCGTCGTTGACGTCTGCTTTGAGGTCTCCTTCGTAGGGAAGCCCCACGTTGGAGTGTTTCTCCATGAGGTTGCTCTTGCGATCGTAATCGTCAAGCGCAGCCAATAAGTCTTTGTTGATTATGAATTTTTGCATGCTTTTTTGGTAATATAACAATATTTTAAGAACATAAAAAAATTCATTTTACGTGTAACAATAAAAAGGAAAGCGGGAGATGGTTGCGTGGACACCCGCTTTTAAGATCGGCTTTACTCGGTCGGTTACAACTCACAAGGTTCCACCTCCACCGACAGGTTAACGAACCTCACTTCCCCGATCAACCCTTTAGTAGCGGGTGAGGGATTCGAACCCCCGATTCCTGGCTTATGAGACCTGGCGGATGACCACTTCCATAACCCGCGATAGAGTGCAGTGGGACCTAGGACCCTGTGGCTACTGCACATGTTGCTCCACTTTGTAGTCGTGATGGGATTCGAACCCACAACCTCCGCGTTTCCGCAGCTCGCTGCCCTAGGTGCTTATTCTTCACACTTGCGCCACACGACTATTTTGTAGTCAGGACAGGATTCGAACCTGCACCACTTTCAGACGGGCTGGCTTGTCTTAGACTTCCCACGTTCTAGACCGTGTTGCCCCGTGGAGTACTGTAACCTGCATTACTTTCTGCCACCTGACTATGTACGGGCTTTTTGTCGATCTCTCTTAGGCTAGCCCGAAACCGCCCTAAGTTCATTTGAGCGCTACTCAACATCGTAGTCAGGACAGGATTCGAACCTGTAATGTTCACCACGTTATAAGGCTGTTTGTGAACGGTGCTACCTACGACCTGCGTCTACATTCCGCTACCTGACTAACCTTTATTTACATCATTCCCGCCATAGGATCCGCCTTCTCGTCTTTGTCCTTCTTCTCGAATACCACGCTTTCTGTGGTGAGAATTGTACCAGCGACCGAGACTGCGTTCTTAAGGGCAGTGATCACAACCTTTGCAGGATCGATGATGCCGGCTTCGAACGCGTCCACGATCTTACGATTCTTAGCGTCAAACACTTCATTCTCGCCCCTTGGAAGGTTGTCCCACCAGTTCTCGATTCCAGCGTTACTGAGGATCTTTTCGAACGGTGCTTGCAAAGCGTCCTGAAGGATCATGTACGCGATGTCGCCTTCCGCCGTAGTGGTTCCTCTGTGAGCTATCGAAAGCCTGTACAGGGTGGCTCCACCACCTGCTACGATACCGTCTGCGAGTGCCGCTTTAGTGGCGTATAGCGCATCTTCCAATCGGTCCTTCTTCTCCTTGATCTCGATCTCAGAGTTACCGCCTACGTTGATGATGGCCACACCGCCTACCATTTTACCCAGTCGCTCTTGTAGTTTTTCTTTTTCGAAGAACGATTGCGATTTTTCGATCTGCTCTTTGATCTCATTAGCGCGCGCTTCGATGGATTCTGAGGAACCCTTTCCGTCTACGATTGTCGTATCCTCTTTGGAAACGGTTACGAGTCTAGCTTTACCGAGGTATTGAGACAGTTGTGCTGAAGGAATCTTATCGAGTTTGTGACCCTTGTCCTTAGACAGTACTTGACCGCCTGTGAGGATTGCGATGTCCTCAAGCACTAGTGTTTTTCTCTCTCCGAACTCTGGCGCTTTTACTGCGCACACTTGTACAATGCCTCTCATCTTATTTACGATAAGAGTAGCAAGAGCTTCATCTCCAAAATCTTCTGCGATCACCAAGAGAGGTTTGTTTTCTGAGTTACACTTGGTCAATGCTTGGAGAAGTTCTTGCGCCGTAGATATTCTTCCATCGAAGAGCATCACATAGCAGTCTTCTAAAACAGCCTGCATGGAGGTGTTGTTGGTCACGAAGTAAGGCGACTTGTAGCCGCGATCGAACTGCATGCCTTCCACAACTTCTAAGCTGGTCTCACCCGTCTTGGACTCTTCGATGGTCACAACGCCTTCGCGACCCACTTTTTCAATAGCAGTAGCAATAAGGTTTCCGACCTCTTCGTCGTTGTTACCTGAAATGGTCGCTACTTGCCTAATCTGATCTTCTGAATTTACGGGAATGGCGATCTTCTTGATGTCTTCGATCACTTCAGCGGTCAATTTATCTAGCTCACGCTTGATAGCGACAGCATTACGACCTCCACGGACCTCTTTGATGCCTTGATTTACAATCTCGGCGGCGAGAAGCGTAGAAGTCGTAGTACCATCACCAGCTTCGTTAGCGGACTTGATCGCCACTTGCTTGACGAGTTGTGCGCCAAGGTCCTCGATGTCGTCCTCCAACTTGTGAAATGCTTTTGCTACTGATACACCGTCTTTGGTAACTTTAACCTCTCCGTTCTGTTCGCGAATCAGTACGGTGCGACCTCCCGGTCCAAGCGTAGAAGATACGGACTCGTTAAGCTTTGATATGCCGGCGTACAGCTTCTCCTTGAGTTCTGTGCCGAATACGTTTTTAGTTGTGCTCATTATTTTTCGATGATTGATAGTACCTCAGTTTCCTTAATGATGATATAATCCTCAGTGTCTATAGAGAATGACATAGCTCCCATTTTTGGAATCAACACCAGTTGACCGGGTTTGAGATTAGACGCAACATCCGAACCTTTGTGCCAATTGTACGTATCGCTGACCGCGACTACTTCGCCAAGTTCCGGTTTTTCTTTACCCATGTCGGGTATGACTATCTGTCCGTAAGTTTGTTCGGACTCTTCGACCTTTTTAAGGATCACATTTCCATTCAATGGTTTTAATTTGCTCATAGTTGTTTATTCGTTTACAATTTCTGCTTCTTCTATTTTGTTACAAAAGTACAATTTTCCATCCTTTCTGAACACTGTTTCAGCACGGAGCCAGTATTTAAAAAGCTCAACGTCAGGGACTCTGTGCTCATCAAATATTCTCTCTATTTTATAGAGACTTTCCTGGACGGTGATGAATTGTGTACATAGGGAAAACATAACTAAACGATAAAGGTCGACAGGCCTTTATCTTATCCTACTTGTTTTACTTCTTTGATTTGGATTGCTTTTGCTTTCGCGGTCTCAGCGAAAGGAACACGGATGGTCAAAAGTCCCCTTTCAAGTTGAGCCTCAAGTTTGGTGAGGTCGAACTTAGAAGAAACCTTCCAAGCCAAATCGAACGAACGCTTAGCAATACCCTTGTAGATATACTTTGCCTCGTCCTCGTGTTTTTCTTTTGTGTATTTGATCCTCAGCACTTCTCCTTGTGTTTCTACAGAGATGTCTTTGGAATCCAAGCCTACAACGGCCAGTTCGAAGGTGATACCTTCTTCGGTTTCGTAAATATCCGTGGGATAGTTTACTTTTTCTAGTAGTGTGTTGAATCTTGAGTCGTGGTCTATGAAATTCCTCCACAACAGATCGAATGGATCAAGATCAAAACCTGCGAATTTAGTTAACTGTGTCATAATGTTACGTCCTCCTGTGACGTTTTTTTGGTTAATGAATAATTTAACTCTGTCATAACTTAAAGGCCTGTCGTACCTCTATCGTTTATTTGTCTATAAATATAGACATTCTTGAGTTCTTATAAAAATTTTCATTTTCAGTGAGCAAAAAAAAGCCCCAAATAATGGGGCTATTTTTTTTTTGAGTAGGATCACTTAATGTTATCCTTAGGCAGTTCGCCTTCTCCGCCTCCAACAGTTCCGCCTCCACCACCAGAAGTATTTCCAGTGTTTCCTCCTTTAGAGTCTTTTTGCATTTGAACGAATTTGTAGCCGATGAATCCGATTACTCCGGCTGCTAATACCCAAAATAAGATGTTCGCTATCATAGTTATTGTGTTTGTGTTTGTTTTTCTATAAATATGCAATTACTTAGAGTATTTCCACGTGTATCCACCAGTTTGTTTATATAAGCCCCTACAAGAATTACTGATATTTTATGTAGCATTTAGCCATGTCCATCTCTCCAATTATGGGCAATCGAAGGAATTGCTACTAAAGGTATCTTAAGCTTGGTCGTATTTTCCATCATATCCTGAACGACTTCTGCTGCTTCTTTAGATCTTGATTCTTCGACCTCCATGATCAGCTGGTCGTGAATTTGGGCGACGACCTGACCTGATATGCCAAGTTTCTTGAACTCACGATTGATTGCGATCGCCGCCCTATTCACGATTGATGCAGCTAAGCCCTGTATCTGGACGTTTAGACTGTTGTTCAGACCGTTCTTATAGTCTCTGAACATGTTCGTTACGTATTCTTTTCCCTTTTGTTTCTCCAACTGCAGTTTGAACTTGTAATCGAATAGCCTGTCTCCGTACTTGCTATACAGTATTTGAACTTTTGGTAAGTGTCTTATTCGACCTACTTGCGTTTTTATGAAACCGTTTTCTTTGGCGAACGCTTTAGATTCCTCCATCCACTTCTTAAGATTAGGAAATCCATTCAGATATCCATTTACAAGTTCTTCAGCTTCTTTAGTCTTTACTCCAATATTTTTACCCAATGCATATGCACCCATACCGTAAGGTATACCCAACGAATACGCTTTGGCCTTGTTGCGCAATTGTGGAGCAAGCTTTCTTAAGTAGTTAGGGGCTTTTTTGTCAGGAGAATACTGATTAAGTTTCTCGGTTTTTATAGCGATCGTAGAATAGAAATCCCAATTGTTTCTGAAGATGTCCATAAGTCCCTCATCTCCTGACACGTGAGAGAACGTCTTGGGTTCAAGAGATTCGTAGTCATTATCTATGAATATGTTCCCATCGTAAGGTATGAAGAACGCCCTAACAAGGTTGTTGTATTCAACGATGACTTGTTCGTCTTCACCCTCCTCTTTTGGCCTTGGCAACTGTTGAGCGTCTGAGCCGTATCTACCTGAAACTGTACCGTGTTGCTTATAGGAAAAATAGTACTTACCATCTTCGTGACTTTCCAAGAACCGATCCATGTAAGTAGAACTGATCTTCATCAACTTATTGTAGATGCGCAAATTCTTGGCCCAATCGTGATCCTCAGCGATGATTTGTATCATGTCTTCATCGAATTGAGGTTTACCTGTTTTTGTCTCTGAAATGGGTTGGATGCCTAAGGCACCAAATGCTATTTCTCCTAAGTGATCCTTAGACTGTATGTTGAAGTATTGACCCGCGTTATCCTCTTTCCAGAGTTTCATGCTCACCTTCAATCTTACATCCTCAGGTAGAGACTCTGCGTTGCCTGTAACCAAGAATTCTTTTATCTCGTTATCTGGCAGTTGAGATACATTGGCGTTAGTTATGCTATACTTTCCAGTCTTTTCAGACTTAGGTATATCTATGTTGTACATGGAAACCAGTTCTTGAGCGTAAGCTCCCTTGTGGTTAGGAGGATAAGCTTCAGTAGCTTTATATATGACCCACGTTCTGACTTCTATGTGAGCAAGAAGCTCTTTTATTACCAGTTCTTGGTACTTCTTTAGATCTTCACTAATTCTGTTCTTTGCCTCTGTTATCAGCGGCATATTCAGTCTGACGCCTCGACTTTCCATGGGAATCGTAACTTCCCTGTAAAGAGGCATGACTTCGTCTTCGTAATAAAACTTTCTTAGACCTTGAGACTCTAGTTGCGGTTCGAAGTAATTGAACACTCTAAGTGTTAAGTCTGTATCGGCCGCAGCATACTTAGAGAGAATCTCAATGTCTGCTTTAAAGATCTCGTAATTCTCTTTAGTTATTGAACCTCCGTTGTTCTTAATAGAATTCTTAAGTTCGACTTGCTCCTCGTTAGCTTCTTTCTCAACGTCAAGTCCTATCTCGTTCTGAATCGTCTTAGCGATTTCCTTCAGAGCGAATGGAGACTTTGAACCGAATCCAGCGCCCTCTTCCATCAGAGTATGAACTAACAGTATAGTATCCGCGTATAAGCTGGGAATTAGATCAACATCGTAGAAGCACTTGACAAAGCGGCAGTCGAATGAACCGTTGTGCATCACAAGTTTCTTGGTTGTCAATGCAGTCATGAACTTCTTAGCGAGATCATGAGTCAATTTGCCGTCGATGTAAGTATCCTGTAAGTTTCCATCCTTAAAAACCATCGTAGGTACGTAATAACCGTAACCTATTTCCGGAGTGACTGAGAAACCGATGATCTTACCTTTTCGTGGATTGAGAGACGTTGTTTCCGTATCGAAAGCGACTATGTCGTTATTTTTAACGTGGTCTGCCATGGCACGGAACTTGTCCATGGTGTCCACCATTACGTAACTTTTTTGTATCATGGGAGTAATCTACTAAAATATGTCGTCCTTTTGAAGAGCTTTTTTCGCGTCTTCGTAGGTCATCACAAGTTGCTTACGCTTGTTCTGCATTTCTTTGCATATTCCAAGTTCTGTGCACATCGATATAAAATCTTTTACCTCTGAATTTGATATTCCCAGCTTTTGATTCTTAACGAGAGATGCAAGTTTTGTGAATGATAGCGTCAATTCCCCAGGTTCTTTTTTACCATTGGCGTAATACATCTTCAAGAGTTGGAGGTTGTTCATGTATTGACGGTACTTTGGTGTTTGTAGTAGCTTACCCGTCTCTTCGTATGTCGATACCGTATAGAAGGAATTAAATCCAACACCGAGTATGACTATCGCCTCTAAAAACACCGTTATGATCATGAAAGCAAAATCGTTCTCTTCGTTCTCTGCCAAAGAATCACCAGCTTTAAACTCCTGTTTATTTTCTTCTTCGGTTATTTTTGTGTCCTTTTGAACCTGAAGACTTGAGACTATAGAATCTCTATACATTCGATCAGTGCGTGTGCGCGCAGGTTGAGATCTATAGAAAGCTATTTCTTTATCGTAATAAGCCGAGATGTCTTCTATTTTTTTAGTGGATACTGAATCTATTTGCGCTGTTATGACATCCTTGTTGTCCACAAGTCTATGAGCGCCCTTTATGGACATGTAAAAAGATCCTCCTATTAGAAACAATGAGGCTAATACGCCGAATACAACTCCAAAACTCAAAGATTTTTTAGGACCCACTAAAGAATTCGCGGTCTGATCTATTACAAATCTTTTAGTGAGCTCGTATCCAGAAAGGAATAGAGCAATAAACACCATAAAAAATTCATCCTGGTATGGGAATAAGTCAGGCAGTGTGTCTGTAATCGTTCTTATGAAGAAGTAACCAAAGTAAATCAAGAAGATGTTTCCAAGAAAGGAAAACCAATACAGGGTTGTGTTAAGCGGGAAAAAGTTTTTCTCTAGTTTGAGAACCTCTAACCGCTGTTTTAGTTTTTCGTATTTTTCTAATTTCATAACGCTTGTTTAGATGAATGTAATCGTTGCCCTTATAATTGTAAAGATTTAGTTTTTTGTGTTAAGCCTCGCAGTTTACGCATTCTAATATGTTTCTAGCAAATGCTTGGGCAGAATTCTGTGAATACTGATAATAAAGGGTTTTTACACCCTCTTCATGAGCATACAAATAAAGTTGATTGATGTCCTTTGCAGGTATCGTAGGGTGAATCATCAGGTTCACAGACTGGGATTGGTCTATGTATTTTTGACGCTGAGCAGTTTGAATAATTATCTCTTTTGGTGATATCTCAAGGAAGGTTTTGAAAACCTCTTTGGTGGGGAAATCCAAGTGCTGTACGGATCCGTCCTTCTTCATGATACTATCCCACACTTCCTCAGTATCCATATTATACTTCTTCAGTTCTTCTAGCAAGTGCGGGTTTTTGTACACCGTCTTGATCTTAGAAAGATCTTTCACGAAGTAATTAGATTTGATGGGTTCGATACCCATGCTTACTTGACCCAAGATAAAAGAAGAGGACTTTGTTGGTGCAATAGCTATCAGTGTGGTGTTAGCAAATCCCGGTCTCATGCACTCGTATCTCTCTTGATCGTTTAAATAGAGATCTTTGGAAGCGGCCTCTGTTCTCTGCTTCAGCACTTTGAATATCCTATCATTCCACTGTTTTGCTTGTATAGATTCGAAAGGAATTAGTTTAGACTGTAGGAATGAATGGTATCCTAATACTCCCACTCCGATGGCTCTGTGACTCAGCGCAAAATTCCAAGCGCGCTGTAATCCGGGTTTGTGAGACTTCATTATAAATTCGTCCATCACAGCATTGAGGAATTGTGTATACACCTCAATAGCATCCGTTTTCTCTATCTCTTCCCAGTGCAATAGGTTTATTGAACCTATGCAACAAACGAAAGAGTTATCAGAGTCTGTGGGTAACATGATCTCCGAACACAGGTTGCTTGCGGTGATTTTATAACCTAGTTCCTTGTACGGCGTGTTTTTATTTGCATTGTCCCTGAAAAGTAGGTAAGGATACCCGAACTCCGAGCGGCGTTGGATAACCTTAGCCCAAACTTTTCTTTTAACAGGGTCACCAGCTTTCATTTCAGAAAGCCATTGATCACCGATTGTAACTCCGTACTGTAGGTTCTGTATGGGGTTGCCTTCGCTGCCAATGTCAAGAAATTCCATTATGTCGCTGTGCTCTATAGGCAGATACACTGCGCAAGCTCCGCGACGAGCCTCTGATTGTTTACAAACATCTACTACAGTATCGTACAATCGAGCGTAGTGTATAGGTCCGTCTGCTTTGCCTCCAGTACTGATATCTGATCCTCTAGGGCGGATGTTGCCGAGGTACGCTGATGTTCCACCACCGTATTTCGACATCATGCCTATTTCTCTTGCTGTTGTTAGCATGCTCTCAAGAGAGTCGTCTATCCAAGAACCGTAACATGAGATGGGAAGGCCTTTGTCTTTACCGAAGTTTATCCATACTGGGGTGGCTAGACTATAGTAGCCCTTAGCCATATAACGCTCGAACTTCTCAGCGAATCCCTTTATCTCAAGGTATTTCTCTGCAACGGTAGCTATCTCTTTGATCCTATCTTCTGCAGTCTCAGTTATGTATCCACGAGAGAGAAATGTTCTCGCCTCATCATTCAACCAGTAGTAATCTTTGTATAGCATATAATTCACTAAGTAGTGGTTATCAATTAATGTATAGTATTTAATTCATTATTAGAACAAATCGTCTTCTGTTATGGCTTTTTGTTTCTTCGAGTAGTCGATCTGTTTCTTGTAGAAGAAGTCTCCTTCTTTTGTGGATGTGGTCTCTATCTCAAACCACTTGGTTTTCTTTATCTCATCGGAATCTACTTCGAATATGGGTTCCATACCGATCTTTTTCAAAGAGTTATTGAAGCGATTCTTAATGAAATGCTGGATAGTTGTCTTTGGTAGGAAGTCTAATTCGCCGTGTTCAAAGATCCAGTCAAGGATCTTACACTCGGCTTTATATGCTTTATTACATGCGGTGTCTATTAGAGCTTCGAACTCAGAATCGAACCACTCGGGATTCTCTTGCTTGATGATGTTAATGATCTCTGCACCGAAGTTACCGTGTATGTCTTCTTCCTTCGATGTGGCTTCAACCACGTTAGATATCCCTTTAAAGACGTTACGGTCTTTATTAAAGGACATCATGATGAGAAACTGGGAGAATAGTGACACATGCTCGATGAACAGAGAGAACAGCAGTACGGACTTAGTGTACATCTTGTTGTCTGTGCTGCGAGTACCGTCTAAGTATTTGCTTAGATACTTGATCCTATCTTTAATGGCTGGGATTTCCACAACAGTCTTGAACTCATCCTCCAAACCAAGGATCCTTAGGAGGCGAGCGTATGCGTCCTTGTGCCTAACCTCTGACTCTGCGAATGTCATGCCTACGTCACCGATCTCTGTGATCGGCATACGCTTGTACATGTCTGCCCAAAAGGTTTTAACGTTGACTTCTATTTGAGCTATGGCAAGCATGGTACGTTTGATCACCTCCCTTTCGTTTTCGGTGATATTGACCATGAAGTCGTTTATGTCTGTAGTGAAATTGTACTCCGTATCTATCCAGTAGGAGTGTCGTATTGCGTCTTTGTATTTAAGTAACGACGGATAGTCGTATGGTAGAATGTTAACCCGTTTCGTAAATAATTTGCTCATATATATAGCCTATAATAGCCTTCGTAATTTCTTACGTTTTTTAATTTTTAAACAGATCTTTTGACCTTTAGACTATTCGTCTAATTTAAAACATCCAAAAGTTTAGATTGGACTGATTAACCTTGGGGGACGCTTCCCGCGTTCTCGTTCTTACTTTCGTACCAAGTCTTCTTATTCGTAGATTGGAAGAAATTCTTCAGATCCACGATCAAATTGGAAGAAGCTGCCTCAGCGGCTTCTTGGAACGAACGATCGATGTAAGACTCCGTGTATCCTTCAGGTCTCCTGAAGTTGTCACCTTTGGGGGCTCTTTGATATAGATTCCAGATGCTCGGCATAATCAGTTGTTTTTGTAGTTATAAATATCTGATATTTTCTTTCTTATAAGCCTAACTCATAAAATTTGTTTGCTAAGTATTTTTTCTCTTCCCCAGCTAACTGTATTCTATTCTGCATTGTTCTGACCGGATTGTCTTCTACCTGGAGCTCTGAATCGTCAATTTCTGTGTTACTTATGTCAATATGTCCATTTGAAGTGTTTATAACTGCAGAAAATGTCATACCGTCGGCACCGAATCTGTTTTTGATTATGTGTATCCTACCAGTTCCATTCAGTTTATCAGAGCGCTTTCTGGAAAGCGACATTGCGAAGTCTGCGATCATGATCTTATCGTAAGATCCAGCGATTTTATCGGCTTCGATGATGTCATCTTTAGATCCCATCCTATTCACTTGAGAGACTGTCCAGATCGGCGTTTTTATCTGCCTGGCCAAGCCTTTTATGGAAGTGTAAACATCGTCTATCTCGTCCTTCCTCTCAGTGGATTTCATCTTAGATCTTAAGAGATCCACGTAGTCTATAATGACAAGATCGGGTTTGAATCCTATGGTCTCACACTTTTGTATGTGAGTTTCTATGGTAGATGGTGTAGTTTTTCCCATCGGATACTCTTTGATGATCAACTTTCCTGGTAGAGCATTGACCACCTTTTCGATTTCTTCTCTATGAAGGTGTATCCTTTGGAATTCAATACCCGTAAAGGTAGAATCGTATCTTTTACCAACGTAGTCTTGTGAAAGTTCCAAAGTGTAGTGACACACGTTGTAACCAGCTTTGACTGCAGCAGCGCCTAAGTTTATTAGAAACCAAGATTTTCCACCACCTGGTGATCCTAGTACTATGCCAAGATCTCCTGCTCCTAGACCTCCCATCAATAAATTATTTACGTGAGGCCAAACTGTGGGAACTGCTTTTCTCTCTTCAGATCTGTATCTTGTTTCTACATCTTTTTCGTACTCGTGTCCGATGTCCCGGCTTTGACCAGCTTTTAACGCAGTATCGATCATCGATCTGATGTCATCGTACTGTCCCTTAGTGAGCAGTTCTACTGAAGACATCAAAGCCTTCTTTAGTTGTTGATTTCTGCAGAAGTTACTGAACTCTGTCTCTACGTATTCGCGATCTTCGTTGATGGCTTTAAGAGCTTCTTTGATTTGTTCCGCTACGCTGATCTTAAGAACGTCGTTATCGATCTTCTTAACTTCGACAGAGAGATACTCAGGAGTGGGATTCGTATGATACTTCGAATAGTATTTCAGAGTCTCTTTGATGATCCACTTGTGAGAGGGATTATCGAACTCGTCTGGATTTAGGATGTCGTAAATGTTGTGTAAGAACTCTTTGTGTTTTAACAAGGACGACAGAACCTTGATTTGAAATGAAACTCCGTACTGTTGTAACGTATTTAGTGTGCTCATGCTTTATATTTAGATAGTATGTGGAAGTGATTGAACAACCATGCCTGTAAGTTGGGTATGCTGTTTCCTAAATCGTCTTCATTATACAACTTAACAAATTCCTGGGAATTAAACTGCTTATAGGGCTCGAGTATGCAATTTTCTATATCTTTTATCGATTCCTCTGGTATGTTAGGATTTTCCAAGTCCATCAATAGTTTGTTGATCTCCAATTGACTCTTAAAATTTCTTATCGATCCGTGAACCTTCTTTTTTCCAGATTCACACTTCTCCAGTATTTCGTTAAGCGTAACTTTATCGATTTTTCCTAGTTCAGGAAACTCTTTTATCAGAGTCTTTGGTCCCAAGCCCACTACACCAGGTACGTTGTCACCAGAATCACCTAACAACATCTTTTGTATTAGGAAATTTTCGGGAGTTACTCCGTATTCTTTCAACACAAGATCTGGTGTGTAGAACTTTTTCTTGGTTGGGGAAAACACGGTTATGCGATCGCTGACCAATTGTAGATAGTCTCTATCGCTAGACATTATCGTTGTCTGTTTTCCTACCCTCTGTGCTAAGTATCCTATCACATCGTCCGCTTCTATCTTATCGATCGTCAATACGTCGACCGGTAAACACTTCAGGTAATGAACGAGCCTTACGACTTGATTGATGATCGCTTCTGATTCCGCTTCTTGAGTTTCGAAGTGGTCCCAATTTGTTATGCGTCTGAGATGTCTGTTCGCTTTATACTCTGGGTAGATGTAACGCTTGTTAGTCGAAGATCCTTGACCGTCGAAAACCACTATGACCCGTGTGGGTCTCACCACATTGATTGCGTATCCTACGGACCGCAAAAAACCGGTGAGACCACCTATCGGTGTCAGATTGTGATTGACGTGCCGTATGACAGCAAACGCCCTCATGAATGTGTTAAGTGCGTCTACAACCAACACACGACTATCGAGCGTTAGCTGTTCTTCCGGCTCTTGCTTCTGTGAAAGAGAGTCGAAGATCTTCTTTTGTTCAGGAGTCATTTAATCGTTTTCTGATTGGTCGAATATATCGGCCGCCTGTGAATTGTCTTCCTCTTCGATGACATCAAAATCCTTGGAACCAAGAACCTTTAACCACTGGTGGGAATACTGCTTCTTGTAATCGTCGAGCTCTCGCTTTTCTTCTGAGATGAAACCGTGAACTGTGACAATGACGCGTCCAACCCCGGTTACGCCAGTAACGTGGTTCTTATCGCAAGATATTTTAGTACGCTTAGCGAACTCAATCTCTTTGCCGCCTTTGGTGGCTTTGAGTTTGCTTGTGCCCGAACTTGTGACGTTACCGAAAGTAATGACCATCGATGAGTCGAAGAACATAGTATCTCCACCCTTGTTTTTCATCTTAGGTTGGCTCATGATCGTTTCGGGCTTTGCGACCCAAACTTTGTTGACTGCTACGAAGGTGTTTGTGTAAGGAGAGCTTTCTTTCCTTGACATAACGATCTTCTGGTTTACAAAATTACCGAACTGTTGAGACATGGCACCAGCGTTCCATTCGTTGTTGTTCTTGTTCGATTCAATGGATAATCTGCAAGGAATGGAACCCACGGAATCCCAGAAGAAACACAGATCGTAAGGAAGGTTTCCTCGCTTCTGTTCGTCAAGGATATCCATGATGAAAGCACTAACGTCCTCTATACAATTCAGCTTTTCCCTGTCGATGTACAGGAAGAACCCCTTGTAGTCCAATATCTCGCCCGTATCGGTATCTGGTACTTCATCGAACTGCAACCCCATCTCTCTGGCGTGCTCCCACGACCACTTCATTTCGGTTATAAGAAGGACAGGCAATATGCCCATCTTTTGACACTGGATAGCGGCTTCCAACATCGCTGTTGTTTTGCCGGTGTCTGAGTGACCCCTTAAAAGTGTGATGTGGCCCATAGGAATTCCAGGGATCTGAAGCGTGTCTTGAAACGCCTTAGACAGTGGAATCCATTTCTGGTCCTTGAACTTTACTGATGTTGTGCTCAGGTTCTTTCCTTTCTTGAAACTTTCAAGATTGAACTGAGACTTGTCCTTTACGACCGCAGCGACCGCGTCGTTTAAGCTTGCTTTTTTCGCCATAGTGGTTAAAAAAGCCCCTTTCGGGGCTTTAATTAGAATTCAAACAGATCGTCGATTTTTGATTTGGTGTCCGCCTTAGTTGTGCTCAAGGTGTAAGCTTGTGCTTTTGGTTCTTCAGGAGGATTAGGAGAAGCGACTGATTGTTCAGCTTCGCTTTCAGGATTCAAATATCCCAACAAAGCCGCTTTCATCTCGTCGTAAGAGTAGCGTTTGAATTGCGTCATCGGATCAGGTTGTTCTGATAACCACTTCTTCGCTTCTTCTGCTTTCGCAGACAGAGGCGTTACCTTTGTGCGAATGCGAACTGTGGATTTGTCGTAAGTCAAACCTGTGCTTGCCTTGTCCAGAGTTTCGATGGTGATGTCTCGTCCCTGTACAGGATCGGTGTAATCGCCAACGTCCTCGTCTTCAGCGATGGAAAGCAAATCCATGTAGATCTGCTTGCCGAATCCCCAAAGCAGAACGCCTTTATCCTCTTCTCCACGTACGATTACGGGAGCGAAGATGCGGAGTTTCGGCTCCAGCTTTTTGGCAAGTTGCCAATCCTCTTTGTTAGATGATTTTCTCAATCCCTGTGCAAACTCCACGATGGGATCCTTTTCTCCGAAGTTGGTAAGCGAAATCATCGTCTTACCGAATTCGTAGTGAAAGTAAAGTTCTTTGAAGGGATTTGCTTTGTCGAACAGCGAAGGAACGATCCTAACGGAATGTTTACCTACTGTAGGGGACCAAAGCGTCTTTTTCAACTCACCTCTGCCCGAAGCTTTCGGGTTTTGCAGGGACGCGAGTCGATTTCTCAATTGCGAAATGTCCATAGTTGTAACGTGTTTTATTTTAGTGAATATAACTGATTAAGCGAGATTTGTAAAGTTTATTTTACAAGTTCACGATTTTCTTTACTTCTGTATTTAGCTTCCTGAATTTTGTGTCTTGTACCAATAAGATGGAGTTTCTGTAGTTTTCCCACGTGATGGGGAATTTAGTGTCCAATACGCCGTTGTTCAGCTCGAGTATAAGCGCGTTTAAAGAATTTATGGTGTACAGCGTATTAGTGTCCTTTTTTCTGTGAACCAGTATGGTGTTTTTCATTATTCTAGGAAGTGTCTCTTCTGTATCTATGTTGTAGGTACAGATCAATTCCTTTGAATCCGGGGAGGAGAGCACAAATATCTTGTTGTAGAGTATTTTGTACTCTCTACTTATGTTCTCTAGTAGCTCCTCTAGATTGTCTTCTGTAGTAAAAGTACAGAGTAGCTTATTTTTTAGCATTTCTTTTGTAAGTTCTATGTTTTCAAATTCTGCAACCATTAGCTATAAATATGTTTGTTTTCACTGTAAAATATAGTCCTTACCGTATTTGTGTTTAACTGGGAAGCCCCCGGACTCTAGGGTTTCCTTTATGGAACACAGAAGCTCCTTACCGTCTGACACTGAGAAGTCAAACAGGAATGCATCGTACGTTATTAGTACCAATTCTGTGCCTTTTCCCTTTAAAAGCTCTTTAACGGCAAGGATCTTCTCAGAATTGTTTTTAGTTTCTAGGTTCTGTACGTAATAGTTGAAGACCTTGTAAGGAGTCATGGTAACGTCGTAGAACAGATAAATTCCTGTAGGAAGACGTAATACTTTGTTCGAATTGTATTGTTTCCAGAGCGAATCTATCATGCTTTCCATCTTAGAAAACAACTCTATGTGCCTATATTCCTCCATGACTCCACCGTAAAGTTGTCTGAAGGTTATGGTTTTGGATTGTTTGTATTCCTCCTCTGTGAGCTCTTGCTTTTGGAAGTATTGCTTTCCTAGATGCTCGTGAATGGAGGTCTTTGGTAGCTCAACGCCAAGTTCATTAGCTATGAGTCTTATGTGATAACCGTCAAAATCGTATTCTACTAAATAATCAGCTTTAGGAATTATACATGTCCTATAATGGTCTTCTTTGGGTATAGCCAAAAAATTTACTCCGTTGAACGTATTCGTCGGTCGACCTGTTTGGTTATACATGTTGTAGTGCGTGTACACTCCACCGTCTTCGTACGAGTGTTTTTTATTGTGCACAGTAAATTCATCAAAGAAACAGTCCTTAACACCAACCCTACTGTTCTCCACGTAAAAGTAAGCATCGACTACTTTATTTATTGACGAATGATCTCCGCAATTAAAGAAATAATTCTTGTAATAATCGTAAACGTTTTCTAAGTGCTCGTAATGCTTGGTGACAGGTATGAGTTCGTTGCAATTCTCTTTATCAGAAAATCTTTTCTCGTAGTCTAACTGTATGGATGTTCTAAGCTGGGATTTAGAGTCAGATTCAGGAGTTTCGAACTTAATGTCCACCAAATTTTTTGGATCCAAGAAGTAAGAGTGAAATTTTCTATCGAGCACAAAAACCCGGTCGTGTTTCTTCAAAAACTGAACTACGAGATCAGTGTCTACGCCGGCTGTTTCGCTGTGCTTTATAGCGAATATGTAACCCTTTTCTATGTTGCGATAGTACACTAAACACACATCCACCAATTTTGGGTGGTAAGAGTAACTGCTTGGAACTACTTGTACAAAGCATTCGCTCTGCGGAGAGAGCCTGTCGAACTGTTGTTTGTTTTCTACTAAGAAGTGCATTGTCAAAACCTTTGTTGCAACATAACCAATTCGTTCTCTAAATGTAAATCTATCTGTTGGGTTATGTATAAATAAATTTCGTAGAAGCGGAACTTCCAGTCGGGAAATTTACAACTGTGTCAGGTCTGTAGAACTTCTTGTAATCTCCTCCTATGAACGCTTTTATACCGAGGAAAGTCGTGTCTAATTTCTCGACCAATCTTTTGTTCGTGTCCTCTACGCTTTCTCTGAAGTCGTATTGCGACAATCTCTCGCTCTTCTCTGCGCCTCTTATTCTCCACAGTATTTTTGCTGATGTGTAGAATGAAACGTCGTATCTCACTGATCCGTTTTGTATGGCAGCGTATTCATCGGGGGATATCTCTACCACGTATCCTCGATCGTTCACTCGCTTCACAAAATACCTCGTTATGTATCCCACACTGTAATCAGATTCCAGTGGAAAAGGATAGTAGGGCGTGGGTTCGAATAAATTTTGGTTAGTGCTCCTTATTCCTGGCGCTGCGCTTTTATTTACTTTTATACCCTCTCCCGTGGATTCAAGGCGTCTATTCGCATTTTGAGGAGGTTGTGCGTCTGGAGGAGTTCTGTAATCTCCAGCGGAATCTATGAAATACGGACCACTGTAAGGTTTTCCGTCAAGGGTAAAATCTTTTCCGGTAGTGCTATATGTAAACGGATTAAAATAAGATAGTGTGGAGCTGTGGTCTGGTCCTTCTACGATTTGAGATCTTGACAATTTTTCTCCCGGTCCTATGACTGGATTTGGACCTGAGAATACTTCCCCGTCGAATGTTTCGTAGTAGTATCCAGAATAAGGTTTTCCGTCTAGTTGCAAATCTCCGTTTGCTACTAAATTGATTTTTACCGCGAATGATGGATAGTATCTCATTTATCCCTGCGTTCTTATTTTTGTACACACTTTACCGCCTTCATTTGGCTCTTTAGTGAACGAAGTGTCGAAACCGCCGGCTCTTAGATTCTCTGTAGTTTGCACCTCTCCGTGACCAAACACGTTTTCTTTTGATATACCCAACCAGTGTATAAGCTTAATAGCAGAGTTTACTTGAGCGTCTGTTATGCTAGCATCTGCATTATCAAGTGCAGACACCAATTCAGCTCCTATAGAATTTGAATTACTTATGGTTTTTCCGTTAACTTTACCTGGGTACGTGTGCTGTCCCTTAGCTCCATCCGGCAAGAATCTGTATATCGATCCGTCTCTATCTATTATGTATTGAACTGGTAACCCTCTATCGTAGAACGTTTTTACTGTTCCTTGATATCCGCAAGCTTGACATCCGGCTGTGTGGTGAACAACAAAGTATTGTACTGGACTGGGTATTGTCCCGAAATTAAATCTATTTTCGTTTGTAACATCGTTTATTTCGCTATCTGATAAAGCACTAAGACCCATCTTAGACAAATCGATGTTTGAAGTACCACGTTTAAACTCATAATTTGAGTGATACTTTTTACCTATTCCAAAATTATCTGTACTCATTGGAGTTTCACCCTCGGGTATTTGCGCTTTTTTAGCCTCAGCCAGAGCTTTTTGATCTACAGTTATACCACCCGTATCCTGTGATAAATTCCTAGTTTCAGCGCTGTAATCTGTCAAAGATTTTAAATAGTACATGTTCGCTTTGACGCTCGTCTTCCATCGATTGTTCTCTATGCTGTGATCCAATCCGGTGATAATGAATCCGAGAGTTCTAGTAGTGACTTCTCCGTCTCCGTTTGCATCGGTTGATTTTATTGTTCTATTGAAACTGTAAGGCAAAATATCTTCGCTAACGGTGAAAGCGTTGCCCATGTATAATCCTGAAATTCCGTCTGTGGTAAAGTTTAGAGTCAACGGAATCATCGCCGAAGAGTTCGTAGACGGATCTTTTGTTTTTGTTTTAGTCAATCTGTCTAAATAGTAGTTCGTACAAAGATTGACTTTGTCTTGGGAACTGTTATTTAACTCAGAGTAAAAACTTTTTATCGCGTTGTTGAATTGCAGAGCCGCCAATTTCGTTGTATCGTTTGGTTCTTGAGATTTAGACGTGGATTCAGCAGCGTCTTTTTGATCTTTATTTTCTTTGGGTTTTGGTTCGTTAACGGCTCCTATGACAGGCGCGTACCTATTTACAAGTCCCTTGTTTGCTTTGGCTATTGTGCTGACTTCTTTTCCCGCTGTCGAAGATCCTTCTTCTCCTCCCGTATCAGAATTCGCCGCTATAGCGAGTAGGTTAGCTAACTTAGTACCGTACTCTGTTTTAAAATCGAAAGATTCCGCTATGCTATTTTTTCCGTAAAGCGGCAAATCGTATTTCCCTCCGTTTGACTTTTGTCTATCTACCATATTCACGCTAGGAACGCTTTGATCGTCTGTTATGTAAAATACGTTGGCTTCTTGATCGTATCCTACCCGTAAATAGTTAAAACTTCCCAAACACCTATTGAGATCTATGACCAAATCTTCCAAAGTCGGTTTCAGAAGCAAGCTATTGGATTCGTCGGCTTGTATTTTGTTTTCTATCATGCTAAGCACGTACGATACGTTTACAAGCACGTTCATTAACTTCCCTTTGTACACTCCGTAACCGGCATCGTCAGTTATAAAAGACGGTAAATACTTAGAAATTCCGTCTTGTTTTGAGGGATCCCAAATGTTTTCCGCTCCTTTAATTCTTGCGCTTGTATCTTTAGGAGATTTTAAAGTCTTTGCGTCTTTCTTTACGTTGTCGTCAAAAAGTTGTTGAAATTGCTCAGATGTTCCATGATACGGCACTAGAAATTTGTAGGGATCTATCGTTAGCGTTTGTCCGCTTCTTAAACAAAGATTGCTGTCGGGATTGAAATCTATGTAAACTAAAGGCCTATTTTTATCTTTTTCTCCTTTCTTACTATCGTTTTCGTACAGCAAACTAACGTGGTTGAACATCATGAATAGAAACCCGAGCGGTATGTAACAGGGATAATTTAATTCTGCTGTAGCTGAAGCGTCTTGAGAAACTTGGTTGTAAGGGACGACATAAGAGACCATAAGATCTTCAAACTTTACGGGACCCTGAATAAATTTGGTCTCTTTGTTTTCTTCAGATTGCTCTGTTTTTTTATTCTCGTTATTCGTGTTTGTTGCGTCCTCTTCTTTTGGCTTGCCTTTAGTAATCAAAAGCAATGGATCCTCGGATCTCATGATCATTCTTGCAAAACCGTAGGACAATTCTGTGTAATATCTGTTGTTTTCGAAATCGATTTTCTCAGGTAACGTATCGTTTACGAATTTTCCTATATTGTAATTTTCATTTTTTAACACTTTCAAAGCGCCGTTCTCAAATAAATTGTCTATGAAGTTTTTATCCTCAGATGAGGATTTGTTGCCTTGAGTAGGTGAAGGATTTATAAAGTTGGTTATGTACTCTGCTAGATTTGCAGTTTGTTTAAGCGTCGACCTTTGTCCTTTTTTACTTACTTTAGCGTAACTGTAGAGTTGTACTCCCCTTAACATCAATTGTAGATAAGAAGAATAACGGGAAGCTTCGTAACTCTGGACTTCATTAGCATCCAATTTTTTACCTTTGTCTCCCAATTCGTCTATGGCTTCTTCTTCTGCCTGTCTTGCCGCATCAGAATCAGTTGTAAATGTACCTGCATCAGAGAATATCCTTATTTTTTTTGATGGAGATAAAGTAATACCGTTTACAATATTTAGATTTTGCAAGAAAGCGCTGTCAGTAGTAGATGCTGTTATTGAAAAATTGAAAGTTTCATTTAATAGTAAATTTTGTATTTCTAATTTTATTTGTCCATAAGCTTCCGGTGCTTTATCTCTTCTATAAAGAGGAGAATTATCTTCAGGACTGTTTAAACTAGAATTTGTGTATATAGGACCTTCTATCCCAGTATTAAGAATGTCTTGGAAATCAGATATGTTTACGGAGAATTGACAGGAATATTGTATGATATCGCTTGCACTTCCTCGGCTTATTTCAAATCCAAATTTTGTCGATTCTGTATATTTTACTCTACTAAATATTATGAGCATCAAGTCTCGTAATTTATTAAAATCTGACGTGAAGTCATACAATTTTCCTTCCTCGAATCTAACTCTTCGATTAATTCCTGCTTCAACTATGCCTTCTGAGGTTTCTGTGAGTCTTATAGGAAAATTTGATACTTTGATGTCTATACTTCCCAAAGTAAATCGTATATTCGCCTTGGTTAAATAATGATAGTACCACCACTTATCACCATTTCCAGCTGCAAAAAATTCAAACTTTTCCGTGTAATCGTTTTTTATGCGCGCAGAACTTCCATCGTATTTTTTTGGAATTGCTGAATAGTTTGGATTGTCTTTTCCATACCAAATTGGAAATTGTAAACCTCCCTCTTTGACGCTAATTTCTATATTTGTGTAATCTAAAGATTCGGCTGCGACAGCTTTTATATCTGCTGCGTTGTACGAAGAGTCATATATTTTAAATACTTTATCTATTTTATCAGAAGATATTTGTACTTTATAGTTTTCAGCCGCATCAGAGTATTCGTACGTGTTTGTTATCGTGTTAAGTCTCATTTGAGCTTTTCCTGATATGGCTTTTGAATCGTCTCCTGTTTGAAATTGATTTATTATCAAAAAATCATTTCCACCTGCATCTTTAAAATAGTAATCCTTAGCTAGGAGCCGATTTTCATTCGAATTATTGAAAGTGTACAAGACCGTGAATCCGAACTTCGAAGCATTTTCAGGTTGGGCTAATTGACTCGCTTTTATAGGAGTTCCTTCAACCGCGAATTGCGCGTTCAATTGTTTTAAGGCTTTCTCTCTAGCTTTCCTTTTTGTCTCTTCTATTTCTGCGTTTCTGAGATTCACTAAATCTTTTATCGTGTTTCGAAGCAATTCGGGGTACTGCGTAGCGGTGTTGTTCATCCTCATGGACTCCGCCAAAACACCGAGTCCCATGAGGGACAATTCGCAGCTGTAGGATCCGTCCTTGAAAGAGAAGTTGAAGTTCGTGACTATGCCTATCATGGCGTCGTAATTTCCGTCAGACTCTTTAATGGATTTTAGTATCTTCGCTCTCAACCTGTCTTTGTCCATTCCGACTTCGAACGGATCTATGCTGTACTCTTCAGAGGATTTTACAACACCTTTAGTGTCCACGTACATTGTGTTTCCCCACTCCAAGAACATCATGTATCCCAATTTGAAATACAATATGTCTATGACGTCGAGCTGGGACTTACTGTTGACAGTGAATGAGATGTTCGCAGTTTTTATGGATCCCAATTTACCAGCTGTAGTTATCTTCACAGACTTTATACCGGGCATGGGTCTGTAACCGAAACTGTTGAGTTCGTCTGCTCCGAAAAGGTTGTATGTGTCTTGAAAACCCGATCTTAGGGAATACCCGTCAAACTCAGTTATCTCAGGAGCTTCTGCTTGCCACTTAAGATTGTATTCTTCTGAACTATCGGGATCGTATTTATATGGTTTAACTGTCCTTGTCTTATATTTAGAAGTTCCTCCCATGAGAACGAAACTCTTGGCTAAATCGCTTGGATCTGAGAGACCATACGTTTTCATGAGATTCTCTTCGTTGACGTCGACCCCAGAAACTAGCCTCACCCATCCGGTTCGGTTGGCCTTATATTTTATGGTATCGTCTTCGTTCCAATTAGAATTAGTTGATGAGATCCTGCTGCTCCTATTCCTAATTTGGTTCCTTACGAAAATTTCTATAGGTACCCCAAGTATGTTTTCTAATTGTATGTACGCCACAGTTTTACCTTCTTATGTTGAACTCTTTGTACGACATGTAATCTTGCATAGGACTCGCAGGTATCCTTATCTGTTCTCCCATCGGGGGATACATAGAATCCCCGGGGAGGGAATTCGCCGAAGCTATTATCCACCACATCGAAGAATCTCCGTAGTAGTCGTGAGCAAGGAGATCCAAACGATCTCCGTAAGTCGTCACGACGTACACATCTCCGTCGCTAAGCGGTATGTCGGGGTACACGTTGTTCGCGTAGTACCTCTCCCCAAAATTCTTAGACGTGGAATCGGTTATCTTTTTTATAGGTGATATATCGTATCTATACGGCATCTGTATGATTTGTTAATAATTTTGATACATCCAAGGTTTGTATCCTTGATCGGGAGTAATTATTTTGTCGTCTGATTTTAGACTTTTGAACAATTTTTTATCTTGTCGATCTTGGAATTTCTTTGTTTTTCTAATCTGAGCATTTAGTAGTCTTTCTCCTAGCTTTATTCGCTTGTCAGCATCCTCTTGACTAAGTACGCTATTTCCCATTAGACGATCATCTTCTCTATTGTCTCTTCTACCAGCTCTCTCAGATCTTCTTTGTTGTCTATTTGCTTGGGCATCAGCGCGATTTTCTACGCGTTTAGCTCGTCTTCTATCCCTTTTAACGCCCTGCAATATATCCAATTGCTCTTGACCTGTCAAATCTCCCTTGCGATCTTGCCAATTTACAGTCTCCTCAGAACTATTAGAACTTTTAGGAGTCAATTCCTTTTTATCGTAACCTTCACCTATATTCATAAATAAAGGCGTCAATTGACCAGGTTTAGATCTTTGAGGAATTACATCGAGTATAGGATTGAATGTGATCTGAACGCTCACGTATTGGGGCATCTGAGCAGCTGATTCGTATTGGTATGTTTTATTGCCCTCTTCATTTTCCCACCTATCAATTATGCCTGGATCTATTCCTGGGTTTGTCCAACTTGCGGCTTGATCCACCGTTATGTTCACGTTAGTCATTATTCCAGGTACTCTGTATAGGTAATCTCCTACGGTCAATCTAACTATTGGAGCTCTCATAATGTTCGTAGTAGGCGAGTAGTCTGGATACACCTGCGAAACAAGGTAGTTTAATTTTCTGTAGGTAGTCAATAGGTATTCTGGGTTTTCTACTAAAACTTTAAAACCGAAAGTTACGTTCCTACTAAAACCGTTGTACGTATAAAAATCTTCGCCCCTACCCGAGTATTTGAAATTGCTCCATGAAGCTTGATGGTTGTCTTGTAATCCGTTTGTTAAAAATGCTCTGAATTGTAAAAATATATTATTCTTTCCATCGTAATTTATGCATTCAAATCCGAACTTTATTTGATCGTTTGCAGCTTTCTTACGAGTAACTGTGCCGCTGGCTGCATCTTCCGTATTTACCCATGGATTATCTCCTGACTTTAATTCTACGGCTTCGTTTTCTCCGATATTGTCCGTTTGACCAGGCCCGTAATACAGAGTTTCCCTATCCCTGATTTTATAAATAGGATCTTGAGCTTCCTTAAAATCTTGTATATCAGTGACTCTAGGAAGACCCGGAGAATTTGTAGAGTTTATAGTTTGTTTTGATATCGCTTCGTAACTCATGGCCAAACCCGTTCTAACTCTAGTAACTGGTGTTCCTACGAATGTGGTTTCTCCGTTAGGTTTATCAAACACGGGACTCGTATTCGTAAAACGTCTAATGGTAGTAAAACCTATGCCGTAAGCGGAATTGGGACCTCCTGGATAATCGAAGAGTATCAGATTGTTCATCGATATTCCCAGTTTATTTACTGTAGATAACGATTTTGAGGAGGATTTTAATCCGTCTTGACTCGATGTGCTTACTATCGGATTACCGTTAGCGAGTTTGTATTGGTACAACACTGTCAGTCTATTCGATGACACAGCCGTTTTAAGATCCATGAAAAGTTGCATTCCCACGGTCTTCTCGTAGAAGTCCTGTCCCAAATCGAATGGAGAAAATCCCGCTCTAAGAGCGTGTTGCCCGGTTCCCATTCCCGCGACTTGAAGCAGCGTGTTATTTTCGTTGTAAACTCTAGTGTTTTTTTGGAAAGCTGGAAAATCTCCGTTGTTCAATAGAGCGCCTAAACGGCTTTTTAAACTAGTCTTGTCCTGACTTGACGGGGGTATGACTATGCCCTCGCCTGTCTCTATGTTCGGGTTTGAGAACTGTAGTTTCTTCTGCTTGTCTATGAATAACTTTCCCTTTGGAGAATTCAAATCATAGAGGAAGCTAGATATTCTTTGTCTGTCTATTTGACCCGACAGCGTCGTAAATTGAGCGCCTACGTCGTAACTTCCCCCTCCCCTAATCGGAAAGTCAGGACCAGCGTTGGCGTTGTATAGGTCTATGAAAGTTTTTCTTAAGTTAAAATTGGACCTGTATCCGCTTAAAAAAGTGTTTTGATTGACTTGATCAAGATATGTGGTAGCCCCAGTCAAACTGATCGTGGGAATTTTATTGAGTTTAGTCGGATAGGGTCCAGGTACAGGGAACTGGGCGTACGGTTGGTTGGAAGACGCCCCGTCTTTTCTGTCTAGTTCGAACCTTAAATACCTAAGATCGGTTTTCCAATCTTTGAGCTCTTTGGGTTCGTACGACGGGGAAGTCGTACTCGGCGGTACACCTAATTTTGTTTTATCTCCCTGTATGTATTTTTGAAATATTCCCATGCTTTAATTTTTATACGCCCTGTAAAAATAAGGGGCTTGTACTAGTAGATGAGAAACCTCTTTTTTGGAAATTATCACCGGTGGCTTTGGCCAAAGGCGCTCCATCCAAGTTGATGACAACCTCTGGCATTCTGCCGTTGTTGTTCGCTATTGCGGTCTTAACTCCTTCAAGCGCAGTTTTTACAATCTCCCCTATTGAACTTACATCTACTTTGGGTTGATTGTTTTGGTTGGTTGCTTTGGCCAGTATTTCGCCTATTTTCAGTGTAGCATCAGCCGGCATTTGAACGGGCGTCTGTTGTGGCACCCTTTGAATGCTTTGGGTTGTTGGTTGAACTGATCTATCTGCCGCTTTATCTCCTTGCGGTATGATGCTTGTTTGAGTTAATTTTTCAGATTTTTCAAACTCTTGTTTTCCTTTTAACATTAACAATTCACTAAGAGTTTTTTGGAAGTTCACCACTCCTCCCAATTTTTCTAACTGATCAGCGTTTACAACGTACTCTTGAGCGTGAACCAAACCAGCTATCTTATTTTTAGGTCCGTCTCCAGTGTATCCGCCTAAAGCAAATTCTTTTTTATTTGGGTCTTTTCCTTTTTGTTCTTGTCCTGCGTCTTGTAAAGCTTCAGTTCCAACGCTACGAATGTTTTTAGATATGGATTTTTGCATATCTCTGAACTTAAAAAGTTCGTCAGAACTAACTGCGTTAAATGGCCACTTACTAAGAGCAGTCATTATTCCGCCTACTACGGACATCATGATATCTACTATGCCAGCGAACGCGTCTCTAACAGCGAATATCACACCTCTTATCTTCGAAGGATCTTCCAACCACTTGAACATCTTTTCGATTTTTTCGATCAATCCCGTTCTCTCTACGAAATCGGCAAGAGACTGTTTTATCTTCTCTATGAATGCAGCGATCTTTTCTTGTAAAGTGGCCTTAGTCATAGCATCGTAAGCCTCTCTACTTCCTAATTTGGCAATAGCTTCGTGTTCTTTACCCTGTTGTCTTAACAATTCGACCTGTTTTTGCACTTCCTTAGTACTATTAGCTCCAAAAGCCGCCATGGCCTCTTGATCTCTAAGCATGTTAGCGACTTCGTCTCTAGTCATTTCCATGGCTGCGGCGTACGACTGCGCTTCCAACCTATTCATCTTTAGGAAGTCTTTCGAGCTTCCCACTTGTTTGGCAATTAAAAGTCCTGCATCCGCTATCTTGTTGTTCAACATCAACTCACGAACCTTCATGAGATTGAGATCCTTTCCTGTCAACAACTGTGCTTCGAATTCTTTTTGTATACTGTCTTGGAAATTTAAGAATCCGTCGGCTTTTTGATCAAGAGAAGTGAGTTCCATTCCCAAAGCCTTCATCTGTACGTATGCAGCGGTTATCTTCTCTGGGAACTTTGAGAACTGTAACCCTAGAACGCCTGACAGTTTTGTCACTTCAGCTAGAACTTTTTGATTGTTCAGTTGTATTCCCGTCTGTTTTTGAAGAGCCGTTGTTTGAGCAAGTATGTTGGAAGTCAGCGTTTGTACATCCTTTCCAGACGTCTTTGCGATGGTCATCAACTTCGTACGGGTCTGGACGTCCAATCCCGCTAGATCTCTTAGTTTTATGTTTGTAGTGAGATCTTGGTTAGACAGAGTTGTTATAACTCCCAACTCTTTAGAAATTTCTCCGTAGCTCTCTAAAAGTTTTTTGGAGTTATTGAATATGTCCCCAGAGGAAGCCGAAAAGTTTTGGAATTGATGGTTTAACGCTTTAGTCTGTTCGTAGGTCATTCCGAGAGTCCTTCCCGTCTTTATCAGGGCATCGTTCATGCCCGTGACCATGTCGACTACCGCTATGATACCGCTTAAAACTCCCGATATCAATCCACCCACCATCGGTATCTTACTTACTATGTCCAAAGCGGGTTTCGCTAGGTCTGAGAACACTGAAGCTGAGTCCGAAGACATCTTCTTCAACATGTTTCCTGCGCCGGCAGCCGCAGCTCCGACTTTATCGAATCCTGCGCGCAGTCCGTTCCACGCGGTCTTCAATATCCCTGCCAATATAGCAGCTCTTGCTACGGGATCGTTCCACATGTCTCTAAGATTTTGACCCGCGGCCTTGATACCAGCTTTAAGAACCTCCCACCTGCTGGATAGGAGTCCCATTTTTTTACCGCTCTTTTCTTGCTCTTCTACAAGTTGACGGGCCTTTTCGGTCATTGCGTTGTAAACGCCTTCTCCGACTCCAAGTTTTTCAGTGAATTTTTGAGCTAATGTTCCCGTAAGACCCAGTGTATCACTGACTTCAACTTCTTGTTGTTTTCTCTTCTCGTTAATTGCTAACTGAGCTTCTTCTACGTCTTTTTGTTTTTGTAGCGCAGCAAGAGTCAAAGCCTCTTCATCCATGGAATCTAAATTCAACTGTGACTGGTCCTTCGCGATATCAAGCTGTTGCTGCTTCGCATCCATCGTTTCTAACGATTGTTGGTATGCTTTTTCTCCGTCAGTTAAATTTTCTTGAAGTAACTTTTGTTCTTCGGCTATGTTCTTCTGTGTTGTTTGTAGGGTGGATTGTGCGTCTTCTACTTCTCTTGCTCGTATTGCTTCAAACGCGTCTAGACGCTTTTTCTTTGTTTCGTCTATTAGGGATAGTTCGTTTTCGCTTTGTTTTTTGTTACTCTCTATCTCGTATTTCTGTCTTTCTAATTTTTCTCTTTTTTGCTCTGACAGGTTCTTATTATCTAGTAATCTATCTAGTGACGCTAATTTTACTCCATCTTGGTGCACTTTCTTTTGCAGATCTGTTTTTTTCGAGGCCATCTCTTTTTCAGTGGCCTCTATATCCTTCGTTCGATTTTGATCTGCGAGTTCTATCTTTCTTTTGGCTTCGCTCTCAGCAAAAGCTAGATCCTGTGTTAATTGTTTTTGTTTAGAGAACGTTTTTTCTGCTTGAGCAGCGCCTGCTGCACCTAACTTCTTTTTTTCTGATTCTACTTTTATTGCGGATTCTCTAAGTTCGTCTTCTGCCTTTTTTTCCGCTTTTTTTAGCTTTTCATGTTCCTGCATTTGCTGTTTAAATGCCTCAATCTTTTTAGGATCGCCTTTAAGTACCTCTTTCTCTTTATCAGCTATCTTTGCAGTAGTAACGTATAAATCCTGTTTATTCCTTAGAATCTCGGAATTTATAGTCTTTATGTTTATCGTATCACGATTCTGACTTTCTAACTTGGCATTTTGTTTCTGTATTGTTTGGAGTTGTTTTTCTAGGTTTTGTATACTGTACTTGGCCTCGTCACGAATTGAGCGTTCGATTCCTAATCGTTCCTTGAAAACTTTTAAAAAATCTTGAGCATCCTCCTTTTGGGAAGGTGCCGCCGCTGATTTCGGTTGTTCGGGTTTTTCGTTGTCTACTGCCACGGAAAATTTGCGTTATACAAATAAATATGACGCTTTAAGGCTTTTTGGTTGAGGTTTTTGATCCCGCTTTAGCTATATATTCCCGGTCTTGTTGCCTCTTTTGCGCAGCTTTAGCAACCTCTTGGGGAATCAATTTTGAAAAATCGCTCCTTTCAGTGAGCTTCTGGTTCTTTCCGTCTCGTTCCTCTTGTACCTTGTCTAAGAATTCCTGTATCTTCTTTAGATTGAACTTCCTGTGCTTCACCGGCATATTCCATACATCGTACCAAGTGAAACCTCCCTGACCGTGGTAAACAAGTTCAAAACACTCGTTCATGAACACGGCTCTGTATTCCGGTCCAGGAAACAGTGGACTGGTATAATAGGAAAAGCCCTTCATGGGTGCTGTTTATTCAGTACCTGGGAAGAAGAATTCTGCAGTAATAGGAATATCGACGTTTAGGTCAGAACCGTCCCTGAGAGTCACCAGCGATGTCATATCGATGTCCGGTGTGTTTCTTGTCATGTCAGTTCTTAAGGCTCTGGAATCCATAGCTAGAAGGTGCCCACCGTCAACGAATTCACGAATGGCTTTCTCTGAGCTGTCACCGTTTACGGAAGTTATCTGCTTCTTGAGCCTTAAACTCATCATACCCACGTCTGTGTTGAGGGCTTTCTTCATGCTCTTTGCTTCACGTTCTATCGCCTTATCGTCGGCCACGGTCAAAATCTTATAGGTAACCACATTGTCCGTTTTTGGCAACTTGAATGTGAACTCGTTCTTGTCGTTGAGTTTGTCAAAGTCGATCTCTTTGTATTTTAGTTCTGACAGATCCACCGTAACCAACTCTTTTTCGTTAGTATTGGGATTTACGTATTCGAAAGCGTAGTCCTTACCGTAAGCGAGGATGCGTGCCGCGACTAACAGCGCGTTTCTGTCGCCAATGATCAATTCGTCGTAGTTTATCTTTGTGACTATGAGCGATTTCAACACCGTTTCTATGGCTAACCCCTGTCTAAGTAGGTTAACGTTCGTTAGGATGTCTTCCTCTTTGGCGGTCATGTATTTCATTTCGACCGAACCCGAACACAACGGATTTAAAGGCGAATACAACACACCCTTTGAAGGTAGGTCAATAATTTCTGTTGGAACTGCGTATTTTTTGTCTGACATAAATGGTTTTGTTTATTATAAATATATGTATGTGAAATTTTCAATCTCTGATTCTAAGAAGATTTAGCAAGTGCGGTATCCTATTTTTTGGACTGCAGTACTTAACGTAGTATTCCCTAGCGTTATTAGCCACAAATTCTAAAAACGCGGTGTCTTCTTTCACCTCTAAAAATCTTTTTATATAGGCTTCTACGTGCTTTTCGCTGCCTTCCCTATCTAAACCCGAATTATGGGGTAATCCGTTCTTCTCTCTGTCTATAGAAACGTAGTGAAAATTCGGAATCAACGGGGGATCGAACTCATTTATGTATTCCACTCGTATGTAAGGCATTCCTATTGCCATGTATTCTATGTCACGATAACAAAAATCTGCTACTGTGGCTATGGATAGACCAACTTTGTGATTTATTAGAGCATCGAAGTATTCCGGTTGTTCTAAAAACCCCACCATTTCGTTTAGATATCCCCGCTTTGACAATTCAAAAGGATCAGATCTGTGGGTACCAAATAACATGAACATTTTATCCACAAACTCCTCTGGTTTCTTGGCCTTTCTTCTACTGTATATTTCTTCGTAGTCTATATTTGTCCAGAGAGGATAAAATACTGTAGAACCTACCGAGAATTTACAGTGAGACAAATCGTGTTTGAATTCACCAGTTTCGCACTCTTTATTAAACCAATCGTAGAACTGGGTTATTAGCAGTAGATCGTTCTTGTTGTTGCGTTTTTCGAAAGCGTTCCAAATGTTTGTCTTGTGTTCGCTGAAACTTATGGCTTTGAAGGAGTCCTTGTGTTCGTCGTATATAACCAATTCACAGTCCTTCATTTGGTAATTCAATTCAGGAATGTACAAAGTACGCTCTATATCTGGAGTGTTTCCATCGTATACTACTTTTGCGCTGTGTTTGTTTTTTAGGTGTTTAACAAGCTCTGCAAATACGACATCCCAAGTCTTTTTGAGATAACTTACGTTTTCCAGATGATAGACTGTCATGACTTATTTAATTATAAATATATGCGTACTTCACTTTTACGCAATAAAAAACCCCTCAAAAGAGGGGTTTCTTGCAAAATCGAACTCGCCCTTTTAGAAGTTGAGTATGCAGTAATCCATGCCGAGAGTTAATTCCAAGATGGATGTCTCGGTGTTTGACCAGTCGTAGGATCCGAAGTTCGTAGCTTTAATGAAAGCGCCTTTAACGATCCACTCGGAAACGATGTCACCGACGGGACCCAGAATATTCATGCTGCAGTCCTTTTTGTAGAAGTCGGAGTAGCCATCGCGACCGGTTACGGATTCGTGATGCAGGCGAACCCATTCCATCACAGCCTGTTGGCCGGAAGGGGTTACGGGGTTGTAGAGTTGCAGTACGAGATCCCTCCACATCGCCTTACCTTTGATCTTACGGTATACGTTGATGTGGTCGATCTTGATTTCGCCCTGGTCTACGCCCGGGGCATCGGCCTTCTTTATGATGAAGGACGGAATACCGTCGATGTAAAATACGAACCTGTTCTGAACTATGGGTTCGAACGCGGTAAACATTATTTCTGAAGGATCTAATACAGGCATCTTATTGTGTGTTTACGTTTTCTGTCTATAAATATCGAAAACTACTTTTTCTTTTTCTTGTTTTCAGAAACCTTCTTTTTTTCCTTTGCTTCGAACAGTCTCTTCTTATCGAGTTGCTTCTTGATGCTCTCGTAGAGGGCTTTGGGAACTCTAACTCTCAATCGGGTGTCGTCGGAAAGGCCACTTAAATTTTTCATCATTTGTTATATTTAATCAATTAAGAAAAGCTTGTTCCAGTCGGCAGCACGTTGAAGTTCAGGTAGATGAATTCGGCCGCTCTTGTAGGCTGCAGGTAGATTGTACCAACGAGTTGGTTGCGATCGATTACATCAGGCGTGTTGTTGCTCTCGTCCATAGTCACTTGGAACGCATAGAGACCCTGACGCTGTTGTACGTACTCTAGATAAGGGTTAACCTGGTTCAAGAATCTATTACGAGTTACCTGGGTATTGGGTTCGAATACTAGGCTCTCACCGACTTGACCGATGTAGCTCTTCAAAGAGATGAGCAATCTGCGTACGTTAACTCTGTCGAGGGCGGATGCCTTGGACTGGAGAGTCTTTTGACCGTAAACAACCGTACCAACTCCAGGGAACACCGCGATCGGGTTCACTTTGCCTTGATACAGGAAGTTCCTGTCTTCTACGCTCACTCTGCGCTCAGGCTGGATTACCGTTGCCATACCACCACGATTCAAACCGGCAGGCGCGAACCATTCTGCTGCAACCTTATCATTGTACTCGTAGATGGCAGGGATCAGTGTGGAAGCAGGTACGAAGTTCAGTTTACCTGTTTCGCGGCTTCTGATTTGTACCCAAGGCCAGTAGGTCGCTCCGTATGAGTTGTCGTAGTTAGCGGCTTGCGTGATGACTTGTGTCTTGCTTTGAGCGTAAGACACCATGTCAACGACTGCGATTGCATCGCCTCTATCGGAAGCGAGAGCAAGTATGTTAGAGATTTGAGAAGGCGCGTTTTGAGAATTTATACCAGGAGCGTATATGACGTTAAATCTATAAGCGTCCTTGTTTGCTAACATGTTGATAGCAGTATTGTATTGAGCTGCTTGTATGCCCTGAATGTTCTCGGCCACTGTGTCCGAAGTAGTGTTCGGTATGGACTCGTACATGTTCAGTGGATTGTTCGGGGTATTGTTTACTATTTGACCTCCGTAAAGCGCGCCTTCAGCGGTTCCAAAGGATCCGTGAGTGGAGCCTGAACCTATTTTAGGCATTGAACCGGTGAATTCAGTTCTTGCTATGCCGTTGTTGTTGAAGTAGTTAGGCGTACTAGAAGCTACAGATTTGACTCTGACGTAGCTACTCTTGTTGGAGTAGGATCCGGAAGTCTGTACGTAGTAGTTACCGTTCTCGTCGAGTTGTACGTTCTTTGTTTGATCGCCGATCACGAAAGCAACGTAGTTAGGTTCGTTAGGATCCAAGGACAAGTTAGTCCAAGTTTCCAATATGGTTTTGTTGGTTTCGCTATCGTCTCCTCTGCGAATTACCAAAGAGAATAATCCAGATCCTGAATTAGAGCTTACTACTTCCCAACGTACGTTGACGTTAGATCCACTAGGTAGGGATCCGCTGACAACTGAGGAAGCCGGAGATTGGTTGTTCATTACAACCCCAGGCGTAAGTGTTTCTAACACAAAGGCAACTACTGAAGGATCCTGAGTGTAAATTGAAGCGGTGGCAGGGGTGTAAGATCCTGATGCCACTCTAGTAACAAGAAGTGAATCACCGCCCTGTTCAAAATAGTTTAGAGCAGCGATGCTTGTTAAGTATTCCAATACGCTTCCTCCTGAAACGAAGGTAGATCCAAATTTAGATTTGTACTGTGAATAGGTAGTTACTACTGTGGGGATATTAACTTCTCCTGAGACTGTGGGACCTATTAAGGCCGCACCCACTTGTACGGGACCCTGGGTTATCTGCGATAAGTCGTTTTCTTGTAGGAAAACACCCGGTGAAATCAAGGTTTCTGATGCCATTTGTTTTTTTAGTTTGTTCTAGCAATAAATATGTTGTTCTCGGTCAAAACAAACTACTCAATTTCACCAGTCTCTATATTTATCGTAACGTTTCCATACTTTTCTTTAAGTTCTTCAAGCAAGGAATTTTCCCTATCCTTTATCTCAATAACCCGGGTTTTTACGCCCTTTATCTGGTGTTCGAGTAACGTGCTTTGGTACATAAGCTCTCCAAGAGCTGATGCAGCTTCAAAACTATCCTGCCTAATAAGTTTTATTAGTTGCAGTTCGTTGTCGGATAACTTGGTTTTCTCTTGATTTTGAAACATTTATTTTATCTTTTTAGACCTAGTTTTGGAGGTCTTTTTTACGGTTTTTTTAACTGCGGGTTTACGCTTCTTTTTTAATTCGTTGACTTGAGCTTGATTTAATAAACCCTCAAGAGGCGTTTTGACTTCTACTATAGGATCTACTGCAGGATTTTCAATTACTACGGGAAGAGGTTGTTCTACCAGCTTCTCTTCTTCTTTGGATTCGTCCACAGCATTTATTATCGCCGCTTCTTGCATCTCGTCCTTCTTCTGTATAAAATAGGCAAAGTAAGATATTACTACTATTCCAATGATGATCGCCAATACAGTAAAAAATAGGATTCCCACGGTTTGTAGATTTTATTTATAAATATAGACTATTGTTGAAAAATTAGTTTTCTCGCCGATCTTCAGGCTTATAATGCGATATTCTATTGTGATTTACTGGTGAAGCTAACAAGATTCCGGGTTTTATTCGGCCCTCTAGACACTCTTGATATACATAAGACATCCAAGTTTGTTCGTAAGGTCTACCCCAAGTTGTGGTCAAAAACACTTTCTTATTGCCCTCTCTACTCATTATCATAGGCCAATTGGCGTAATAAATGTTTCCTGATATGTACGCTAATCCATCAAAAACGTCTATGTTTTCAAATTTAGTTCTTGGTGCATTGGGATCGAAACCCGTTATAGGCAGTTGATCGTAGTCTGGGAAATCCCGTGTTCTCACTATTTGTGGTACATTATACCAAGAAACCTGTATGTGATTGTCCATATAAACCTCTGTGAATGAGAATTTCAAAAAATCGAAGTTCTCTCTCACCATGATCTTGTGAAGACTGTTATACAGATTAGGAACATATTTTCTGAATCCGTTTCTACAGTATCCTGTTTCTGTGGAAGGGTGAAGTCCCATATCGTCTTCAAAAAAGAAGTAGTAGTCGCTATCAGAAGCATCAAAATGTTCAGCGGCAAATTGACGACCTCCGTTGATGCCCGTATTTTCATTCCTAATTATGTGTTCAAATCCCCATTTATCTGAGATCTCTCTATTTTTTATTCTAGCCTCATCGTTAGTAGAATTATCTATAAGAATTTTTCTAGTTTTCTTTAACCAATCAGGCGAATTGTCTTCAAATGTTTTAAGAGTGTGTTCGACCTGTTCAGGGAAATTGAAAGTCAACATGTACAGCGAAGTTTTTAAATGATTTATCGCTGGATTGTTGTTCTTTATACTGACATTCCTTTCGGGGGTGGAAGCTAGTTCGGCTGTATCCTGCGCCAAATTCTGTATGTACTTTACTATCAACCCATTTGAGTCAAGTTCGTATCGTCTATAATTATATGGATTTAGATAGGACATTATTGTAAAAATACTCTCTTCGGTTCCCATAAAACCTCGAGATAATGAGGAATCAAGCAACGTATAGTATTCTGCATTCGCTGATCTTATTAATTCTTTTCTTCCTCCGAATAATCCCCCTCGGCAAACATATTTGACAGATTTTCCTGCCATTTTATCCATCTCGTTCTTTCTAAATCCGTGAATTTCTTCTTGCGTTTCGTATGGATATGAAAGAAATAAAAACGCGTCAAGATGTTTATTGATTTTATCGAGAACTCGATCGTTTATCATATAATTTTCCCATACAGTATTTGTTATGCCCGCGTCTAGCCACATAAAATACTCGGATTGGAAAGGATCCCATATAGTCGCATCGCTCAACATGAACATCTTTGATTGTACTATAGGATTGTAAAACTCTATAGACGCTTGCGGCGAACCTTTCAACCAACCGTTTTCGCCGGTTTGATTCAACCACTCGGGATTATTTCGAATGTTTTGGGTATTTTCCCAAAAAGGTTCATACAGACGTTTTACATCGTCTAATTCATATATCTTTACGTATGTATTCTCTCGATCTCTGTGTTTCCATACCAAGTATTCGTATTCTTGAGGTATGTATATAAACATGTTGACTGGGATTTGTAGAAACTTCTCAAAGTGCTCTATGTAGTGGGAGAAATCTCTACCGGGTCTATTTATGTTCCATAAACCAGTGACAACTGTGAGTTCTTTATTCAATATTTCCATTTTTTTAGGAGCTTCTTGTAAAGCGGAAACAAGCGTACTAAACTCTTCATTTGATAAGCTTCTGACTTTATTGAATATATCTTTTAAATTTTCTGGTAGGTTCATAATTTTTTGATGTAGGTATTTTCTATTACTAATGCGTCCAACTGTGTCTTCTCTAGAATTGTAAAAGCGTCTTGAACGGTAGATAGTATAGGTTTACCGTCCACATTAAATGAGGTATTGAGTAAAACTCCCACGCCAGTCACCTTTTCAAATTCAGTCAATAGATCGTATAAGAATTCGTTTTGTTTTCTAGTAACAGTTTGAACTCTCGCGGTTCCATCTACGTGGGTTATAGCTCCAAGTCTGCTTTTCCACTCTTCTTTTACTTTGGGACAAAAACTCATCCATCTGGATTCTTTATTCCATTCAAAGTACTTATTGACATCTTCTAATCTAACCACGGGCGCAAAAGGCCTATACCACTCTCTGTGTTTTACCTTTTCATTAAGCACGTCTTTCATGTTAGCGATTGCGGGATTGCAAATTATGCTTCTATTTCCTAGTGCTCGAGGACCGTGTTCTGATCTCCCTCTAGCTACTCCCACTATTTTGCCTGCTTCAATATCTTTTGCTAGATTTGTAAGATTTAGTCTTCGACTCTTCATAGGGAATCCTACGCCCTGTATTTTAGCCGAAAGCGTATCTATATCTAGTAGTTCTGTTCCTGAGTAGGTGGAATCGTAAGGTTTTGCTGGCTTCAAGTAATTGAGCATCATTCCTAATGCAATTCCACAATCATTTGGATCTGGTCCTACGAAAACTTCTTTTTCTAATTCTGTGACTAATCTAGTGTTCAATATGATGTTTAATCCGCATCCTCCTGTTACACAAATGGGATAATCAGGGTACTCATCAATATAGGGTTTAGCGATTTCTAAGAAACAATCTTCGAACACTCTCTGAGTTGTGGCCGCTATGTCGTAGGCGATTTGTCCATCAAGACGATTATTAACATCGAATACTACTCCAATTTCTTCAGAAAGTTCGCTTACTTTACTGTGATAATTTCCTCCATCTGGATTACTCTTATAAAATTTTGTGAAAGCGGGTATCCAATCTTCAATAACTTTTCCATATGACGCAAGACCCATAAGTTTTCCAGGATAAACTAAGTTACCCATTCCCAGATCTTCGTACTTTATATCTTTTAGATAGTGCGCTAATACCATGTAGGGAAATCCCAAATCATAACCTATATGAGGATGATTCAGCACAGGATTTAATACGCTCTTCAATAATTTTGGAGACTCTCCTCTATTGCAAGTGTACACACAAAATTTTCCATCATTTCCTCCTCCGTCGAAAGAGAATATCAATGCTTTCTTGTGATTAGATTGATAAAAAGCTCCAGCTGCGTGAGATTGGTGATGCCAACACTCTGTATATTTTTTGGCGGGTATGGCTTTATGTAAACAATAACGAACTTCGTCCATTATCACATCGCTATTAGAATAAAAGCAATTGTCAAATTCTTCTATGTCCAATTTTTTCATGATCCATTTAGGAATATACTCTGCGAAAAACAGAATATCGTCAGTTCTTGGACAATTATACTGGGCGATTCCACTATTCTTGTGGTTTAAGAATCTCTCTACCTCTAATACTAGTATAATCTCTCCGTCTTTCTCTACGACATACGCAGCGTTGTGCGAACCGTAAAAAGATATGTTAGCCATTATGTTCTATCTTTTTGTTATCCTATATTGAATTCGTACCTTTCGCACCAGCCTTTTTCTTCAGTGTGTCCCCAATACACTACTCGTGTAGGCTTCTTTTCTGATAAGAAGTACTCTTCGTAATGAATATTTTGGCCCTTATTAAACATTTCCAATCTATAATCGTCTATAAATTTACTATTGACAGATTTACCAGTCTCGTCATCAAAAGCTACCAACACAAATTTATATTTATCTTCTTTGAACATAGACCTTTGTACGTCTACGAGATGATAGTACGAATTCATGAATGATTGTTCCCATAGTTCGGGATCCTCTATCACAGGGTTCGGAGGATATTTATTTTCTAGAGTATATTTTTGAACAGCTTTCTTTTTAAAGTTGAATCCTGCGTATCTTTCGTAATCTCGCAAAGTTCTAACTGTGCCCAAATCGTAACCCGTTAAATCGACACCCTCTTCTGTGCGAAGTAAGCAGCGTATTTTTCTGCGAGCATATTCTTGTTTATTATACCAATCAACGCCCAATCTAGCATCATCGTCCCATTTCAATTTTCCAGCGCGCTCTTCTCTCATTGTCGAATGCCAAACTACGATCTTATGTGGATGAAAGAAATCGTAACCGTGAGTGTAAGATCTTACTGTGAGATTTATTTCCTCACCGCTAAAGTAGATGTCTGGATCGTGCTTGATCTCTCTAGCCCATTCGCTTCTTGCGAAATCGAAATGCCCGCAGAGGAACCTAGACATCGGTGGCTCTGTCATGTTTTGGTAACCGTGCAACAAACCTGGTCGAATAAATATAGTACCGTGGGGATAGAAGCATACGAACTGAGATTGCCACGGTTCCATCGATCTTCCTGCTGGGTCGTTGAACGGATCGTACAGAGGAGAATAACCAGCAACGATAGGTTTCTTGTAGCCCCTCTTCTCAAGGTCGTTGTGCATAGTTATAAGAGTCTCGTCCCAATCTTGAGCGAATCTGTGATGTGAGTCCAATTGACATATGTAGTCTTCGTCGTCAAGCAGCTTCTCATTTATGATAGATCTCGCCCAGGGAAGTCCTTTTGCCTCCGTATACAAACACTCGTAAATCTTGAATCGTTTGTCCGATTTGTATTCTGTCAGATCGTCAAACTTATCTTCAGGGTGGTATTGACGGCATATTCCGAAATGAATCCTTTTGGGATATTTCGCTTTTTCTAAAGCGTCTTTGATTGTGGGTATAAGTTCTGGATCCCTGTAAGAGGGAAGATGCAGCAGTATTGTCTCTAGTTTCTTACTCATATTTTATAACGTTTTCTATTCTTTCCATCCAACCTTTTGATTCGCTATGGGGCCAAACTCTCCAACTGTGAGGCAATTTTTGGCTTTCGTATTCTCTCCAAATGTGCACAAATTGGTCTTTAATGTCAGAATTCATGATCATAGAGATCTCGTTTTTATCAGCGTCTTGTCTATACAAATCCTTTCCGTTTTCGTCTAGTAGAGCGATAACGAAAGTATCGTAATCGGTTTCTTTTAAAGCCCCTCTATACACGTCTATACAAACTTTCACTTTGCTCTTCAATCCCGATTCGTAATCTCCTACAATAGGGGCAGGTTTGTGTTGTAGAGTCTCTTCGTGTATTTGTCTGGTTTTAAACTTTAATCCCGCGTAACGTTCGTACTCTTCAAGAGTTCTTTCGTTTCCAAAATAAAATTCTCCAAAACTCTTTATCGTACACGGAGTACATTCTCCTTCCATCGCAAAAAGCTTTCTAAAACGCGCGTAAGAGGTCTTATCAAGGTCCGGATATGAGGTGTGATCGTCCCAGTGTTTTTTCTTTCCTTCTCTCGTGTATTCGTGCCAAACATATATCCTGTGAGGATTAAATATATCGTACCCATGAGTAAAAGCTCTAGCCGCCAATGAAGTTTCTTCTCCGTGAAAATACAGATACGGATCGTAAGGAACCTCTTTAGCGAATTTACCAAGAGTAAATATAAAGTGAGCTGATAAGAATCTGGATCTAACTGGCTCTTTCATATCTCTCCATCCGTCTAAACCCTGTGGACGTAGGAATACTGCGCCCTCTGGTAAAAACCTATCTATGTTTAAAAACCAAACCTCTTGAGTTCTATCTGCTGGATCTTTTTCAGGAAAATAGGAAGGCAGATAGGTAGAGAGTATGGGTTTTTCGTAACACTGGGACTGTAGATAACCTATCATGTCCTTTAATTTGGAGTCCCAACCCTGTATGAAACGGTGGTGAGAATCCAATTGCATATAATAGTCCTCGTCTTTATATAAAGACCCTATTTTATTCCTTGCCCAACAAACGCCCTTTGATTCCTTGTGATCTATGTCAAGTATCCTGAACCTTTTGTCTTTTTTAAATTGATCTAAGTTATCCCACTCGTCCTCTTTTGCGTGTTGCCAACATATACCGAATACCAGATTATCTGGTTGATCGGCGTTAGCGATACAATCTCTTAAAGTAGGAAGTAATTCTGGATCTCTGTATGAAGCTATCGAAACAAATATTTTTGCCATAAACTAGTTTTGCCGAAACGATCATTTACTATAAATATACCATTTTCTGGATGGAATTTGCCATTCAACTTTTAAGTGCAAATTTTTAACAACCTACATATTCTCCGCCTGTTACTTGTATTGTGAATGCTCTACTACCATTAGCATTTATAGTATCAGACCAATCAGATGTATCTCTACAGTAGTCAGCCACACCGGTAAAAGTAGGGCATGTAGTGCTACTTGTTCCGGGCGCCACAGCATCGAAACCTACGTTTACATTATTTGCGTCTTGGAATCCGATATATAACAAAGATCCGTTAGGAACCGATACCGATCCAAGGTTAGTACACGTTGTACTATTAAAAGTATTATTGAATAATGTCCAGCTTCCTCCAACTCCTATTTTATAAAAAGTTTGTAGAGGTCCATTAATGGTAACAGTCGCTTGATTACTTACATATATATTTATCGTGCGATCTGTTACTGGGGTAGCCGTAATACTAGGCGTCCTCGTAGGAGTTATGCTAATAGTAGGTGTAATGGTAGGAGTTCTTGTTGGTGTAATGCTAATAGTGGCTGTCCTCGTAG